GATTGAAATAACTGAACAGGAACATGAACTATTCCAGAAACTGAAAAAGATTTGGATACATTCAAGTCCTGAAAAAAGTGGAGCATATTTTATATGCGGCGAAGCCGGAGAGAAAGACGGTATGGGATTACCAGATAGAATTTTAGTCTGCCCTACTTACGGTCTCGATGGCTTCGCCTACTATAAAAAAGACAAAGATTATACAGCACCAGGGTGGTAAAATGACATTACCAATTGAAAGAACAAACGCAGTATTAAATGTTGAACGATTCCTAATGGACTTGCGAGATCCTAAGAAGTATCCGCGGGTGCCAAAGGCGGTACGTGAAGAAGCAGGTAGACTGTTAAAACATTATCCTTCTAAATACAATATGGCGTATATTAAAGACAGTTTTGAAGAGGTAGATTACTAATGAAGGTTAAAATTTCAAATTATCCAAGTAGGCTGACGTGTCGTATTCACACACGCTATATGGACAAGAAGTATGGCTACATAGATTGGCCTTTAGAATATACACGGTTTGAAAAGTCTCTCGAATGGTTGGAAGATCGTGTTCAAACTGTTTATAATATATTCAACTGGATTTGGTTTGATCGTAGAACAACCAAAGTAAAAGTAAGAATTGATCCATGGGATACCTGGAGCATGGATACTACACTTTCTTATATTATTTTACCTATGCTCAAGCAGTTGAAGGAAACTAAACACGGTGCTCCTTATGTTGATCCAAAGGATGTACCTGCAGAACTACAGGGTAAGAAACTTACCAAGAAACAAAAAGCCAACGGAGAGGTAGACGACAAACATTTTGAACGTTGGGATTGGGTATTGGATCAAATGATATATAGTTTTGAATGCAAATACAATGATATGGATCCTTGGGAAGGTGGTGAAATATCTAAAGAAGAAATTCAAAAAAATTGGGACCGCATTAGCAACGGCTTTAGGCTGTTTGGAAAATATTATGAAAGTTTATGGGATTAATAAATGTGGAAATATTGGTGTAAGGCTATAGGAACCAAAGCATATGATGATGACAGAAAAGCAGATACTGTGGCGATTATCCGTAGTGTGTGGGTTGTATTGCATATCTTTACTTGTTTGGCTATTATTTTGAACGCAATAGCAAATCACGGTTGGGGATTAATTGGAATTTGGTAAAAAATCTCTTGACTTTTGATTGCTGTGATAGTATATTATAACTATTAATAAGGGAATACAGAGGCACAAATGAGAACACAACCACAAGAAGTAATTGCAAAACTTGAAGCAGATAACTCAAGGCTTGCAAAAGAATCCGTGTTGCAAGAAGCAATGCAAGAGGGTCTTGACGAATTCTTTGAAGGAGTTAAGATGGCCCTTGATCCATTATACACATTTGGTGTAAAGCAAGTTCCAAGCAAACCAGAAAACGAAGTACTTTCAGCACAAGGATGTCCTTGGACAGTATTCAAAGAACTTGCAGAAAAACTACACGCAAGAGAACTTACAGGCCATGCGGCACGTGATGCTATTGAACTTGTTATGAGTTCAGCAACAGCAGAACAGTGGAATGGCTTTTATAGAAGAATTTTAATCAAAGATCTACGTTGTGGTGTAAGTGAAAAGACAGTAAACAAAATTGCTAAGAAGTTTCCACAGTATGCAATTCCTGTGTTTACTTGTCAACTTGCACATGACAGTGCTAACCATGAAAAGAAAATGGTAGGTAAAAAACAAATCGAAGTTAAACTTGATGGTGTAAGAGTTCTTGCAGTATGCAAGAATGGCAAAGTAGAAACGTTTAGTCGTAACGGTAAACAGTTTCATAACTTTGGACACATCATTGAAGAAATTGAAACAGTATTAAAGAATAACCCTTCACCATATGATTTGGTATTAGACGGTGAAGTAATGAGTGCTAACTTCCAAGACCTAATGAAACAGGTACACAGAAAGAATGGTGGCGATGCCACTGATGCAGTTCTGCATTTATTTGATATGTGTCCTTTGGATAAGTTTTTGGAAGGTGGCTGGGACAAACCACAATCGTTTAGAAGCCAAGCAGTTAAGGCATGGGTGGACCAGCACAGTAACGTTTTAAAGCACGTACAAGCGTTGGACTGGGAAGATGTAGACCTAAGTACTCCTGAAGGCGAAAAACGCTTTGTAGACCTAAATAAAGCGGCTGTAGACGGTGGATATGAAGGTGTTATGATTAAGGACGTGGATGCTCCTTATGAATGTAAACGATCTCATAGTTGGTTGAAGATGAAACCATTTATTGAGGTTTCATTGGAGGTAAAGGATGTCGAAGAAGGAACAGGCAGGAATGTTGGTAAACTTGGTGCGTTCGTTTGTGAAGGATTTGATGACGGAAGAACTATCAAAGTTAATGTTGGTAGTGGGTTTAGCGACAGCGATCGTGATAATTTTTGGAATGATCGTAGCACACTTATTGGCAATATTGTAGAGGTTAGAGCAGATGCTATTACACAAAATCAAGATGGTACTTATTCGCTTAGGTTTCCGCGGTTCAAAACGTTCCGTGGATTTGAAGTCGGGGAGAAAATCTAACGTAGTCCGTTGGGACTTAGAAAGAGAAGGATAAAATGAGAGAATTTATTTACAACAGTTGGAATAGTGTTATGAATCATAACAAAAATCCATTAAGTAAGATTCCAGACTTTAACACACGCCATATGATCATGCAGGTACTTGCATGGATGTGGTGTATTGCGTTTAGTTTGATTGTAGGTAGTTGGACAGTGTTTGGCGTTAGTGCAGTAGGACATATTATTCTACTTGGTGCTATTGCAATCACAGTAGCAACATTCGAAACAGCAAAACGTAAACCGTATTTGTTTGGTAGTTATCATTCGTATGGTAGACAACGTGGTTATACAATCCATCACGACAAGTATGGTAATCCACATAAAATATATTTTGACGAAAAAGATCCCGGAGGTGAACACGCTTAATGACAGCAGGTGCAGGTATAGGTTTATTTTTTATAGGCATGGTTGTTACTGTTGTATTCTTTATGGTGTGGTTTCATGTAATGGAAAAAGAACAACAAAAAGGAGACAAAATTGAAGATATCTAAAATTCCAGGCTGTGGTAGATTTGGAGTGTTTATCGATGATGTAGATTTCGATAACATTACAGATGAAGAATGGTATGAGATTGGCAAGATCCATCTTAAAGAATTAGTTACTATTATTAGAAATACCAACTTTAAAGATGTATCGCATTATACTCGCTTTATGAAAAAGTGGGGTAGAGATAGATTTAGCACCTATGCTATTTTTAGAGAACGTTACCCGCATTGGGATGGTAGAGCACAAACGGCACTGAGTGATCCTACGTGGTCTCCAGAAGATCGTATGTGTCTTGAAGAATTCATTCGTGTTAGAGAATGGAACAATGACGAACAAGCAGACATTATTAAAGTGTCGGGAGAAAAAACTCCTGATGGTAAACCATTAGGTATGTTTGCTGAAGGTGAGTTACTATGGCACTCAAATGAAAGCGGTAACATTGCTTTTGCTCCAGGAGTTGCACTGTTAGGATTCAAAGGAACAACAGCAAGTTCTACAGGCTTTTTAACTACTGTAGATTACTACGAAAGCGTTTCGGAGAGTTTCCGTAGTGAGTTAGATGAAATGATTGCTATTCATAACTTTACTCCGGGAAAAATTAATCCAGGGTTACGTGATGTTCAAGACAATGTAATGTACAAGAATATGGCGCCACATGAGAACGAAGAAATTCCAATGGTAATTACATCACCCGGCGGACATACAGGATTACACTATAGTTTTAATACTGTTACAGGTATTAAAGGTATGTCGCAGGGCGAAGCAGATAAGTTACTTGAAAAAATTAGAAATGATCTTTGTGTAGATGAATACATTTACGATCATTGGTATCAGCAAGACGGTGACTTGTGCTTGTTTGATAACAGTATTACTCAGCACCGTAGGCAAGGAAGTACCGACGGTAGATTGTGTTATAGATTCCAATATGATTATACAGGACTCCAAGAAGGTAAACCTTGGATGCCATATAGGCAACAACCATATATTGATAGGTACATTGACACAATTTCAGCCTATGTAAATCTTATTGGCATTAAAGAGTTCCTTGTACCTAAGAAAGAGGACTATGCATAAAAAGAAAAAGGCAAAGACTGTTAAAAAGAAAAAAGATGAATGGGAAATAACAGGATACTATATTGCTGATGGTAAGACTCAAGTAATGCGGAGGCATAAAAAAAGTGGAAGAGAAACAAAATCATACAGAATGTAACTATACTTTTGATTTTAAACCAAATCCGTGGCGGGACTTTGTATCGGAGATGTGGTTTAAACACAAAGACGAAGTGCTATCGTGGACACATAGGCCAGTTACAGAGTATGAATTGAAGGAATACTTTCATAAAAACAAGTGGTTTTTAAAAAGGGAATTTAAATTGAGAGGAGGTAAACTACATGAATAAACTTATGGTAAGTTTGTTTATTGCTATTACTATAGTGTTTGCAGTATTAGTGACTAAAACTATGGCAGACGAAATAGTACCTGAAAAGAAACCGATCGAAATGAAAATCAAAGGTTGGGTTGTTAATGAATGGAATGATATCAAAGAATATCAAGCCAACAGTTGGCAAGAAGGCAAAGAACAGTTAGCAAGAAACAAGGAACAAATTCTAAATTTGTTTTCTAAAATTGCAAAAAATTAAAACTTCGAAGCCATTTTTAGTTGACTTTTATTTTTTTTAATATATAATAACTAAAACTTAAGGAGATTATGAATGGCTTTGACAGCCCCTCGCAAAAAAAGAAAAGTAGTAAGAGCCCCAAAGGTATCTAAACAAGAACCTCAATGGGACGATTGGGAAAAGTTAGAACCCAAAGATTTCGGCTCAAGAATTCATGCCGCACTCGATTACTATAGATTAGATTGCAAGTCCAGCGACTTTAAACTATGGACTGTTGAGTATATGCGTGGCAAAGACAAATGGGTCAAAGAAGCAAATAGATTTGCTAAAATACCTGACAGTAGATTTCATAGCACCTTAGGTGGTATGTGTCGTATGATTACATTAGGGCGACCTAATGTAAACGAAGCATATAACAAGTACTGGGAATCGTTGCCAGGAACATCAGGTACTCCTAAACCTGCAGATGTAACAATTGATAAATGGCTTGAAGATTTAAAATACAAAGCAGACGCATTTGCACAAGCAGAAGCAGAAGAAAAAAAGAAACAAGAAGAAAAGAAATCAAACGTTCATGTTCCTACAATTCAAGAACGTATTACTTCTCAGGCTTGGCTTATGGATGAAAAACCACAGGAGTGGTTAGACAGTTGGTTGGAAGATGCAACAAAGTTTAATCCAAAAGGTTTTGATTTTAAAAAGCATTTTTATGAAGTTAAACTTACACAGGCTCATGCACGTAAGATCAAAGATTATTATGCTCCTGAGATTAAAGAACTCAAAGAAGTTCTTGATCCACCAAAACTAAAGGCAGATGCTACTGACCAAGAAAAAGATTGGGCATCGCAATTAAAAGAAGCATATGCTATTTTCAGCAAAACAGAGATTAAGAAAAAAGTAAATGCATTAGAACTTTATATGGGTGCTTTAGATGTTGTTATTAACACAGCAAAAGCAATGCGTAAACCGCGTAAGAAACAACCAAGAAGCAAAGAAAAGTTGATTGCAAAACTCAAGTATGCTATCAATGACGACAAGTTCCAGTTAGCCAGTGTTAATCCTATTGAAATTATAGGCTGTAATGAACTTTGGGTATTCAATACTAAAACACGTAAAATTGGCAAATACGTTGCTAAGGTAATTGACCCACTCGGCGCAGAAAGAGAAGGTACGGGACTCAGTGTCAAAGGTACTACAATAACACAATTTGATGAAGAAAAAAGCATACAAAAAACACTGCGTAAACCAGAAGAAAAATTAAAGGAATTCAAAGACGCAGGTAAACGTAAACTGAACACTTATCTCGATGAAATAAATGCAGTAGATATCAAACTGAATGGAAGGATTAATCCGGATACTATACTTCTAAAGGCAGTTAGATAAATACTAATATGCAGTACAATGACATTGACAATAATGAAATCCTAAAGGTAAAAGCAGGTTTACAAGAACTCGGTGAGGCTATTGAAATCATAGCAAATCGTGTTGTGCCTCAGCAACCTATTCAAGAAAGACAGTTAACTGGTAATCATATCCAGGGTGGAAAGATCACGCAATTCCGTAGTACAGGTATTGCTGATAATGCAAATAGAACTATCTTGCTTGTGGATAACAATGGCATTACTGTTGACACTGTAAACACAGATAATATTGCAGGTGATACAACAGTACAAGGTGCATTAACAGTAGAAGGACATCTTGAGTGTAACAGTTTACACGTAAATGAACTTACTGCTGACATTAGGCAACAAAGAAGCGATTCATTAATGTTCGACTCCAGCAACGGAGACTCTCCAATTGGTAAGGGTCTTGTGTGGCAAGGAGAAGGTACAATTAAATCGTTTATCTTACAAACAAACCCTTCAAGGCTTTATAGCAGTGAATCAATTGATTTGCATAGAGAAGCATCTTATCAAATTGATAATGTTCCTGTTATTACATCAACAACATTAGGCGAAACAGTTACTAATTCAAGTCTACGCACAGTAGGCAGACTACAAGGATTGATTGTTGACGGGGACTTAAACGTTGACGACTTTATATTCTGGGACGGCGCATCAATGCGTATGTCTATTGGTACAGAAGCACCAAACGGACAGTTAAGCATTAGCAGTGAACGTGCAGAATTTATTGTTGATCCGGAACACGAGTCAGTTAAACTTGGAACATATTCTACATCTGAACTAAAAGTTATAACTGATAATACACCAAGAATTACAATTTCACCATACGGACACGTTACCATCGGTCAAGCAGGTAACAGTGAAACAAAAGTTTCTGTGTTTGGTAAAGTGGGATTTGGTGTTTCTAATCCGAGCACAAATTTTGAAGTTGCAGGACCAATCAAATTTGAAGGAAAGAAGTTTGGAAGAGGAAGTGCCGCTCCAGACACAGGGTTATGGAGCAAAGGTGATATTATTTGGAATAACGAACCAGTACCAGGTGGGTGGATAGGCTTTATATGTGTACGTGAAGGTACACCAGGAGAATGGAAACCCTTTGGTCATATTGAGGGGTAGACATTGTTTAAAAATCTAAAAGAAAAAATTTCAATCGCACGACAGGTCACTATTTGGAGTTGGGTAGGTAAGGTAGCACCTTTGACTGCTCTTACAGTATTGTGTCTTATCGTATTCTTTGACTTTGAAACATACACAGATTACTTTATTGGATTTGTAGCACTGAGTTTTGCAGTGGTTGCATTTACTTGGTGGTGGTGGGTAATCTATGCTGTTAGAGATCTTAATAAACTTCTTCAACGTACAACTGAAAAGTTTGAATACGTTATAGAAGAAATTAAAAAACTTAAAAACGATCTTAAAAATTAACCAATAACAAGAAACTTAATAGTAATGGCTTCACCTAACGGTCCGCCTGATATATTTGTTACGTGGATTTGACAAGTACCAGCCGCTGGAGTTGTATTAAACATATACGATCCTATAGTTCCTCCACTGGTATGATTTACCATAACCATACTATTAGCATTGATAAACGAAGACGTAAGTGTAAACACAGCAGTTGCACCTGCAACAAGATTTGAATTGTTTAGTACAATATTACCCATTGCAAAGTCAGCAGTAACACCTGTAGTCTTATCAACTAACTGTGTCACAGCACTGGTTGTATCATTAACTTGCAGTGTATTTCCTTTGATATTACCGCTACTTTCAATACCTTCTGCACTATCTGTTGTAATAATTTTTAGAATATCTGCTTTACCTACTGTATCAAAACTTAAAGCATCTGCTTGATTGTCTTGTAAGTTTACAGTTACATTTCGATCTGTAATATTTGTTTCAAATTGATTACTTCCATCTATCTGCTGAACATAGATTTCCCAAACATTAGTATGTGTTCTGTAGAATGTATATTCTAAAATTGTTAATTGATTTGCAACACCTGTAATTTCACCATTACCTAAATTAGTAGCACTTTGAGTTACACCGTTAATTTCAATGTCAGGAATAAATGGTGTGCCGCCTTGGTTGATGTGTATTCTTACACGTCTTTGTCTTTGTGTATCAGTGTTTAAATTAGTAAAGTTAGCAACAAGAGCACCACTTGGTTGGTTCCAATAAACGTTTTGTGTGTCGCTGGTGTCAATTGCATAAGTTCCAGTTGTTACATTTGTATATAACTGCTTTTCTTGAGCACCTGGAAATGCTCTAAATTCTTTTTCAATAGTAACGGGACTGCCAATAGTAAATGGTTGTGCCGCATTAGAACTGTTTACAAGTTTACCATTTGCATCAACACCCACACCACTGTTAAATGCAATTACACCAGTACCGTTTACTGTAACACTTGTATCAGATGCAATAGTTAATGCACCTGTTTTGTTTGTATCTGCATTAACTTCGCCAACAATTTGATTTGCTGTTGCGTCTACAAGTTGACTTGTTCCATCATTGCCGTAGACATCACCTTCAAGCACACCGTCAAACAGTGTAGATTCAATTTCTGTAAATGCTGTACCTACACCATTTGTAATTGTCATTATACCGTCTGTGATATTTCCTGCATCAAGATTACCTGTGCCGACGTTTGCGTTGTTTACTTCACCTGTAACAACACCATTGTTATCAATTACAGTAGTTGAGTCTGGTCCGAATACTGAACCAGTTAAGTCACCAAAAAATCCTCCAGGTGCTGTTACAGTGCCTGATGGTACAGTTAACGTTAAGTTACCTCTTAGATCTGCCCCAGTAGTTTGGGTTGTAATTATATCTGAACCATTATGATAGATAATAGTGCCAAGGCTTGTGGCTTCTATAAATGGACTGTTATCACCCGCATTTAATAATTGATAATGATTTGTTTGAACACGTAGTTTTCCAGTGCCATTATCTCTAATATAACTGTTAAGACCGTCGTGCCAAATTTGTAAATCATCTGAATTACCGATCATCAGTTTTATATTGTCTGCAAACTCAACGTTGCCAATAACTGATGTAGTATCTGCAAGAGTAGAACCATATATTGTACCGCTGGTAGCATCAACTAATAGCGTTGAATCATCTGTGTATAACGATCCTGTTAGATCACCGTCGAATGTTCCTACCAAGTGTCCATGGAATGTATTAGCATATACATTGTCATATGGCTCACTGCCTCTACCGATATCGTTTACACCTAATGGTGCAAGGTCACGTGTTCTTAATGTACCTACTGCACTTTCAGTTCTAAGCACAGGATTATTTGTAATTTCTAAAATTTCGTAATATGCTTGAAGTTCAAGAGTAATAGTTCCTGTGTTACCTGCAATGTTAAACACAACTCTATACTGTCCGCCTGAAGCACTTGCTTCGTTGTACATATTGGAAACTTCATATGGAATCCCGCCTATACCACTTACTGTATCTAATGTTTCCCAGATAGTTGTTACAGTGTTGTATCTTTGAATACTTGCTGTTACAGAAGTTGCTGATGTTCCGCTATCTAATTGATAACCAATTGTATAGTTCAGCACACCTGGTGCCGCTTGGCTATTAAATGTAAATGTTTGCGTTACTGTGTTTGTTGTGATTTCTCTTTGATCAACAGCAAGTCTTAGAGCATCATCAACCCTACCAGTTCCTAAGAATTCTGAACTCGGAGATACAAAGCCGTCTTGTGTTGCACTTGTAACATCGCCAACTTCAATATCTTCCATATAGAGTTTATTGGTTGTGATTGCGTTTCTTGTTGTTACAGTATGCAGTGTATCAATTTCTGCTACAGCAAAAGAACTGATTTCTATTTCGTTTGCATTCTTTCTTGTTAATTGGATGCCACCTGCTGAGGATAATTCTACGTGTGTAGTTCCTGCATTAACATCTGTTAATTCTATGTTTGTTGTACCCGGAGGAACATCTAAACTGTAGTCCACATTGATCATCATAAGATCATTGCCGGCAGTTGTTAGTATTTGACCACCTTGATCAATGTTATCATGTGAACAATAATAAAGTGTACCCGGAGCAGAGTCATTCAACTCAATTTTAATTTTTCTATTAGTTGTGGTTGTAAAATCTTGTCTATAAATTGTCTTTGATACAGGATTATCATCAATAAGATATGTTACTCCTGTTGCATATTCTTCGCCACTGATTGCACCACTTACTGCACCGTCATCGGTATTACTAAATGTCATAGGGTGGTTGTAGCCACCATATCCTGCATTCGATGCATCGCTTTGATCAAAGATATATGTTTGTCCTTTAACCAGCGTTATAGTGTTACGTTCTGTTCCGTCAAGATAAAATGCACCTGTTGCTTGTCCTGTACCAGTATGAAATCCTACAGTTACAGCAATAGTGCCTCCTGGTGATGTTGTTGGTACACTCCAACTTACACCATCACCTCTACGCATTTGTAAGGTATCATTGATAGCATCTGCCTCAAGAGTCTGCTCAAGAGTGCTTCCATCGGGTGAATAAAGTTTAATAAATCTAAATATGTCGTGTATTGCTGTAGGCATAGCCAGTATTTTTCCTATCGTTATATGTATTTATTAAATACCGTATGCTCATAATTGGTAACGGAGAAAGCCGTAAAGGCATTAAATTAGATAATATAGACTGCGTAAAAGTAGGCTGTAATGCTATTTTCAGAGAAGCGAAAGTACGACATATTGTATGTTGTGACAGACGCATGGTACGTGAAGTAGTTAAGAAATACGTTAATCTTAAATCAGGAATTTGGACAAGAACTGATTGGCAGGATGAATTTGCAGGTAAGCACAATATAAATGCTGTTCCACCACTTTGGTATTCAACTGATCAAAAAAAGGATCAGCCATTTCATTGGGGCAGTGGACCGTATGCTGTTTTTATAGGTTGTCTTTTATCAAAAGGTGACGAAACTATAGATTTGTTAGGATTCGACTTACACAGCAAAACTAATACTGTAAACAATATCTACAAAGGTACACCAAATTACGAAAGTGCAGATTCTCGTGCAGTAGACCCAAGTTTCTGGATTCATCAAATTTCAAAACTATTTGAAAGATATTCCGACAAACAATTTAGAATCTTTAATCAAGAAGGATGGAAAATGCCCGACAGTTGGAAAATGGAAAATGTATCATTTTATAACTTGACACAGTTCAAAGAGATGTTAAACTATAGTGATGTATAACCAAGAAAATCTATCACTATTTCCTACACTTGTAAGTGCATTTGATCTAAGCGATCATAGTGAAATTAAAAAGTGTTTAGAAATAATTGAAAACTACGAAACTGGTGACCATGGATTAATCATTGGAGGCACCAGCAGTTTTATTAACGGTGACGAAGAATTTCTGTTCAATCCAGAACTAAAAAAATTAAGAGCAGATATACAAAATTGTATTGATTTATACTGCCAAGATGCAGGACTTGAAGAAAGTATCTTAGGCACAAGTTGGTTTAATGTTTTAGGCAAAGACGGACACGTTGATAAACACAGGCACGAAGGTAGTGTTGTTAGTGGCGCATTCTATCCATATGTTGATGAAGGCAGTTGTCCACTAATTTTTGAATCACCTTTGCGTCCTTTAAGAATGAATGACGTGTTTGAAAATCAAAATCCATACAGCAGTTATTTTGCAAGTTGTATGCCACGCACAGGATTGCTGTTGATTTTTCCAAGTTGGCTTGAACACAGAACTGATCCAAATCCAACAGACAAAAGAATTACTGTAAGTTTCAATACAATGCGTAAAAAACTAATTCCTCTTGTAGCCGCCAAAATGCATCATTATGGACATTTACCGGTTGACAAAGAATAAAAAATATTCTATAATATATAGAATAAAGGACTTGGCGTCAACCCTTCTAATTCTGCCGCCATTATTATATAGGAGATAAAAATGGCAAAACATTATAGCACAAAACACTATGGTCATAACATTGGCCTTTCGGCAGTCTTTAGACAGCCAAACGCAGATCACTCACACTGTCATTTGCTACATGGTTACAGTTTAGCATTTACATTTACATTTGGTTGTGATCATTTGGATAACAAAAACTGGGCAGTTGACTTTGGTGGACTTAAACCTTTGAAGGCATGGCTCGAAGATAGTTTTGATCACAAAGTTGTAGTTGATTCAGCAGATCCAGAAATGAGAACTATGCGTGAACTTGAAAGAAAAGGTTTAGCAGAACTACGTATCTTTGACGGTGTGGGTGCAGAGAAGTTTGCAGAACACGCATTTAATTTTGCTGACAAACTTATTAGAGAACAGACAAACAATCGTTGTTATTGTGTAAAAGTCGAATGTGCAGAGCACGGCGCAAATTCAGCAATCTACGAAGGTTAAACAATGAAGAACTATGTTGTATGCCTTAAGTGGGGCGACAAATATAGTGCAGAATATGTAAACGTGTTGGCCAACATGGTTGCACGAAATACCACTGTTCCATATGAATTTGTTTGTTACACAGATAACTCTGCAGGTATACAAGCAGGCATTAGGGTTTTACCACTGCCAAGTCTTCCGATTACTGGATGGTGGTACAAACCTATGTTCTTTGATCCTAATCTTTCTATTAATGGTAATATTCTTTACTTCGACCTTGATGTAATTATTTTCAATAATATTGATCATTTGTTTACATACAATGAAGATAAGTTTTGTATCTGTAAAGATTTTAATAGGCACCTAAGACCAGACTGGAAAAAGATGAACTCGAGTGTGTTTAGACTAAAGTCAGGTACACAAGATCACGTATGGAAAAATTTTGTTGAGCAACAGTTTGTTGCAACAAAACGTATGCATGGAGACCAAGATTGGATCTATAGTCAAGTAAGAAATGATTTTTGTTTTTGGCCTGATGAATGGATTCAAAGTTACAAATGGGAAATGCGAGGCAAACCTGAAATGACACGAATCAACGGTGTTAGAAATTTTGTTATTCCAGGAGAACCTAAAATTAAACCTGAAACCTGTGTCGCAGTGTTTCACGGAGAACCTCATCCACACAACTGCGTCGATCAATGGTGCAAGGACAACTGGAAATGAAACACTTTATATTTGATGTAGACGGAACACTTACACCAAGTAGACAAAATATAAATTCAGAGTTTAAAACATTTTTTAATAACTTTTGTCGTAAGAACAAAGTATCTTTAGTCACAGGAAGTGACAAACCAAAAACCATAGAACAATTAGGAGAAGACACTTATAATATGTGTCATACTGTTTTTAATTGTAATGGTAGTGATGTATGGCAAAGTAAAAAGAATATTTACACAGACGATTGGACATTGCCAGAAGATGTACACGAATGGTTAACAGGCTTTTTAACAGAAAGCAAGTTTGTACTACGCACTGGTCTACATTTTGAACATCGTCCAGGTATGTGTAATTTTAGTATTGTAGGACGTAATGCAACATTAGGCGAACGTATGCTATATGCTAAATTTGATAAGCAAACAAATGAACGTAATACTATTGCTAAGATGCTCAAAGATAGATTCGAATATGTTGATGCAAAGGTTGGCGGTGAAACAGGAATTGATATTTCAAGAAAGCATAGCGATAAATCACAGATTTTGAAATATTTTGATGACAATGAAGAACTACACTTTTTTGGTGATGCTATGCACACAGAAGGTAACGACTATCCTTTAAAGAAAGTTATACTTGACAAAGGTAGAGGTTTTTGTTATAATATACAAGACTATAAAGAAACTTGGAATATATTAAAAGACTATGATTAAACGTATTGGTTTTGCTTGTAAGTATATGCACCCTGATCAAACTCAGAAGAAGAAACTTCTTGAGGAGATTCAGCGTCCGCTTAACACACGTTCAACAACTGTTGCTTGGCTTAATAGACAAACACGTGAAGTTGCTGAACAAAGACTTTGGGATATCATGGTCCACAATATCAAGTCATATGAGAACTTGATTAGATACGTAGGGAGTTTACCAAATGAACTTAGAATGGTTAGGTTGGGAAGTGACGTACTACCTGTTTATACTGAGCCTACTTGGTCTTACTTCTGGCGCAAGCCTGATGTACGACAATATTGTGAGAAGCACTTCGCTCACGTCGGCGCAACGGCTCGTGAACTTGATGTTAGGTTGTCTATGCACCCTGGTCAGTTTACTGTACTTGCGTCAGATAATCCTGATATTGTAAATAGAAGTATAGAGGAGTTTGAATATCATGTGGATGTCATCAGGTGGATGGGATACGGCAACTCATTTCAAGACTTTAAATGCAATTGACGAAATGTCCTGGGGACTCGACGCAAGTCTCGAACTTGAAAAGCACGTCGCACTCGTTCTTGACATACACCATCACTGGGTGCGTACAGGAGAATACATTCTACCAACCGACCGTAGATTTGACCGCGTGATTGAATCATGGCGTGGTGTGCGTCCTGTTATTCATTACTCAGTATCACGTGAAGATCTACTTACAGAATGGCCTAACAACGAATTACCAGACATGGAATATCTGCTAATGCAGGGTTACAAGAAAGCAAAACTTCGTGCTCACAGTGATTTTATGTGGAATTCAGCAGTTAATGACTGGGCTCTATCATTTAACGATCGTGCAGATATTATGGTCGAGTCTAAGGCTAAGAACCTTGCCAGCATTAGACTACACGATTATGGGCTAAATACTGTATGCGATTTAGACAACTCACAGATTGTAAAAGAACACGCTCAAGAACTTGTCAGTGTGAAAGCCTGAAACAAATAGTAGAAGCAGAAGAAGCAGTTACGGCTGTATGTGACTTAGTCCATTCAGATACTGTTAAAGGCACTATTTTATTCATGCAAAAGCCAGGCACTGCTACACTTATAAAGGGTAGAATAACTGGTTTGAAAGAAGGACTTCATGGTTTTCATGTCCATGAATACGGAGACCTATCCAACGGTTGTGAAAGTGCTGGAAGCCATTACAACCCCGATAGTGTGGAGCATGGCGATCTCGAAAACGGCCATGTCGGTGATTTGGGCAATGTTCAAGCAAACTCAGACGGGATCGCTGAGTTCACAATTCAAGCAAAAAGAATTGATTTGATAGGCGAAAGAAGCATCGTAGGCAGAGCAATAGTCATACATGAAAACGAAGACGACCTCGGAAAAGGCGGAGATGCAGAATCATTAGAAACCGGAAATGCAGGCGATAGACTTGCCTGTGGAGTAATTACACTTACAAAAGGAGAATAACGTGTTAAATTGGATTAAAAAGATTTTCGGCGCGGGTGAAGAAAAAACTCAAAAACTTTCTGATCACGTAGCGAAAAAGAAACCATTAATTCTTGTACCTTCAAAAGCAGAACTTAAAAAAGAAACTAAAGTTAAGTTAGAGCAAATGGGCAGAAAACATGGTATCGAACTTGATCGCAGACTTACTAAAGATAAGTTAGTGAACGAGTTACACAAACATATGAAGTCACTTAATAAGTAAAGGAGAAGAATATGTTAGACAAATTTAAAGGCTGGGTAGCAAAGCGTTTCACAGAGAGAACATCTTGGGACGGTGCAATGCTTATTGCATTAGGTATCGTTGTGCTGATTGCTAAACCCTTAGCAGGACTACTTGCATATGCGGCAATCGCATATGGTGCTTGGACTATTTGGAAGTCTGAGTAATTATAATTGATCAATAGTCATTAAAACATCAACCGTTGTGTTCAACTTGCGTCTTTGTTCGACGCCTTTCTTTTGAGCGAAGCGTTTAGGATCGCAACTTGGACACACATGGTTGTATGAATTATCTAATCTTTTAGAATCAACTTTGCCCTTGTCACGCTTAAATTCTTCGTGGCAACTGTCACACTCAAATATAACCACAGTCTTTACACGCTTGTAAGGGTGTGTTTTTCCTTTTTTAGATTTTCTAACGTACCATTTGACTTCTTGTTCTGTTCTAACAAACATACATTTATTTACCTAATTACATTCGGATTACAGAAAATATAATAAATACATAGGAGAAGGAAGTATGACGGATATAGTAAAACTAACGCCAAACGCTGTAGAGCATATGAACAGTATGCTTAAAGAACACAATAAACCAATAGTGCGTTTAAGTTTAAAAGGCGGAGGTTGTGCTGGATTCAAATATGACTGGACTTTAGACGATAGCAAAGAGTTTGATGATGAAGTTATTAAACTTGACAACGGAGAGTTTGCTATGGACAGTGCCAGCATAATGTATTTGATAGGTAGCACAATAGACTATAAAAAAGAAGTATTCGGATCATACTTTACAATAGAAAACCCTGCTTCAACATCAAGTTGCGGTTGTGGTGAGTCAATAGGATTTTAGGGGTAACATATGCCAAAACGAGTGATTAATATCGGTGTTGAAGGAAATGACGCAACGGGTGATAGTATCCGTGATGCGTTTAGTAAAACTAACGAAAACTTTTCAGAACTTTATGCAGTATTTGGACAAGGTGGAACAATTCGTTTTACAGCACTTTCAGACACACCAGATGAATTAGGTGCAAACAAGATTCCAGTTTCAAACGACAGTGGTTCTTCACTGTTAATGAAAAACGTTGTAGGTGGTCCTGGTATTCTTGTAGACAACACTGATCCAGATCAACTTGTTATTACAAACAGTGGTGGTAGAATTAATTCAGACTTACAACCACAGATTGGCGGTTTCCTTGATGGCTCTGGACAATATACATTAGGTAACATTGGTCCTATTACTGATGCTTCAGCAACAGCATTTAACACAACTCACAGCACAAATATTCAAGTAGGCGATCTTGTTGCTGATAAAAAATACAATGATGTAAGTTATCAGAAACGTTTTACTGCAAACAGAATGAGATCAGAACCTGCTGATGGTTCTGAGTACACTCTTACAATTGGTAGTTTCATCAACAATAATTTAATTGTTGCAGGACATGGTTTTGATCATAATATTAACGGAACACCTTTCAAGTACGAAGTAAGTGGAGGTAGTGCGGCTCCAGAACTTACAGACAACACAGTTTATTATGTAAGATTTGTAAATGCTAACCAATTGAGTTTGCACCCAACAGCAGGCGATGCTATTGCAAACACAAATAAAATTAGTGCAAACCAAGGCGCTTCAGGTAATCCTGGAGGCGATCATACTTTAGTTGACAATGATTACAACAGTGCGTTATACGGTTCATACCTAAGCACAGAAGCATTACCAAGAAGTGCTACTGTACGTAGACAGGGTGATGACATGACAGGTCCACTTTACTTGCATGACCATCCAGGTAACCTTGCAGGCAGTGGGACACCAAATGATGTAGATGATTTACAGGCGGCTTCTAAATTTTATGTAGACAATTCAAGTTTTACTTCCATTGTTGATTTATATGTTAGAACAAATGGAGACGACTCACAGGAATTTTCACCAGTAGGTAAAGAAGGACGTTCGTTACAATTTGCTTATAAAACTGTTGCTAAGGCTTGTGAAAAAGCAGAAGAACTTATTTTAACTGCTCCACTTGAACCAGGTGCATATGTACAAACAGTTACGTATGGTGATGGCTCTGCCGACTCAGTAATTAATTCACAAAGCATTACATCTGAACACACAGATGGTGTACCTGCGGCAACACTGCTAAGAGCAAACAAAGCATTTATTCAAAAAGAAATTGTTGCGTATATTAATCAAACATATCCAGATTTTCAATACAATGAATCTATTTGTGAAAGAGATATGGGATACATTGTTGACGGTCTTGCAATTGATATCGAAAACGGTCTTAATGCAAACTTCCATGCAATCCAAGTAGGTAAAAGATATTACAGTTCAGTATCGGGACAAATTGCAAGAACTACACAGTTAAGCGAAACACTTGCTGGTATCAACTACGGTAAAACAATTATTAATATTATTTTACAGAACGGTACTGTTGCTCCTGTAAGAAATACAGATGGTATTACACAAGTTATTGACACTAATCAAACAGTTACATCTACTGTAAGAAATGCAGTGCTTTCTAAAATTGACATTTCAACAAACATTATTGAAAACGGATTAGGTACACTTGATACAACTACATTGATTGAAGGTTCAACTGTAACATTGGTTGTTGAAAACGGCGGTGCAGGATATGTTGACCAAGGCGCTCCAAACAATGTTGATATTTTACCAGGTAAAATTTTAAGAGGTAAAACATCAGGAGCATTGGGTAGAATTGTAAAATACACACGTGGTGCAAACGAAGATACAATTCGTGTTCAATTAATTGAGCCAAAGACATTTGTAAATGAAGAAAGATTTGAATACGGTAACTTTACAAATACAACACAAATTTGTATTCACGTAGAATCGGGTATCTACTACGAAGACTTCCCAATCAAGTTACCAGCAAACTGTTCTATCAAAGGCACGGACTTTAGACGTTGTCAGATTCGTCCGGCACGTAGAGCATCACAATCAAAATGGATTAACACATACTTCTACAGAGATGCAAACTTTGATGGGTTAGAATTATTACCTACTAATAATCCTAATGCTGTAGCATTGATTCAGCAAAACAAAGAATTCATCAAAGACGAAACAATTCAATTTATTACAAACGAAATTGCAGGTGCAACACCTGGTAGCATTTGGGATGGTTTCACATACAACGAAGCAAAGTGTGAACGAGATGTAGGAATTATTCTCGATGGTATTGCACACGATATCAAATACAATGGTAATGCTAAAACTTATGAAAATGCGGCGAAGTATTATGTAGGTACACAAAGTCTAATTAACGGACAAGAAGCACAAACAGCGGCCGCGAATGCATTTACAAGAGACCTCGTAGTAAACACAATTTTACCACAGGCCGCATACACACCATTACAAACTGTAACAAGCCAAACAACAGGTTTAAGTGCATTTGAAACTGGTACAGATACTCGTGCAACAACACTAATGAACAACATTATTGATGTTATCAATAACGGCTTAGGAAACTTACCTGACTTGGTAGATCCACGTTACGGTTATCATTATACTGTTGATCCTACCAAAGCAGTTAACCAAGGATCAAGTGGTTCTGATAATCCTGGAGAATTTCCAAATGCCGCTGAGTTGATTCAATTAAACAAAGAATTTATTGTTGAAGAAACTATTGCATATATCAATGCAACTTATCCTGTACTTACATACAACGAAAGCAAGTGTCGTAGAGATACAGGACTAATTGTTGATGGATTAGTAAGCGACTTAACCGATGGTGGCAGAGTAAGTTCACTTGCAAACCAAGCGGCATATTACAAAGGCGCGGTTAGTGGACAAGAAACAGAAACTGCTGATGCAATCAACTACATTAAAACAATTGGTGCGGCAGTATTAGCAAAAACAGCATTTGCAGATAGTAGACAATCAACTGTAACACAGAATACTACAGCACAAGCAGTAGCAGAATCTAATGCATTAACTAACCACAACAACTTGATTGACTGTGTTAAATTTGCATTTGATACTAATTACAATCCACCTAAGAACAACGACGAAATTGATGTGTTCATGATGAACGATTCAAACAGAATCATGAACGTTACAATGCAAGGTCACGGTGGTTTTGCTCAAGTACTTGACCCAGATGGACAGATTCTAATTAAATCGCCTTACGTACAGGTTTGTGGATCGTTTAGTAAATCACAAAACAAACAAGTATTCGCAGGTGGTATGTACATTGATAACTTTACATCTAACCTAACAATGACTGTTGTTAGCAAAGATGATGCATTTACACTAAACGTATCAAGTGGTGTTGGTAGTGGACTAAGACAACGTCGTCCAGAAACACCATGTCCGTTTTATATTCAAGGTGTGCGTTATCAAGTTGATGCTGTTACAAACTATGACCAAGCGGCAGGTACTGCAACACTATTTCTAAATCCAACATCGGGTGATGGAGCAGGTTTCCAATTTGCAGACTTTACAGATATTGTACTACAAAGTGCTGGTAACACTTCAATGTTGGCAAACGACTATACACAGGTTAACGATTTAGGTTACGGTATTGTTGTTAACAACGGCGCACTTACAGAACAAGTATCAACGTTCACGTATTACTGTCATGCGGCATACATGGCAAACAATGGTTCGCAGATTAGATCACTAAACGGTTCTAACTCAAATGGTAACTATGGTTTGGTTGCGGCAGGTTCAGATCCAAACGAAGTTATTGACCAAATCACTCTTGTTGAGAAGATGGTACAGACTGCTCGTGTATATGATGATGGCGCAGGTATTATCAACGAAGCAGGCAAGAATATTGTTTATGTATACGATGTTGATTATATTCCAACAAACATTTCAGAAATTGAAATTGACCACGGTGGCTCAACAGGTATTGTAAGATACGAAGTAGCAAGTATTCAGACTACAAGTGAAACTCCTGTAGCAGGTGCTTCACGAAATGGTAACATTTACAAACTAAACATTTCAGGTAATGATGGTTTAGCATTAGCACTTTCAAATAACCAAAAAGTTATTATTAGACAATTACAAAACTTTGTGTTTGATAACCTTGAAGAAACAGCAGTTATTAGACCATCAACTGCTATTGTGTTTGACGAGCAAGATGACTTTACATATAGAACTATTGCATTTAATGGAACCGATGCAGTGGGTCAAGCACTACCAGGTGCTAATCAACAGTTGGTAACATTTGATTCTAATTACGATTACATTAGAATGATTGTTAACCAAGATTATGTTTCAGATACTACATATGCACCAAGCGGCACACAGGGTGCTACAGCAGGCGATACTGTAATTGCTATTACAACACTTACTGAACAATCAGAAATCAATAGACTTAACAATGGTGATATGTTGTTTGCTTGGGATGGTAAGACACATAGAATTTTAAGTTATTCACAAAAAGCAGATTATGGTTTAATTACCATTGAAGATGTTAGTGATATTAACGATGCGGCATTAGGCGATACAATCGTTGCGGCAGGATTGAACACACCGGTATCATCAACAGATGCAATTACTTTACGTGTTGGATTAGCCAACGGAGAAAATGCAGGACTTACTGTTAATATTTCTGTAGCAAGAGCAACTGGACACGACTTCAATGATATTGGATCAGGAGGATTTAATACTTCTAACTATCCAAGTAAGATTTTTGGTGCACCACAAGAACCACAACAGGCAAATGAAGTACAAGAGCGTGACAAAGGTAGAGTGTTCTATGTATCAACCGACCAAGATGGTTTCTTCCGTGTAGGTAGATTCTTTACAGTTGACCAAGGTACAGGACGAGTTACATTTGCGGCAAGTATTGCATTGAGTAACTTGGACGGTATTGGATTTAAACGTGGTGTTGTTATTACTGAATTCTCAAGTGATGATGGTATGACGGATAATGCTGTTGACAGTGTACCAACTGAATCAGCAGTACGTGGTTATATCAATAGACGTTTAGGAATTGATGAAACTTCACAAGCAGTAACAAATCCAATTGGTGCTGGATTTATTGCAAGAGACGGTTCAACTTCACCAACTGCAAACATTAGTTTCAGTAACAATAATCTAACAGCATTAGGAGATCCAGGTGATCCATTTGATGCTACTAACAAACGTTATGTAGATGGTAGAACACCATTTGGTGATTCTCTAATGTATGGTACTGGTGCAAATGGTACCAGAGATAATAATGATATTATTATTTGGACAGGTTCTAATTGGGACACTGCTACACCAACAGGTTACTTTGAGTTTACATATAACGCCGCAGATAAAACTGTAGCAACAGGTATTGCCGACGGCAGTATTGTAAACGCAGATGTTAACGCTGGTGCACAAATTGCACAAAGCAAACTTAATATGCAGGCGGCTGGTGTAAGAGCAACAGCGGCAGGAATTACACAAGGTAACTTAGGTCTTGCAGTATTTGATAGTGTTGTGTTTAGTAGCAACAACGGCTTTATTAGCATTGACGATGGTCAACTACCAATTGAAAAATTAGCAAACATTCCAGATGACAGTGTAATTGGTAGAGCACAAGGCGATAGTGCAACAGGTGATGTAAGTGCAATTCCATTCTCAACTATTGTTGAAAGTGGCGGTACATTTACTACAATTGGTGCTCCAAGTGCTATTGTTAAAACACATACAGATGGTTCAATTAATGTTCAAGCATTAGAAGTTGACAGTGCAAGAATTATTGATACTTCGGGTACAACTGTTAACTTTACAAACCCAAGTACAACACTATTCTTAAGTTCACAAACAACAGGCGGTGGCACTACTAACAATAATATGATTGGTAACCTAAACATAGGTAATGCCAAGTCCGCAGAAAGCACATTCCAAAATAACAGTGCATTGGCTGGTGAAAACTATATAGCCGCTGACTGGACTTATACTTCATTTGTTGAAGCACCAGGCGAAGGTGATAATAGTTCAACTGGTATTGGTATTGGTGCAAACACTGGATTTACATCCGCAGACCAAATTGGTTTTGTTACAGGTGGCACAGCAAGACTTGTTGTAACTGATACAACAATGTTACCAGGTGAAACTGATGTTTATGATTTAGGTAGTACACTAAAACGTTTCCAAAATGTTTATGCAATTTCAACAAGTGCTCAAGCAAACACAGCATTATACGCTGACTTGGCAGAGAACTATCTTGCAGATGCAGATTATGAAATTGGTAGTGTATTAATATTTGGTGGTGAACAAGAAGTAACTGTTACTTCTATGAAAGATGACACAAGGGTAGCAGGTGTTGTTTCAGAGAAACCAGGTTATTTAATGAACGCAGGTGCAGAGGGCGATCATGTTACAGCGATTGCATTACAGGGTAGAGTTCCTGTAAATGTAGTTGGCGTAGTACGCAAAGGTGATATGCTTGTAACAGCAAGTGTACCAGGTTATGCTATTGCAAGCCAAGATCCTAAAGTAGGAACTGTAATAGGTAAAGCATTGCAAGCCAAGGAGGATCCCGGCTATGGCACAATTGAAGCGGTAGTAGGGAGAGTATAATGGCACAGAGAATTATAAACATTGGATCGAGTGCTAACAAAGGAGATGGTGATCCAATCCGCACAGCATTTGGAAAAGTTAACGATAACTTTACAGAACTATACGGAAAAGTTGCTGTACTCGAAGATGGAACTGTTGCACAAGTACAAGATACCAAAGGAAGTATTTTTGCAGATGACAGTACTTTACTTGTTGATGCAGTCAATGGAATCATTCCTGCTTCAGTAATAAGTGGAACCCTTAACAATGACACTGTAGGAACACACACAGGAAGTGTAGTTGGACCTGTTACTGGCGATATTGTAGGTAGTGTATTTGCAGACGATAGCACATTGTTAGTAGATGGTGTAAATGCAACAATACCAGGATACGTCAAACTAAGCGTTTTAAAAACAGTCGTAGCCTCAAGTGCAGATTTTGCTGACTTCCAAGCAAGGATAGCGGCGTTATAAATATGAGTATAGGAAAACATAATGGCAGATAGAATACCACTAATTGTAGATACAGATGACGGTAATAAGTTAAAAGAGTTACCCATCGGTGATAACCTTAACTTAACTGGCTCAGGTATTGTAGGCGCAGGTAATATTGCCGCAACAAGTTTAACAATCGCGGGAGTACCGTATAATCCTTTCAGTGGTCAATATGCTGACCTAATTGGTACCCCAACTATTCCAGAAGATACAGACGATATTGTTGAAGGTACAAAACTTTATTTTTCAAACGAGCGTGTTGACGATCGTGTAGCAAATTTACTTGTTGCTGGTGTTGGTATTAATCTTACATACAATGATCAAGCAAACACACTAACTATTGAAGCAACTGGTGTTGGCTCAGGTGGCGGGGGTGGCGGTGCTACTGCACTTGACGGTTTAACTGATGTTACTCTTACTGCTCCATCAAATTCTCAATATTTAAAATACAACGGAACTGCTTGGGTAAACTCTGCAATAGCATACTCAGAAATAACTGGTAGACCAAGTTTAGCAACTGTAGCAACTTCCGGAAGTTATAACGATCTAAGCAACAAACCAATTATTCCAAATGACATCAGTGATATGATCGATGTTGATACACAAACTACTCCACCATCAACAGGACAAGTTTTAAAATGGAATGGTTTGAGATGGGTACCTGGAGATGATATTGCATCAGGTGGTAGTGGACTAAACGCAGACACACTTGACGGATTTGACGGTACACACTATTTGGATTGGAATAACGTCACTAACAAACCAAGTTATGCATTAAACGACTTATCAGATCTTTCTGTTTCAAATCCAACAGGCGGACAAATTTTAGGATACGATGGAATTACTTGGGTTAATCAAACTAACGAACCAAACTTTTCAGATGTACAAAATACACCAACCACATTGGCAGGATATGGCATTACAGATTCTCCAACAACATTGACAGACATTGGTATCACAGACGGTGATGCTAATCAGTTTTTAAAGACAGATGGTGCTGGTGACTTTACTTTTACAAGTACACTAAGTGGAGGAACACTAACTTCTACAACAAGTTTAAACTTTGCTGGTGATGCTGTTACTGTCAACCGTATTGATAACGACAGTGCATTTACTGCAAACAGCGGAACAAGACTTGTAACACAGAGTGCTATCAAAGCATATGTAGATACTGCAACTGCTCCGCAAAACGTGTTTACAACATTCTCAGGTGAAACAGGAAATACAACTGCTGACACAGCAACTGATACATTAAACATTATCGGTAGTGGTGGTATTAGCACACAGATTGTTGCTGATACACTTACAATTACAAACACTTCACCAAACGAAGATCAAAATATTTTTGCACAGTTTACTGTCGCAGGACAAAGTACAATTGGTGCTGAGAGTGCATTAGACAGTGTAGAACTTATTGCTGGTACTGGTATGACGATTACAACATCGGCTACTAACAAAACAATTACATTTACAGCATCTGGCGGTGGTGGAAGTGGTACACCTGGTGGTGCTGATACGCAGGTACAGTTTAACAGTTCTGGTGCATTTGCTGGTGATGCTAACTTTACATTCAACAGCACAACGGATACACTAACAGTAACTAACATTGAAGTAGAAACAATTCAAGCACCTTCTACTCTAACAGGAACATATACTATTTCATCACCAACAACTATTACACTTGATCCTACAAGTGAAATTATTAACGATGCTCCTATGAAACTTGTTAATAAAACAGTAACTGAATTAGGTAGTTTGGTGTCATCTGTAGGTGCTATGGTATTTTGTACAGACGAAACAGGTGGTGCTATACCGGCTTTCTATGATGGAACAAATTGGAGAAGAGTCAGTGATAGAGCCATTGTCTCGTAATGTACGATGAAAGAATATATTGTAACCGTAAATAAAGGTGTTGATTGGCGTGAAGTACACAACGATCTAATCAATGACACAACAGCAGACGCAACTGTAGACAGTTCTATCATTCCTGATAGAGAATGTGAATGTTGTAACGAACGTGCTATCAATAATAGAAACACACACTATCATCTATCAGACGAAGAAGCAACTGCTCTTAGAAATGATCCAAGAGTAATGGCTGTAACAGATCCAACTACAATTCCTGAACCTACACCTACTGCAACTTTTGTTGGTGACTTTAATAGAACAAGCACTTCAAGTGGTGCCCAGGCTAACTGGGGACTAAAACTACACACATCTGAATATAACCCATATCAAAGTCTTACATCAGATCCAGGCATGGGAGATTACAAATATGCACTTGATGGGACAGGTGTTGACATGGTAATTGTTGATACAGGAATACAAGTGGGTCATCCAGAATGGGAAGATGCAGACGGAAACTCAAGACTGCAACAAATTAACTGGTTTACAGAATCAGGTGTATCAGGCACACAACCCACAAACTTCTACACAGATGTGAATGGTCACGGCACACACTGTATAGGCACAATGGCAGGCAAAAACTTTGGCTGGGCCAAGAATGCAAGAATTTACAACATCACTCTTTATTCTAATTCAGGAAACAACATCACTTGGAACAATATGATTGATTGTTTAATTGGATGGCACAACAATAAATCTGGAGCAAATGCTGGTCGTCCAACAGTGGTTAACATGAGTTTCCAATACAGTTGGTTTCTAAGAACAAATGTTACACCAAACCAAGTTGTATTAAGTTCTACAGGTTATGATGTAACTGGTGGTAACCATAGAGGAGTTGCTCATACAGAAACCGTGAGATCAAATCTCACACAGTATGGTGTTGTTGGATCGTCCAGACCAGATATAGGTGCAGGATATTATTTGTTTGGTAGAAAGTATGCATCAATTGATGCTGACGTAGAACAGTTAATCAACAATGGAATTCATGTGTGTACTGCGGCTGGTAACAACTATATGAAGATAGATCATCCTGGCGGTACAGATTACAACAATTATTTGACTTTTAATTTAGGTGGAACAACATACTATCAATACTATCACAGAGGAAAATCTCCATCAACATTTGAAGGGGGCGATACATTTAATACAACAAACACAGGCGTTAGCACGGGCGATATAAATGAAGGATTTGAAGTAGGTGCAATTGACTCGGCTGATACATCGCAAGGCAGTCTGGTTAGTTGGAGTAGGAAAGCCAACTTCAGTGATACAGGACCAGCAGTAGAAATATACACTGTAGGTAGACAGGTAATTAGTGCCCAGCCTAACAATCAAGGATCAACGTATTTTGCAGATAGTGCTTGGCGTCAAGCAAAATATTCTGGCACTTCAATGGCGGCTCCACAGATGTGTGGTATGATGGCTTGTTTGTTACAAGCACATCCAGACTGGACTCCTGCACAAGTTAAAAATTGGGTTATTGGAAATGCCAAAGAAGATCTACATACCACGAGTTTGACTAATGATTATACTGATACAGACAGTGTAATGGGTGGTACTAATAGACGAGCATATTTTCCCTTACATGGCGACACAGTATTCGAACACAGAGAAAGAGTAGAGGGTAGTAAAACTTTTGATATCTACTTTTTTAATAACGGTAATGAATATCGCTTAACTGGCAGTGATAGAAATGGTGAAATTGGTGAAAATATTGCACAGCCTACTTTAGCATTCAATAACGGAGATATAGTAAGATTTTACGTTCATTCCATAACTTCTGCACTTCATCCATTGCGTATCAAAACAACACAAGGGACAGGAGATGCAAATCAGGTTACAGGAATAACAACACAGGGTGGCGCAACTGTTTGGGAAACAGCAATAGATGGTGCAGGATCATATGGGTATCAATGTGCTAATCATTTAAGTATGTGGAATACCATAACAGTTACATAAGGATAAATATTAGTATGGCAATAAGTTTAGTAAATATCGGTGGTGTAGCAAATGACGGGACGGGTGACGATCTAAGAGAAGCATTTGTTAAAGTTAATAATAACTTTACAGAACTTGATAATCGTAACCCAGAGCAAACTACAGCATCAAACCTTGGAACCACAGGGGAAGGTGTATTCAAAGAAAAAGTAGGTTTTGATTTACGTTTCAAAAAAATTGTTGCTGGCGGCAATGTTACAGTATCTTCAAATGCCGACGGTGTAATTATTTCAAGTGTAGGCGGATTACAGCAATTAACAGTAGCAACTGACGCTGGAAACATTACACTTGCAGAAGGTGATACATTTACTATTTCCGGCGGTACTAATGCAAGTACACAAACCAACGGTGCAAGTGGTATTACAATTAATTCTGTTACAGAACTTTCTACAGACGCTACACCACAATTAGGTGGAACATTAGACGGACAAGGCAATACTATAAGAAATGTAAGAAACATTGAAAGTTTAGTACACAATATAGATGTTCGTGATATTTACGGTTTCAACTTTTCAACAATCACAGGTGATACTTCAAGTATTATTGAATTCTTAGCAGGCGCAACTGATGTTAATTTAGGCACTATTTCACAGCCTGGCTTACAGGACGATAGTAGCATTGCAGAAGTAAACATCGACGTTGGTACCATTACAAATCCTCTTTAAGCATAGTCACATATTCCGATAAATACTACTGAATAAGGAATTAAAATGGCTCAAATCTGGACAGTAAAAACAGGAAAAAATCTCGGTGTATTTGCAGAAAATGCTACAGTGAGATTTGCGTTACCTCTAAATACTACAAGTAATACTATTACTGATGTTAAAATAATCACAGGTAGTTTACCAGGTGGTTTACGTTTAGATGGATTATATATTGTAGGTACGCCTTTCGAAGTACAGCGTCCAACTGAATCTAAATTTGTTCTAAGAGCAACTGACAGCACTGGTGCTATTGAAGATAGAACTTTATCTATTTTAATTGACGGAGCAGATGAGCCTGTTTGGACAACAAAAGAAGGCTTGTTAAAAGTTGACCCAAACAGTAAATTCTTTGTACTTGATAATACACTATTAGATTTTCAACTACAAGCAATTGATCCTGACCTACCTGCTGGTGATGCATTAGAGTATTTCATTGCAGACGATGACGGAGAACTTCCGCCAGGAACACGCTTAACAACAGATGGTAGAATAGTAGGTGTTGTTGAACCTGTACTTGCTTTAGATACAAGAGCAGGCAGTGGTGCATACGATGCAAACATATATGGCACATTTCCTTTTGACTTTGGAGAAAGAAGTGCAAACGGCTTTGATAGTTTCTTTTACGATACAAGAATATATGACGACAGAATTCCTACAAAGCAACCACGTAAACTAAATCGTTACTATGAATTTATTGTAAGTGTTACAGACGGTGATACTATTGCAAAACGTAAATTTCAAATTTATCTTGTAGGTGATGATTTCTTAAGAGCAGACAATACAAAAATGCAAATTGCAAATGGATTGTTTACTGCTGATAATACATATCTAAGAACACCATTATGGCTAACACCAGAAAATCTTGGTTTTAGAAGAGCCAACAATTATCTAACATTTTTCCTTGATGTATTAGATACAGAAACTATTGCAGGTAGACTTGTATACACATTAGAACAAAACAATGACGACAACACTCCAAGTGAATTACCACCTGGTATGGTGCTTGACAGCACAACAGGAGAAATAGCAGGTCGTGTTCCTTACCAGCCTGCTGTTACAAAAGAATATAAGTTCACAGTAAAAGCAACAAGATTTGGCGGTGTACCAGAAACAATATTAGCAAGTAAAACTAAGACATTTAGAGTTAAGATTCTTGGTGAAGTAGATTCAACTATTAAATTCTTAACACCAAGTAATTTAGGTAATATCAGTGCAAACTTTATTTCAACACTTGCTGTTAAAGCAGAAACAAGTGTACCTGATTCAAGATTAATTTATAGTGTAGTAAGTGGAACACTGCCACCAGGGTTACAATTAGATATCAGTGGTGAAATTATAGGCAAGGTTAATCAGTTTGGTACAGCAAATGCCAAAGGCTTAACAGTGTTTGATAACGGTGCAATGACTTTTGATGGTGCTAAAACTATTATTGACAGAGAGTTTAAATTTACAGTTAAAGCAGAAGACCGCTTTGGATTTAGTGCTGTTGAACAAGAATTTACTATTGATGTTTTAGATCCAGATGATAACTTGTATAGTAACTTGTTTATGAAACCTTTTATGAACCAAACAAAACGAAATGAATATACAGCATTTATTTCAGACCCTAATATTTTTCCACCTGATCTAATTTATAGAAGTGGTGATCCAGAGTTTGGTGTACAAAAAGATATTAAGATGTTAGCATATGCAGGTATACTTACACAAAATATTAGAAACTATGTAGCGGCCGCGGCTAAGAATCATAAAAGAAGAAAATATAGAATTGGCGAAATTAAAAAAGCAGTTGCGAAAAATCCTGGATCTAAAGATGTAGTATATGAAGTAATTTATGTAGAAGTTATCGATCCTTATATGCCGACAAATGGTAAAGTTGCTAAAACAGTAAACACTTCTACAAAAGGTAAAAAGATAACAGTTGACAGTATACAATTTGAATCATTAGATGATAACACAGCATTAGGAAGTGGTCAAAGTACTTTTGAATTAGGTGTTAGAGGTGTAGGAACACCAACAGTTGATGTTACAAGTATTGGTAACGATTTAGAAATTATAACCAGAGGTGGTCGAGTTGTATTTCCTACAGTAGGAAATATTAGGATTATTCTTAGAAATGGACAGAATGTAGTATCTGTACAAAACTTTGAAATCAGCAAAGCAGAACCTTTTAGATTTAGACCTATTAGTAATACACTAAAAGTAGACAGCGATGCTGTACAGATTAGCCAAAATACACATAACAAGAAATACATTTCTAATATTAAAAATATGCGTGATCGCATAAGTGAAACAGGCGTTACAGAAAGAGACTTTTTACCTCTCTGGATGCGTACTGCACAGGAAAATAGCATACAAGAATTAGGCTATATTACTGCAATACCTATTGCGTATTGCAAAGAAGGAAATGCTGATCAAATATTGTTGAACATTAAAAATCAAGATTTTGATTTTAACACCATTGATTTTGACATTGATAGATACATAATTGATAGTACAACCGGAAAAAGTGAAGAACAGTATATTCTATTCGGAAACTATGAGTACAACATATAAAGCAGATAAATAAAGTAGAGAGGACATAAAATGGCAAGTAACATTGATGACGTAAGTATTAATTCGGAATATCCTATCGCAGGACAGGATAACGATTCTCAAGGATTTAGAGATAATTTTGGTATTATTAAAAACAACTTTGTAGCAACAAAGAGCGAAATTGAGGATTTACAGGATAATACTGCTAAGAAAAATGAAGCAAATAACTTCTTAGGAAACAATATTACAAATGCAAATATTGTAAATGTTTCTGAAGAATTAAATGCTGGTGGTACTTTAAGTTCTTCTCAAGACGTTAACTTTACACTTGGCCCTGTACAAACATTCACAGTAGGAGGTGATATTACTCTAACTACTACAGATTGGCCAGAATCAGGTAAGGTTGGTAAAGTTAGATTAATTCTAATCAACGATGGTGAAGATAGAATTTTAACTATCGGAACAGAAGCAGGTAGTTCATTAAAGTTCAATGCACGTTGGCCAAACAAAACTGGCGCAGGTACAGAAGGTGATCCTTATGTGTTCACAAACAACGTAACAATTGACAGTGATTCAAATCCAGTAGTTATTGACTTTATGACCTACAATCAGGGTTCGTCCATCTTTGTAGATTATATTGGCAAGTTTTACTAATGTTACATCCACTTGAAGATAATTTAGAACAATATACAACACCACAGATTGAAGAGAAGTTAAACGATCTTTCCAAAAAGTTTTATATGACTCGCAATCCAGAAGTCAAACATCAAATGGCTACACTAATCGAAATGTACAGATTGGAACTTCGTAGCCGATATGCCAAAGAAATGGCAAAGAATCAAGATAAAGATCTTGACAATTTAATTAACGTAAGTTAAAATACACTTATGCTTTTAAAAACAGATTCTAACGGTATACCCATCTTTTCTAATAAGAACCTGATTGATATGATCTATACAGGACATATTGATAAGTGTCATGTAGTTCTGTGCGATCCGAATGATGAAATTAAACAGTTCAACAAACACGCAGAAGAATTTGGTACACAAGCATTAAAACAATATATCCCCATTGATGTTGATAAAACACAATTTGATAATGTTTGTCAAAGCGAATGGTTTATGCCAGAAGCATATAAAAACTTAGATGTGTATAGTTTTTTAGAATCAAAATGTACTAACGAAGAACAAGTAAAAAGATTAGACGAAGAATACATTGAATTTGAAAAAAGAGATATGTTGAACTTGTTACGCTATATGGTTTACTTGGTTGACTATATGCGTGAAAATAACATACTTTGGGGAGTAGGTAGAGGATCAAGTGTATCAAGTTTTGTATTATTTTTGATTGGGGTACACAGAATTAATCCAATTCAGTTTGACCTGGATTGGCGTGAGTTCCTTAGATAAATACTCACATAATAGGAGAATAACTATGGCAGTAAAACAAACAGGTCGTAAAGTTTATAAAACAATGCAAGGTAAAGCAGTTGATATGGATCTTTTACGCCAAAAGAACGAACTTACTCCTGCGGTTGGAAATGCTCGTGTAAATGCACGTGGCGATGAATTAGGCCCAGGTGGTAAAATTATTCGTAAACGTGAAGATGTTCTTGCAGACTATTACAGGGATAATCCTGAAAGAGTTGAAGATGAACTTCCTACATCAAAAAAATCTGCACCAGAAACAGCAGTAGTTGAAGAAACTCCGGCTCCGAAGAAAACTGCAAAACAAAAAGTTCAAGAAGCAGAAATCAAAGAAGTATCGGAAGACGATTGGGTTGAAGACGAAGACGGCAATTTTGTACAAAAAGGTGAGTAAATGGCAATCAATCTAAATGCTATTAAAGGTACAGTAAAACCTTTACACGATAGATTAATGGTGTCGGACATGGAGTTCGGTGAAGTTATGTCAAAGGGAGGAATTATTCTTCCAAGTGATGACGGACAACAGCACGGCATTAAGCCTCGTTGGGCAAAGATTGTGTCCATTGGACATGAGAACACAGATGATTATGAAGTCGGAGATTGGATTCTAATTGAACACGGTCGTTGGTCAAGAGGATTTACAGTTGAAGATGAAAATGGAGAGCAAAAGGTTCTTCGAACAGTAGACGCTTCAGGTGTAATAGGCGTAGCAGACGAACCACCAAGCGATCTTGCATACTATGGTGATGCTATTGACCTAAGCGGTGAAAGCCATCGTCCAGAAGATTTTGTAAACTAAGAAGAGGTAAAATTGTCAAACGTAGATCTTAATAAGTACAAAGATTTTGTACAAGAAGTAACAAGTTTAGAATCAAACTCAACTATGGTGTTAAACAACACTATGATTGAATTAGAAAAAGAAAGTGGTGTTAACATTGCACTACTACTAACTAAGTTTCATGCTAAACGAGAACTTGGCGATATTATGTGGTATTGGATTAATAGTTGCCGAGCATTGGGCATTGACCCTAATGAAGTCGTAGAAGAAAACGTTAATAAACTTAAAGCAAGATATCCAGGTGGCGAATTTGACGTACACTTTTCGGAAAATAGAAAAGAAGGCGACCTATAAAATACTTGACTTTATTACAATTTAGTGTATAATAACACTATGACAGTCGGTATTACATTCAGTACATTTGATCTATTTCATACAGGTCACGTTGCGATGCTCAAAGAAGCATCTGATCAGTGCAACCATTTAATTGTAGGACTACAAACTGATCCTACGATAGATAGACCAGATAAGAACAAACCTATACAAAGTGTATTTGAACGTTATGTTCAATTAGCAGGTTGTAAGTATATTGACGAAATCATTCCATATTCAACTGAAAAAGATTTGGAAGATATATTACTAACATATACTATCCACAAACGCTTTATTGGCGAAGAATACAAATCAAAAGACTTTACAGGTAAGCAGATTTGTGTTGACAAAGGCATAGAAATATATTATAATAAAAGGCAACACTCATTTAGTAGTACTAATTTGAGACAACGAATAGTAGAGGCAGGTAAATGAAGGAACTATGGGTAGAAAAGTATCGTCCTAAAACAGTAGACGGTTATGTGTTCAGAGATGAACATCAAAGAAAACAAGTGCAACAATGGATCAAAGAAGGCACTATTCCACATTTGTTATTTTCAGGTAACGCAGGTATTGGTAAAACAACACTTGCTAAAATTTTATTTAATGAACTTGAAATTAATGATTTAGATATTTTAGAAATTAACGCAAGTCGTACAAACTCAGTTGATGATGTTAGAGATAAAATTATTAACTTTGTACAAATGATTCCATTTGGAGAGTTTAAAGTTGTATTGCTTGATGAGGCAGATTATCTATCGCCGAACGCACAGGCGGCACTGCGTGGTGTAATGGAAGAATATCATACTACAAGTAGATTTATTTTAACCTGTAACTATCCAAACAGAATTATTCCTGCACTACATTCACGTTGTCAAGGGTTTCATATTGAACGTATTGATCAAACAGAGTTTACTGCCCGTGTTGCAGAGATCCTTATTACAGAAGGTGTACAACCTGACTTAGATACACTTGACACTTATGTAAAAGCAACATATCCAGACTTGCGTAAGTGTATCAATATGGTACAAATGAATAGTGTAGATGGCACACTGCAAAAGCCACAAGAAGGTGACACAGGCGAAGCAGACTACAAACTTGAAATGGTCGAACTATTCAAAGCAGGCAAAATTAATCAAGCAAGAAAACTTGTATGTAGTCAAGTACGTCCAGATGAAGTAGAAGATATTTTCAAATGGTTGTATGACAATATTACATTGTTTGGTGACAAAGAAGATGATGCTATTCTTATTATTAAACAAGGTCTTGTAGATCACACACTTGTTGCAGATCCAGAGATTAATTTAGCCGCAACCATGATTCGTTTAGCACGTCTAACAGACGGATAATTATTTGTATGACATATCTTGTAAACGACAACTGTATTAAATGTAAGCACATGGATTGTGTAGATGTATGCCCAGTAGACTGTTTCTACGAAGGTGAAAATATGCTTGTAATCAATCCTAATGAATGTATTGACTGCGGTGTTTGTGAACCTGAATGTCCTGTAGATGCTATTATTCCAGACAATGTAGAAGGTGCAGATAAATGGTTGTATATCAACGAAGAATACTCAGCGAAGTGGCCAAACATTACTGAGAAACGTCCAGAAGATGTTCCTTCCGATGCAGAAGAATACGCACTTGAACCTAACAAGTTTGAAAGATTCTTTTCTGAAAAACCAGGTGGGAGCAAAAATGAAACCTCAAAGACTTAGAGCAAGTCATATTTTAATTAGCCATCAAGGCGCAACAGCACAAACAAGTAATCGTCCAGAACCTGCGGCAGAACAAGAAGCAGGATTTATTATTCAAGATATTATAGAAGGACTACTTACATTTGAACAGGCCGCAAAAGAACACAGTGCTTGTAGAATAAGTGCAAAGAACGGCGGGGACTTAGGATGGTTTGATTATCCAGGCGATATGGAATATGAGATTGCGAAGCCTATAAGTCAAATAAACAAAGATGAAATGTTAACATTTCCAATTAAAACAGAATACGGATATCACGTTTTACTAAGGACAGGGTAATGGATTATTTTAAGGTACATCAAGCAACATCTAAAGAACCTTGCGATATTACTATGGTGAAATATACAAACAGTGAAACGCTTAATCCTATTCTTGAAAAAAAGATTAGAAGTTACGGTGATGTAATTAAACACATGAGTAATGTCAAAGCAGACATGACCGACTTTACAATGTACCAAGACAACGACTTTAAACGTATTTGCGATTTTGCTATTATGCAATGTATAAGCAGTGTAGAAGGATTAAGTCAACGAGGTGCACAAATGATGCGTTTTAATATAGTTGATTGTTGGGGAATGGTTTATAAAAACAACGAAGGACATCATACTATTGAACACGCACATTGGCCCGCTACATTTAGTTTTGTATATTATGTAAATGCCTGCGAAGATTGTGCACCATTAGAATTTCCTTCAGCAGATTATAGTGTAAAACCTTTTAGTGGATTGATGGTTATCTTTCCAGGAAATGTAAGTCATAAAGTAGGAATACAAAATTGCAATCACGACAGAGTTGCAATATCAGGTAACATCAGTGTTACAGTTAGAAAACCAGGAGAAACAGAATGAGCGTTAAATTAATTTCATATTCAACAGCACCAGAGGGCACAGACCTTGAAAACTGTCAAGAACTTATTGCCTATTGTGCAAGAGTTAGTAATCCAAGTAATCAAATGAATTCAGAAACAAGTGAAAAACTAATCAAGTATTTGATCAAACACGCTCATTGGTCTCCACTTGAAATGGTTAGTGCTTGTTTAGAAATTAATACTACACGTGATATTGCACATCAAATTGTGCGCCACCGTAGTTTTAGTTTTCAAGAGTTTAGTCAGCGTTATGCTAACCCAGAAGAAATGGGTGATATGTTTGAACTAAGTGAAGCACGATTACAAGATACAAAAAACAGACAAAATTCAATCGAAACAGATGATATAGAATTAACACGCGAGTGGGACAGACATCAACGTAGAGTTTTATGGATGGCTGAAGAAGTGTACAAGTGGGCGTTAGATAAAGGCATTGCTAAAGAACAAGCACGTAAGGTATTGCCAGAAGGACTTACTAAAACACGATTGTACATGAACGGTACACTACGTAGTTGGGTACACTATATTGAACTTCGTGGTGCTAATGGTACACAAAAAGAGCATATGGAAATTGCTCACGCCTGTGCGAAAGTAATCGCAGAAATCTTTCCGTTAGCAGAGGAACTGGTTAGTGAAGTCTAAGTTCATTAATGCATATATGGATGTTGCAGAACGTTTTGCACAGTTAAGTTATGCAAAACGTTTGAACGTAGGTGCGATTGTTGTAAAGGATGATCGCATTATCTCTATTGGCTATAATGGTATGCCTTCGGGTTGGGATAATGACTGTGAAGATGAAAATAATAAATCAAAGCCAGAAGTACTACACGCTGAATCAAATGCTATTGCAAAATTAGCCAAATCAAACGAAAGCGGAGATAATGCTACACTATTTTGCACACACAGTCCTTGTATTGATTGTGCGAAACTAATATATCAAAGTGGCATTAGCACAGTGTATTACAAAGATAACTATCGTAGCAACGACGGAATTGATTTTTTAAAGAAGTCAAATGTTACAGTAACTAAAGTATGATTAATTTTATAAAAAACTTATTCAAAAAACAAGAACCAGTAATTAACTTTGCTTGTCAAAGTTGGGGTGTACGTAAATATGCACCGATTGAACCTGCTGGCAAATTCTTTCCAGATAAGTTTAAAGAAATGTCACCATACTATAAAAAAGAACAACATAACATTGACAGTCACAAAACTGTAAGAGCCTGCCCTGGTATTACAGATTATATGAGTATGGGTTATGTTATTCCTGCTTGGTGCGACATTACCATAGAACCTACTCCAGATGGCAAACATATTATTACAAGATACAGTGACGAAATGTATAATGATGCTTACCACCCTGAAGAACAGTTAGGCAAATTTATGGAACAAAAGTTTAGTGTTCGTGGTGCAGTAAAATTAGACAATCCTTGGTTTACATGGAACAAAAAGGGTTGGAGTACACTGTATCTACCTATGTACTATCATGAAGGAAAGAACTGGGAAGCAGTTCCTGGTGTAATGGATCACGATTTAGGTGCTCCACAAAGTCCTATCAATATTATGTTAAAAGAAATTAAGCCTACAACAATTAAGATGGGCGAACCTTTAGTTCAAGTTATTCCTTTCAAACGTGAAAAACAGGTAGCAAGAACTATGGAACTGAACGAAACTGCAATGAAACGTCAGTGGGCAATATCCAGCCTACACAAAATGACTTATGCAGGCTGGATTAAATGGGTAAAGACTAAAAAATTATATGTAGTTGATGCCCAGGATACTGATCTACCTGGTTAAACAACATCTCCATAAATTTCTAATACTTCTTTGACTGCATCGTGTCGTTCAATATCTCCCTTTGCAAATTCAACGACGTCAATCTTTTCTGCTGATCCTTTTTGATCTAAGTGTCTACAGAAGTCAATAAGTCCGTTATCTCTAAGTCTATCCGCTTGAGCAAGATCGCCTGTAACAGCCATCTTTGATCCTTCACCTAATCTTGTTAATAACATCTTCATTTGATTCTGAGTTGCGTTTTGCATTTCATCAGCAATGATATATGAACGCTTAAACGTTCGTCCACGCATATATGCAAGTGGTGCAATCTCTACTACACCCTCTGCAATCATGCCTTCGATTTCATTTGCTGAAAAGTACTCCTGAAGCACATCAAAAATAGGTCTCGTCCATGGTGCCATTTTTTGTTCTAATGTACCAGGTAAAAAACCTAAATCTTCGTCTGCACTTACAGCAGGTCTTGTAACAATTATTTTGTCGACTTTTCCCTCCTTAAACTGCTTAATCGCAACTTGTACTGCCAACAGAGTTTTACCTGTTCCTGCCGGCCCAATGCCAAAGACTATGTCTTTCTTTGAGTCTAACAGTTGAAGCATATAAGTTTCTTGATTAATGTTTCGTGGAATAATTTTGACTTCTTTTTTCTTCTGAGGAAGAAAGTTGTTGAATTCTACAATATTGCTATTGTAGTTTTTGCTCTTACGAGCACTTCTTTTTGCACCCATGCAGTCCTCCTTTATGGATTATAACAAGTAGTCTGCATCGTATAGTTTTGACACTATACGTGCCTCCTACACAAATATTTAGTGAAGTTTGCTCGTGATAAAACTACACTGTTATAAATGCTAACCGGATAAATAAGTGTATAAGATTGGATATTCATATGAAAGACGTAGCAGAAGTAATTAAAAACGTACAAGGTATATACGAAAGCGATACCGCATTTACGGTTCTAAAAGACTTTGAAAGAGTGCTTGATGAACTGGATTTATATGTGTACGATAATTGGGAAGATGGCGAAATTGTTTCAGGACCTAATATTAAAAGGCACTGGGTAATTTGTTCATTTATGTGGCCAAGAGACAAAATGCCTGATCCAATGGGCGGTAAAAGACTACTTGATTATGACTGTAAAGTTACATACAAAAAAGACCATATCTTAGTTCCAAGAAAAATTAAATCACCCGACGATATTAGACCAGGTACTAAAAAAGGTAAATTAGATCGTAAAGAAATTTGGGTGGTTGAAATTATGATGCCAAAAAAATTAATTGTCGATATTTACAGTGGCTATAATGAAATGTTAGACCTTACTACTGAAGCAGGTGTTGAACCAAATGCTACTCCAGAAGCACAACCAGCAGAAGCAGGTGTTGAAGCAGGAGTAGGAGCAGGAGCAGAAGCACCAGCACCAGAAGGAGCAGTATAATGGGTTTAAGAAAAGACGACCTTAAAGACTTAGTTGATCATATTTACGAAATTGATTCTTTTAAATCTAAGATGGGTAGTGATAGCGACATAGTCGTGCTTAGTTTTTCAACTAAAAACGAAGGAAGTGCAAAAGACCTTGAAAACTTTTTAGAAAAAGGTTATCCATTTGTGTTAGATGCTGATGCAACATCGGGCGAACAAAGCGATGGTATGTACAAAGTGTTTGTTGAAATCGAAAGATCAAAAGATGCACCTGCACAAATACATGAAATGGTTGATGGCATTACTAAAATTGCAGGCTTAGACGGTATGAAGTTTAGATACTACAAGAGTTTTAGAAGTCATGATTGCAATGAAACAAATTTGGCAGAAATAGTTCCTACTGATAAGGAAGCATACGACATTCGAGTAAATGAAAATAACATGGATAACTATAAAAACTTCTTTAACAAGAGTTATGCTGAAGAAGTAGATATGCTAAATGAACACACTTTAAGAATAAAGAACACGTTCATGGATCCAATTACATTCAAAGTTGTTGATTTTGTTCGAACAGATGAGGTAAATATCAACGAAGCATTAGATATTAATGGTTTCGCTGAGGTCATTTATTTGAGCAAATATTTAGGTGATTACAATATTACAAAATATGGTAAGAAACTTGTGCTTGAAAATAATGGTTACAGTTTAATATTGAAAAGAGGTTAAAAATGGCAACAGATAATTTTAGAAATTGTTTAGCGATTGTGCTTGAGCACGAAGGTGGATACGTTGATCATCCAAGCGATCCAGGTGGTGCTACTAACATGGGCATCACAAGACAAACATACGAAGATTGGATGGGTAAAGTAGTAACTAAAGAAGTAATTCAAAGTCTTACAGAAAAAGATGTAACTCCAATCTATAAGAAAAATTATTGGAATGGCATCTTAGGAGATGACTTGCCAGCAGGTTTAGATTTAGCAGTATTTGATATGTGCGTAAATAGCGGACGTCATAGAGCAACAAAGATCTTACAGATTATGGTTGGTACAAAAATTGACGGTTGGATTGGACCAAACACTATTGCAAAAGTAAATGGTTATGTAGAAGCAGTAGGAATTAATCAAGCAATTAACGACTACAGTGCAAAACGTCAAGAGTTTTATGAGTCACTTAAAACATTTAAAACGTTTGGAACAGGATGGACAAACAGAGTAAATGCAGTGAAAGACAGCGCCATAGCAATGGCAGAGTAAGTTGTAAAAACTGCGGACACGAATATCACGAAGGACCTCTTTTCAAAGATATGCAAGACGGAGATGGCAAGACTGTAACCATTGAAGTCTGCAAACAAGGAAGATAAATGTTTGGATCAATCAAAATAGCAATGGTGTTAATTATGATGGCAGGTGCCGGCGGTGGTTTCATGTATGTGAAAACACTTAAAAGCGACCTTGCTGTTAGTGAAGCAAACAATGCAAAACTGTTAGACAGCGTATCAGAGCAACAAGCAGTTATTGAACAACAGCGAAAAGACTTTACTGCTATTCTTGAACTAAACAAAGAACTCGAAGAAACAAACAAAACACTACGTAAAGAATTTGCGGCACTTGACGAACGTTTTAACAAAATCAATGGCAAAGGCGAAGTTAGAGATATCGGCAAACTTGCTATTGAAAAAGATCGTGCAGTAGAACGTGTTATTAATAATGCATCTAATAAAGCAATGCGTTGTGCAGAAATTGCTATGGGTGCGCCATTAACAGAAAAGGAAAAGAACGCTACTAAGAAATCAGAAATCAATTCTGAATGTCCAAGTATAGCGAATCCGAATTATGTACCATACAATTAAAAATATTTTTTTAGTATCACTGTTAGCAGTAGTTTTATCAGGTTGTTCAACTGTGAGCAAACTTGATATCTTTAAAACAGAAGTAGAAAGAGCACCCTTAAATTTACCACAGACTGAAGCGGCTAAGATGGAAAAAATTAAATGGGTAATTATTAACAGTGAAAATGCAGAAGAAGTTTTTGCTAAAATGAAAGAGCAAGGCAAAGATCCTGTGTTGTTTGGTTTAAGCGACGAAGACTACGAACTACTATCAAAGAATTTCGCCCAAATACGTGCTTATATGATCAAGCAACAAAAGGTGATTGATGCTTATAAAGAATACTACGAAGGCGATACTGATACTACTAACACTGACAATAAGTAGTTGTACACCTGCAACTAAAAATTGTTCTGTTAAACCTTCAGTAGAAGTCAAAAATCTCCCCAAAGACCTTAAAATAGAACGCGATAATGTAGTTACCAAAGGCGAAGTAGCCTGTTCTTTTTAATAAATACACATATAAAGAGAGGGAAGTTTATATGTGGGAAATGATTGAAAGAATGGCAACTGATAGACTGTGGATTTACACAGGTATTGCCGGTGCTTTATTTGGTGCCGCATTTTTGTTTTGGTTTAAAGATACAAAAATAGCAATGTGGGCAGTAAGAAAGTTTGATGCTTTTCTTGAATATCTTGCAATACGTTGGGGCTGGACTTGGTTTCAAAATGATCCAAATGCTTGGCGTACAAAATATCCTCATGTAACCCAAAAGATAGACGAGTTAGAATCTCGAATTAAGAAATTAGAGGGTAAAAAATAATGGCAGACGTAAAGAAGACAGTTCAAATTGATTTAGAAGTTGATACTTCAACTACTGACAGTTCACAAAACAAATATCAGTGGTTAATCCATTTGGCTAAAGCAGTAGACAGTTGGAGAATTTTTCCAAGAATTTTTATTTCAACATATATCTTTTTACTTTATAAAGTAGTAATTTGGTATATGGCTCTTCCAAATCCTACAATGGAACAATCAGGTTTGGTTAGTATTGTAGTTGGTGCTGGTGCGGCATGGTTTGGTTTGTACACAGGTACATCTAAGAAGTCAGACAAATAATCATTGACAAACGCCTAACATAAGTATATAATACTGCTATGGATTATTACGATTTGTTAGGCGTTTCTCGTAACGCTTCCGAAAAAGATATTAAGACTGCATTCCGCAAATTGGCGGCAAAGCATCATCCTGACAAGGGTGGTGACCATAAGAAGTTTACCCAACTTAATGAAGCATATCAAACACTAACAGATCCACAAAAGAAAGCAATGTACGATCAATATGGCACTGCTGATCCACAACAAGCAGGCTATCAGCAACAAGGCTTTGGCGGTTTTGGTCCTGGAGGATTTGAATTCAACGGTGACATGAATGATTTGTTTGGTACATTTTTTGGTCGAGGCTTTCAACAGCAAAGACGTCCACAACAGAACAGAGACATTACTATTGCTTGTGATATTACAGTAGGTGAAGTGTATACAGGCAAAGGTGTTATTGCTACTTTTAGAACAAACAGTGGTCAAGAACAAACTGTTAATATTGATATACCAAAAGGAGCAAAACACGGAGATACAATACGTTATGGCGGCTTAGGTGACGATAGTATACCAGGAGTTCCAAGAGGAAACCTAAATGTAAAAGTAAGAATACTAAGGCATCCAGACTTTGATGTAGACGGAGTTAATTTACACGCTGTTACCAAAATAGATATTTTTGAAATGATACTTGGTACTACCACAAATCTTACTTTACCGTCAGGTAAGACTATAAGTATTAATGTACCAAGAGGCACACAACCAGGCACAGTTCTAAGCATACACGGTCAAGGCTTACCAGACTACAACTCAGGCGCTTCCGGAAATGTTTACCTAAAAGTAAACGGCGTTATTCCAAAAAATTTAACCGAAGAACAATACGATTTAATAAGAAAGATTAAGGAATGAAATTAGTTTATCATCCGCATCCATCTTTATTAAAGCAAGTGCAAGAATTTGACTTTAATAAGTTAGACGCAAAAGACATTGAAAAACAAATGATCGAAATCATGAACAAAGAACATGGTGTAGGTCTTAGTGCCAATCAGGTTGACTTAGATGCACAAATCTTTGTAATGGAACCAAAGGATTTGGAAGGTTATAAAGACGGACAATCATTTGCTGTTATCAATCCAAGAATAGAAGCAGTATCAGAACAAACAGTCTTAGGCGAAGAAGGTTGTTTAAGTTTTCCAGGATTGTTCTTTAAGGTAAAACGTGCAGAGGCTTTGGTAGCAAAGTTTCTTGACAGTAGCGGAAAAGAGTGTAAAATAGAGTTTAAAGGATGGAATGCAAGAATATTCCAACACGAATTTGATCACTTGTACGGAATCAATTATATTGATCGTGTAAGTAAAATGAAATTAGATATGGCTAAGAAAAAACAACAAAAGTATTTTAAAAAAATTAAAGGAATGATTACATATGGTTGAACCAAGCGACGATTTACAAGCAGTATTTGACAAGTCAGTAAGTGATGCAAAGAAACTGAATCACGAGTACGTGACCCTTGAGCATTTACTATTTGCTATGCTGTGCAGTGAAAAGTTTTCTAAAATTGTTGAAGGTGCTGGTGCTGATCCAGAGTTTATCAAAAAGAATATCGAAAACTATCTTAAAAAAGATTTAGAAGATATTACACTTCCTGCAGAGAACACTAAGAAATTTAAACCTAAAAAGACTGCAACAGTTGAACGTGTTTTAAATAGAGCATTTACACAAGTACTGTTTAGTGGTAGACACCATATTGAAATCACAGATGTGTTTTTAAGTATTATGAATGAGAAAAAGTCTTGGTCATATTATCATATTCAAAAGTCCGGATTAACAAAAGAACAGTTTGCTGATTATCTAAACAACGAGTTAGAAGCAGTTTACGAAGATGAAGAAATGCGTACTGTAGAACAGAAAGCACTACGTGAATTTTCAAAAGATCTAAACAAAGAAGTAGAAAAAAGTAAAATTGATCCAGTAATTGGTCGCACAGAAGAACTTGAAAGTATTGCACTTTCTTTAGGACGTAGAGCAAAGAACAATGTATTGCTTGTTGGCGATCCTGGTGTAGGTAAAACTGCTATTGCAGAAGGACTTGCATATAATATTGTTAATAAAGCAGTCCCTGAATTCTTACAGGAATATAAAGTTTACAATCTTGACATTAGTGCAATGTTGGCAGGATCAAAGTACAGAGGTGACTTTGAAGAACGTTTTAAACTTGTAATGAATGCTATTAAAAAGCAAGGCAAAACTATTGTATTCATCGACGAAGCACATATGATGAACGGTGCAGGTGCCGCAGGAGGCAGTGGTGGAGCAAATGATCTTGCTAATATGCTAAAGCCTGCTCTTGGTAAAGGTGATATCAAAGTTGTTGCTTCAACTACTTGGGAAGAATATCGCAAGTACTTTGAAAAAGATCGTGCGTTAATGAGACGTTTCCAACGTATTAGTGTAAGCGAACCAGATAAAGCAACGACAAAGTCTATTCTACAAGGTATTAAAAAATACTACGAAGATTATCATACTACAACGATTACAGAAGAAGGTATTGATACTGCTATTAAACTCAGTGTTAAGTATATGGCTGATAAAAAACTACCTGATAAAGCGATCGACTTAATTGATCTTGCTTGTTCAAGATTTAATCTAAAAACAGTTGAAGGTGACAAAGTTGTAGGCAAAGAAGAAATTGAATTTGAACTTGCAAAAGCAATTAAACTTCCACCAGAACAGGTATCACAAAAAGAATCAAGTAACCTTGCACACCTTGAAGACAACCTTAAGAAGCAAGTGTATGGACAAGATAAAGCAATTGACGAAATTGTAGAGAAAATTCTTGTTGCACAAGCAGGATTAAAGCCTGATAACAAACCTGTAGGTAGTTTTGTGTTTATGGGTCCAACAGGCGTTGGTAAAACAGAAACAGCAAAACAGTTAGCAAATGAACTAAGTGTAGAACTTGTGCGTTTTGATATGAGTGAATATCAAGAGAAGCATTCAGTTGCTAAACTTATCGGTTCACCTCCAGGCTATGTAGGCTTTGAGGACAATGCAGGCTTATTGATTACAAAATTGCAAGAGCATCCGAACTGTGTATTACTACTTGATGAGGTTGAAAAAGCACATCCAGACGTATCGCAGATCCTTTTACAATTAATGGATAACGGAAAAGTTACCGGAAGCAACGGGAAAGAAGCCGATGCGAAGAATGCTGTACTAATCCTAACAACAAACTTAGGTGCAGAACAAGCAGAGAAAAACGCCATCGGCTTCAATGAAGATCTTGAAGTAGAGTATGAAGATACTGAACTTAAAAAATTCTTTGCACCAGAATTCCGTAATAGACTTGACGGTGTAATTGCATTTGGCAAACTTGAAAAGAACACAATGATTAAGATTGTTGGTAAGTTCCTTGTAGAGTTACGTGATATGCTTACGGAAAAGAATGTTACAGTTGATATTACAGATGAAACTATTGACTATCTTGTAGATGTTGGCTTTGACAAAAAGATGGGTGCAAGACCTTTACAGCGTACAATTGACAAAGAAATCAAACGTGATCTAAGTAAGATATTGTTGTTTGGTGAACTTAAAAACGGCGGTCATTTACATATTGCTACTGAAGATAATAAGATCAAACTTATTGCAACCAAACAAGCAGAAACTGTTACAGCGTAGATTTAGATAAATAGTTGTATGCCAAGTAACAGTGAAATAATTTTATCAGCAAATACTCATCCAGGCGATAGTTCAGTTGAAACTATTACCGGAGACAAGTACAAGGGTGACGGATATTACAGCAGAGCAGACGGTGTTCATACTGTACAATACAGTTATTCCGGATTAACAGGAACAATTAGTATAGAAGCGTCACTTGCTACTACACCTAATGCTGATGACTGGTTTGAAGTGCATTCATACACAGCCGCACAAGAAACTGACAGCAAATATGCTAATTTCACTGGTAACTTTGTATGGGTTAGAGCAAAAGTAGTTTACACAGATGGTACTATTAACAGCATCTTGTTAAACCATTAGGAGTTATTATGAGTAATTTTATTAATATTGTATGGCAAGGCAAACAAGAAGATGTTGATGCTATTGTTGCTGAACAAGTGTTAAACTGCACAGACGAAGCACTAACAGAATCAGAAGCACTATATGAAGTATATGAGTCCGATAAAGGCGAAACAGTGCTTACTATTGATACCCACAAGCAGTTAGATGAAGCAGAATCTAATGCTGTTGCTGAAAGAATAGCAAATAGACTGTTTGATTTAGGGTTTTCTAAGTTCGATATCGAAATCTCTGTATAGACAAACTGTGATAAATACTTTATAATACGTATTATAAAGGGTGCGATCATATGACTAAAAAATTTAGAGATTATCTCGCTGAAGATACAGATGACGATTATGGATACACTTGGAACTGCAAAAAGTGTGGCGGTGAAAATGAATTTAAAATGACTCCCCAAGAAAAACAAGAATACATTGACGACTGGGAAGCAGACAATCAAGATTTAGTAGCAGATGGTGAAACAGGCGAAGGCGCATTAGATAATTTGTTGTTGGACCAAGGTGAAGAAAGTGGAATGCATTATGGTGATAAGTGCGTGAATTGTGGCACTGTAGCAGAAGATCCATATGGCGAATCAGATGAATTAGCAAGAATCAAAGAACTTGCTGACATTGATGAAGAAACATATGACGGTGACGACTTTTATAATGCATACGGCGAACTATGGTTTAACGAGGACGATATAGTAGACGAAGCAGAATATCAAGGACGTAAAGTCAAACTTGGTAAGCCTATGCAAGGCGATGTTAAGAAGTTTAAAGTATATGTTAAGAATCCAAAAGGCAACGTAGTTAAGGTTAATTTTGGTGATCCTAATATGAAGATTAAAAAGTCTAATCCTGCACGTAGACGCTCATTTAGAGCAAGACACAACTGCGACAATCCAGGTCCGAGACATAAGGCAAGATATTGGTCTTGCAGGAAGTGGTAATATGAAATTTGATGATATTTTAGATAGAGAAGATAATCCTTCATATGATGTTCCAAGTGATTTGCTTTGTCATATGAGAGATGATGCTACATTTTATAGACAATTATATTATCCAACAATGGCTAAATGTCAAGAGTGTTACAACAAAGGTGACTCTGATAAGCCAATTGAATTTATTTTACCTATGATTAACAAAGGTGTTGATCATTATGTAAAAAAATATGATATCGCACAAGATCCAAACAAATTAATCACAATGGATGAACGTAAATCACTTGCAGAAATGATTTACGAAGAGGAAGTAGAAGCATTTAAAGAAGGCGAGTACTAATGCAGTTAAGAGAATTGTTTGTTGAACAGTCGGGCAAAGAAGTTAGTTTTGCTTTAGGAAGACTTAATCCGGCTACAACAGGACACGGCTTACTTGTTGAAGCACTTAAACAAGGTCCAGGTGACGCAATTCTTTTCTTAACAGACAGAGCCGCAAAACTTCCAACAGATCCACTAAATCCAAATGAAAAATTAGATTGGGCAAGAAAAAGTTTCCCAGATGTAAAGATCGAACTTGCAAAAAATATTATGTTTGCCGCAAGTGATTTGTATGCAAGAGGTTATTCCAAAGTAACTTTCTTTGAAGGTGAAGATAAGTTAGGTAAACTATTAGAAAAATACAACGGTCAAAAGTCTGCACACGGATTTTTTAACTTTGAAGAAATTAAGTTTGAAAGATTATCACGTAATCCAGATGCAGATGATGCAACGGGAATGAGTGCAAGTAAAATGCGTCAAGCAGTTATGGATAATAACTTTGAAGCATTTAGTAAAGGCGTTACTAAGTCTGCACAACCTTATGCTAAAAAGATGTTTGATAACTTAGCAACAATACTTGGTGAGGCATAATGGATTTAGAAACTCTTAAACAATTAGCAGGTGTAGGCAAGTATAGTTTTAAAGGTTTAACTGCCGTTGACGAAAACTTATCTATTACAGGCACTGAAAAAAGACGCATTGAAAGAGAAAAAGGAATTAAACCTGGTGATCCAGACTGGTTCAAACTATGGTTTAGTTTACCACACATGACTGGCGGTATGCCTCAATTTAGAGGACGTAAAAAATGAGATTCAAAGATCTAACAGAAAATGGTGGTAGAGTTGTAAAAGGTGTTAACACTACACCCGACGTTGGTGTTGACGCTATTAAAAAACAAGCGGCCAAGTTCGGTAACAAAGTAGATAAAGATGGACGTCCGCCTACACTAAGCAAAAAAGTAAAAGGTTCAAGCACAAACGTACTGTTTAACTTAGGAATGGCTGAAAGCGTTGAAGAACGTTCATTAACCAAAGGCGAAGAAAAGAAAAAAGAAAAATACGTCAAGGGCATGAAAAAGAACAAAAGCGACTTTAAAGATCGTTACGGTAAAGATGCTGAAGCAGTTATGTATGCAACAGCAACTAAGATGGCAAAAGAATCTAAACTTGACGAACTCAAAGGTAAGGAACTATCAAGTGATTCAGAAATTTATGTAGATATGGACGGTGTGCTTGTAGATTTCTTTGGCGAATGGACCAAAATGATGGGTGTTAGTGATTGGAAACAGATTAAAAATATTGACCAAGCACTGCAAAAGATTAGAGATACAGACGACTTTTGGTTAAAACTAAAACCTACTGCAAATGCAGATAAACTTTTAAGTATTATAAAAGATATTAAAGGTGAATACAATATTCTATCTGCTCCGTTAGCAAATGATGATAGAGCAGAACCTCATAAGCGTGAATGGGTTAAGAAAAATCTTACAGCATTTCCACCTAAGAAAGTTATTATTACCACAGACAAACAAGCATATGCAAAAAATCCAGACGGCACACCTAACATATTAATTGACGACTTTGGTCAAAATGTAAGCAAGTGGGAAGCATCAGGCGGTGTAGGATTTAAACACAAAGATCACAAGTTTGAAAGAACTGCTTCAAGTTTAAAAGATTATTTTAACAAACCAGCAGAAGAAGATACAAACGAGATTATGGGTTTTCAAATTGCTCGTAGTCCAAAACGTGCAACTATTAAGAAAAAACGTGCTCCAGAAGAGCCAAGTGTAGCAGATAAATTAAAAGCAAGAAGAGCCGCGGCGGCACGTGGAGATAAAGATGCATTCACACACAAGTTTAATAAAAAAGACGAAGGTACAGAAATACCATTTCCAAAGAATAGTTATGCAGTAGACTCAGATGCAACTGATTACGACTTTATGAGAATAGGTCGTAACATGGCAAACATAGCAAAAACAGATCCAAGTGATGCTAACATGGGTGACCAAGACATTTATCTTAACTTCTTTGGCGGAGAAAAAGAAGCAAAGCATATGATTAAAAACCTAAAACGTTTAGGTTATAAAGTTGGTGATGTAAGTGGATACCAAGATCATAATTACGATCCTGAACCTACAGGTGGTGAAGCACCTCCGCAAATTAAAGGTTCAGATGTAGATGGCAAGCAAGGTGTTATGAAACTTGCTAATATTAAGCCTGTGCAAAAAGATAGAGATTTCAAAAAACTTATAAAACAATACAAAAAAGTACGTGAAGATACATATGAACCTATTGTAGTTGATCGTAGAGGTAGAATTGTAAACGGTCATCACAGATACGATGCACTTGCAACACAAGGTGCTGAAATGGCTCGTGTGGTTATGTTAGATGATTATGTACAAAACATAACAGAAAACTTTGCAGACGGTAAGAAAAAGGGTAAATCACGCCCAGGCAGAGTCAAAAAAGCAGGTGCAAGTTGCAAAGGCAGTGTAAGTAGTTTACGTGCTAAGGCTCGTAAATATGGTGGAGAAAAGGGTAAAATGTACCATTGGTGTGCTAACATGAAGGGCGGCAAAAAAGGTAAATAGTATTATGAAACTGAGAGAACTAACATTAAAAGAAGCGCCAGTACCAGGCGGTGAACAACCTGCAACACAAGCGGCTAATGCTGTAAAAGATGCTAATCCACAGCAACAACAAAAAACAGCACAAGGTGCAAAGATGGCAGGAGCGGCTATGGGTGCTAAAGGTGGCTCAGGTGCTATGATGGCAAAGGGTTTAGATAAACTTGCATCAGGCGGTGCATTACAAGGTAACCTTGCTAAACAGATTGCTCCATTTGCAAAGCAGTTAACAACTATTCTTGGTGATCAAGCAATGCGTCAGAAGTTTATGATGCTGGTTAAACAAGCAGAAAAGGGTGCGGCAAAACAAGCGGCGGCTCCGGAATCATCTAACTATACACCTACCAAAGACAAAGATGATTACGATGCTAAGAAAAAAGCAATTCAAGATTTACAAGCGGATCCAAACACAGCAAAGGATCCAGAACTTAAAAAAGAATTAACAAAACGTAAAGCGGCACTTGACAAAGACAAGCCGGTAGACGAAGCAGATCATATTATGCAGTTAGCAAAATTAGTATCAGATGCATCAAGCACACAGCAAGAACAAACATCAGACTTTGCTAACGAAATGAAAGCACTTGCAGGTATCAAAGAAGTAGCAACAGCGGGTGCAACATCAGCGGGTAACATTGCTTCAGTGGCAAATCCACTACAAGCATATGGACACAGACCAAAAGATGAAAAAGGTTTACCTAAAGCACCACAAAAGAAAAAAGCAGATGGTACAGCAGTAAATGCTTTAGATATGGGAAATAATTTAATGGGCGGTAAAACCGTAAAGAGGAACTAACATGAGAGAGAAACACTTGAAAGAAGGTTTAGCAGATTTAGCATACAAGGCTGAATCAGATCACGAAGTACAAATGGCACGTGCAGAACTGTACAAGATTGCCAAGTATGCAATTAAGATGCACGAAATGCTAAAAGGTGTTGAAGAACGTGAAGGTCTTGAAGGTTGGGTTCAAAGCAAAATTACCAAAGCCGCTGACTATATGGGTTCAGTATATCACCATATGGACTACGAACAAAAATTTGACGAAGTACAAGAAGCAAAAAAAGCAAAACCAGACTACATTGATATTGACGGCGATGGCGACAAAAAAGAGCCAATGAAAAAGGCTGTTAAAGATAAAAAGTCTAAGCAAACAGATGAAAAATATGTGCATGAAAGAAGCAAGAAAAAGAAAAACGAATCTTATAAATCTTCTTTAGCATCTATGTTAGAAGACGCATTAGGTCTTTGCCCTGATTGCGGTAACCCAAGTTACACTACACTCCCAGAAGAAAAGCAAAAAGGCGTTGACGGCAAAGTATGCTGGAAAGGCTACAAGCGTATGGGCACTAAGAAAAAAGGTGGAAAGACTGTAGACAACTGCGTTAAGATGTAATGAAACGCATCGAACTTCTCGATAAATCTAAAATCTACGAAAAATGGAGCACCAAGTACAAACGCTCTATAAACTGTTCAAATCCTAAAGGGTTCTCACAGAAGGCACATTGCGCCGGACGTAAAAAGAAAAAGAACTAAATACCTTAAAGGAAAGGGAAATATGTCCTTCTTAGTTCACAATCTACCACCACAAGAAGTATATGTAAAAAAAGAATACCTATACGATCATCAAAAAGGACATGGTGAACTGACTCCTGGAATTTGGATTTCAATTAGAAGCATACAATCTAAAGCACTATACATAGAAACACTGCTAACAGAATATGGTGCATTATATGATAAACTACCTATTTCAGCATTTGTGTGGAAAGAAGATTACGACAAGGAAAACCAACTTCCGTTAGATCATTTACAGATATGGGATTGTTTTGATTACGATATTACACTAATTAAAAAGCCTATGCTGTGTGATTGCGAATTCTTTGGCAAAGATCGTAAAATGCACAAAGGCGAATATATGTTTACACTTGATACTTGTCATAGAGATAACAGTGTATTAGACACAAACTTCTCTGAACACGATCCGGAACACAAATCATTTAATTTTATTAAATTAGATAATGGACAATTTGCCGCACAACCAAACAACCGAGTAATATTTACAGATCAAAGTCTTGTTACTCCGGATAAACTTACTCCTGATTTTAAAGTATGCACACAAAACTACACAGTTGAAAACACACCTAAGTGGAGTGTAGGCCACACAGACGAATGGGCATACAAGTCAAAAGACGAGACCCTCGATACGTAAACGCATAAGTATTTTTACACACTGAAAGGTACGCTATGCGAAAGTTAAAAGTTTACGGCACTGATGATGCTGTATACAGAGTTTTTATAAACAACAAATTAGAAGAATCCTGCACTGCAAATTTAATTTACGAATTTGAAACAGACACTACCCTACATGATAGTTACAATGTACGTATCGAAGTTATTGAAGGTACAGTTACATTAGAAAAATGTTTGGTAGACTATCCAGCAATTATCAATGGTAAGAAAGGTAAAGTAACATTTGACCAACCCATTGATCATCCGATGTATACTTGGAATGGACAAGAACTTATCCAAAGACCTTTTCCAATCAAAATAGAAGCAGAAGATACAGTTGAGTTTGAACAGTTGATGTTTAACGGTCCTACCTTGTTCGATATTACAGTAAAACAAGGAACAGAGATTGGCTCAAGTTTATATATTGGTAATTTGATTACAAAAGAATTCATTCCAGAGTTATTAAACATACAACCAATTTATGCTTACGAACCAAAAGATCATAACATTTGGTCAAACCAGTCATTAGAAAATCTTGTAAGCGATGTCACAAAAAGATTGACATCTTAAAACAACGAATATATAATTATAAACATTAACAATAGGAGTATATTAATGTCAAGCAGAACATACGGTGCTGACGAAAAAGCCAAACTTGAAAGATTGGTTAACGAAGGCGCTAACGTAATGAGAGAAGTAGAAGATTTGCAAGAAGGTTTAAAAGAAACTGTAAAAGCAGTATCGCAAGAACTTGATATCAAAGCAAGTCTTATCAATAAGGCAATTAAGATTGCACACAAAGGCGACTGGCATAAAGTTGCAGATGAGTTTGACGATCTTGAAACACTTGTAGTTACAGTCGGTAAGGACAAATAGTTTGCAAAAAGTAAAAGACTTTTGGCTTAACAGTTATCATTCTGATAGGATAGCATTTTATTTTGAACTTATCAGTTTTATTTTTACTGTGGGTGCAAGTCTTACTTTAGCAATAACAGCCAGAGATCCAAATATGCTATATGTATATCCAGGATTTTTTATTGGAAGTACAACACAAGCATATGCCGCATATAGACGTGGAGCGGCTTGGGTAATGCTATTAACAATCTATTTTAGTTTTGTTAATGTATTTGGATATGGAGTAGCAATAGGTTGGTGGTAATATGAACATTGCTAAAATAGATAAATGGTTAGATAAGCATTTAGAAGAATTAGCAAAAGGACGCTGTCCTTGGGCCAATAGCGATGTTCCAAGGATACACACCGATCAATACTTAGACATAATGAAAACAATGTTTGAGTTTCCAAAAGACAAACACGCAGTATTAGTTGTTCTACATGATGTAGAATTTCCAGATGAAGGAAAAGAACTATTCGGATTATGTCGAACACAATACTTTTTGGATAGAAATTTACTTTTTATTGAGTACAAATATATGGATTATGAAAATGATCTAAACGATCCCACAATTAGATTATTTGTAATCCAAAAATTAGATGAAACAAAAGAAGCAAGTGACAAATTGTTAGAAAAAGGATACTATAAGCAGTATCCCGAAAACAAACAATTTAGGAAGATTAGAGGACAAAAAAGTGAAATATATGGTTGACATTGATGGTACAATCTGTTATACTATTGATAGTAAATATGAAAACAGTGAACCAAATAATGAACGTATCGAACACTTTAACAAACTTTTTGATGAAGGCAATGAAATTCATTACTGGACAGCAAGAGGCGCAAACTCTGGCAGAGACTGGGAAGAATTTACAATTAGGCAATTACAAGTATGGGGAGTCAAATACACAAGTGTACGCTTTGGCAAACCACACTACGATATTTGGATAGACGACAAGGCACAAAATGACAAAGAATACTTTAAGACAATTAAAAACACAGGCTAAGCCGTATCAACCATTAGCATGGTTATCAACTGCGGTGTTATTGACATCAGCAGGTTTACTTTCGGCATTTCCAGATCAAATGTATGCAACATACGGATTTGGTATTGCTTCTACACTTTGGACAGCCGTAGGAGTACTTTGGAAAGAAAAGTCATTGATTGTTTTAAACGGAACGCTTACAATAATATATGCTTATGGCATTGTTAAGCACTTATATAGTTTCGTCGGCTAAAAATCGACACTTGGTATTTGCCAGCCTAAAGTGGCATAGGAGAGACAATGAGTTATGTAGATGCATTTTTTGATCGCAACGCAGATATTATTCGTGTTGTAGAACGTAAAGAAGGTAAACGATCGTTTACTGAATATCCTGTCAAGTACACTTTTTATTATGGTGACCAACGTGGAAAGTATAAAAGTATTCACGGTGAACCACTAAACAGAATTGTTTGTAAAAACACAAAAGATTTCCGCAAAGAATTAGCAATTAATAAAAACAAAGATCTGTATGAAAGTGATGTAAATCCTATCTTTCAATGTCTAAGTGAAAACTATCTCAATCACGATGCCCCTAAACTAAATGTTGCATTTTTTGATATTGAGACAGACTTTGATCCTGACAGAGGCTTTGCTGATCCAAGTGATCCGTTTATGCCAATTACTGCTATTACTGTTCACTTGCAATGGCTTGATACACTTGTAACACTTGCTGTTCCGCCTAAGACACTTACAATGGAACAAGCAGAAGAACAAGTAAAAGAATTTCCTAACACACATTTATTTGCAGACGAAGCAGATATGTTAAAAACATTTCTTGATTTGATTCAAGATAGTGATATCATTACTGGTTGGAACAGTGAAGGTTATGATATTCCGTACACTGTTAATCGTGTTGCAAAAGTATTGAGTAAAGATGATACAAGACGTTTTTGTTTGTTTGATCAGTTTCCTAAAAAGCGTGAATATGAAAAGTTTGGCAGACAACAAGAAACTTATGATCTTGTAGGTCGTGTACATTTAGATAGTTTAGAATTATATCGGAAGTATACATATGAAGAACGTCATACATATCGATTAGATGCCATTGGTGAGATGGAAGTCGGTGAACGTAAGACTGTTTACGAAGGCACACTTGATCAACTATACAACAACGATTTTAGAACGTTTATTGAATATAACAGACAAGACGTTGCACTGTTGGATAAGTTAGATAAAAAACTAAGATTTATTGATCTTAGTAACGAACTTGCTCATGCAAACACTGTGCTACTACAAACAACTATGGGTGCTGTTGCTGTTACAGAACAAGCAATTATCAACGAAGCACATCACAGAGGTATGCAAGTACCTAATAGAGTAAAACGTGAGCCTGGTAGTGATCCGGCGGCTGGTGCTTATGTTGCATTTCCGAAAGTAGGGGTTCACAAATGGATTGGATCAATGGACTTGAATTCACTGTATCCTTCAGTGATTCGTGCATTGAATATGGCTCCCGAAACTGTTGTAGGACAACTACGTCCAGAACTTACTAACAAATATGTTGGTGAGCAAATGAACTTGAAAAAGAAATCATTTGCGGCGGCTTGGGAAGGACGTTTCGGCACTATGGAATACGATGCAGTAATGGAACAACGTAGAGATGTTAGTATTACTGTTGATTGGGAAAATGGCCAATCAGATGTAATGAGTGGTGCACAGATTTATAAAGTCATATATGATAGTAACAATCCGTGGATGCTGAGTGCTAATGGTACAATCTTTACATATGAGTTCGAAGGTGTTATTCCAGGACTGCTAAAACGTTGGTATGCAGAACGTAAAGAAATGCAGGCAATGAAAAAGAAAGCCATTGACGCAGGTAACAAAGCAGAAATAGAGTTTTGGGACAAACGACAACTTGTTAAGAAAATTAATCTAAACAGTTTGTATGGTGCTATTCTTAATCCTGGTTGTAGATTCTTTGACGGACGTATTGGTCAATCTACTACACTCACAGGCAGACAAATTGTAAAACATATGTCCGCAGAAGTAAACAAGGTGATTACAGGCGAATACAATCACGTAGGTAAAGCAATTATCTATGGTGATACTGACTCTTGTTATTTTAGTGCATATCCTGTGCTTAAACAAGATATTGATGCAGGTAATATTCCTTGGGGTAAAGACAATGTAATTAAACTTTATGATCAAGTTTGTACAGAAGCAAACAAATCATTTCCTAAGTTTATGCTTGATGCGTTCCATTGTCCTAAGACACGTTCAGAAGTAATTGCGGCAGGTAGAGAGATTGTTGCAGAAAGCGGACTGTATATTACAAAGAAAAGATATGCGGCATTGATTTATGATAACGAAGGTGAACGTGTAGATGTTGATGGCAAGCCAGGCAAAGTAAAAGCAATGGGTCTTGATCTTAAACGTTCAGATACTCCGGTGTTTATGCAGGACTTCTTGAGTGAACTATTACTTAAAGTGTTGCAGTTTGAAAGTGAAGATAGTATTTTAGATCGTATTACTGAATTTAGAACTGAATTTAAATCACGACCTGGACATGAAAAAGGTTCACCTAAACGTGCAAACAAAATTGGACACTATCAGCGTCTTGAAGAAAAACAAGGCAAGGCAAATATGCCTGGACACGTAAGAGCAAGTATCAATTGGAATACTCTTAAGAAAATGAACAGTGACAAATATTCGCAAGAGATTGTAGATGGTATGAAAGTTATTGTTTGTAAACTAAAACAAAATCCAATGGGGTATACAAGTGTTGCATATCCAGTAGACGAAATGCATTTGCCAGACTGGTTTAAGGAACTTCCTTTTGATGGTGATGCTATGGAAGGCACAATCATTGATAACAAACTTGACAACTTGATCGGAGTGCTGAAGTATGATTTAGAAAGCACAAAGACCAAGAATACATTTAACAACTTATTTGACTTTGGAGAATAAATGGCTACTCACGGTATGATAGACTTAGAGACACTTGGCGTTGAGCCTGACAGTGTTGTTATGACACTTGGTGCAATTAAGTTTGATCCGTTCTCAGATACGGAGCCACATAGTGGATTATACCTGCGTGGTGATGTAGAAGAACAAACAGAAAAGTTTAATCGTTCAATTGATGATAATACTCTTGCTTGGTGGAGTAAACAAGATCAAGCAATACAAGATGAAGCATTTGGTGAACACACAGATAGAGTAGGTGTACAAGAAATGCTTAAACAACTTAACAAATGGGCAGTTGGCTTAGATTACATTTGGTGTCAAGGTCCTACTTTTGATTTTGTTATATTACAAAGTTTATATAAAGAAGCACAAAAACCTGTGCCTTGGAACTATTGGCAAATTAGAGATAGTAGAACATTGTTTGCTATGATGCCAAGTGATCCACGTAAAGCAATACAAGAAAGTTTACACAATGCACTTGCAGACTGTTACTATCAAGCAAAGTGTGTACAGCAATCCTATAAACATTTTGGAGTAAAGAAATGAAATATGAAAACTTTGATGTAGGCGGTGAGTTAATTAAAGATAATGCACAGTATCAATTGTTTGATAATAAGACATTAAAGAACTTGATGCTCAGTAAAACAAAGTTACGAGCGGGTCAAAGTACAAATGGACATAGACACGCAGGTCAAGAAGAAGTTTATATGTTTACAAAAGGTACAGGTAAAATGGAACTTGATCATAAAATATTTGACGTTAAAGAAGGTGACATTGTTTTAATTGAAGATAATGTATTTCACAAAGTTCATAACACCGGCGACTATTGGTTAGAATTTGTTTGTGTGTTTGATGGAAAGAGATACGATGCGTGATGATCTAATGGTTCAACAACAAGTAGACAATGTATGGCAACATATGGTTGGTGTTATTTGTCTTAATCAAGTAAACAGACGTCAAACTAAACCTGTGCTTACAGAGTTTTTTAGACGTTGGCCTACACATAGTAGTTTGCTATATGCTACTAAAAAAGAAATTGAAGATGTACTACAACCATTAGGTATGCAACGTGTTCGAGCAGAAAGATTATATCGAATGAGTGAACAGTTTGGTGATTGGGATGGTGAAGATGCTACACAACTATATGGCATTGGTAAGTACGGTTCTGACAGTTATAGAATTTTTTATAAAAATGAAATACCTACAGACGTACAAGACAAAGAATTAAAAAGATATATTCAGGAAGAATTAGCCGCATGAAAATTTTACTCACAGGTAGCGAAGGAATGCTTGGATCAACATTAAAAATGTTTTGGCGTGGTATTTACGATATGACATTTATTGATCTTAAATTAGGTACAGACCTAAATACCTGTGACTTACCAGAAGTAGATGCTGTTGTGCATTTGGCTGGTAAGAGCGGAGTAAGAGAAAGTTTTGATTCACCTATGGAGTATTGGAAAAACAATGTAGAAGCAACTAAAAGATTATTTGACTTTTACAGTGTTCCTATCTACTATGCAAGTTCAAGCACTGCTAAAGAACCTGAAAGAAATCCATATGCATATACAAAACATATTATGGAAAAAGAAGCACCCGACAATGCAGTTGGTTTAAGATTCACAACCATTTATGGATCAGATGCAAGACCTAATATGTTTATTCCAAAACTTATGAGAAATGATGTTGAATATATTAACAATCATTCAAGAGATTTTATACACATTGCTGATGTGTGTAGAGCAGTTACTATGATAATGCATAGTAATCTAAAAGGTATAATTGATATAGGCACAGGCAAGTCTTATCATTTATCAAAACTTATTCAAGCAAAAGGGATTAAAGTTCCAATGCGTGAAGGAGGAAAACAAGAACGCAAGGACAATACTGCTGATACAACTCAATTAAACAGTATTGGATTCAAAGCGAGAATTGATGTAATTGACTTCGTTAGCCAAGAAAAAACACTTGACAAAGAAGCATTTTCTAAATATAATGTAACAATAGGAGACCAACCATGAAAGACATTTTACAAGACATCGTTGCCCATACACATTCGTTAGGATTTCTTAACATTGTAAAGGTAACAAATGAAACTGATACTACCATTGAATCAATGGCAGAAGATAGATCAGTTATTCTTAGTTCTAAGACTAAGAATGCAGTAAACGAATTTGCAGGTACATTTGGTATGCCTAACTTAGACAAGTTAGCATTACACTTAAAATGTCCTGAGTATCAAAAGAATGCAAAAATTACTGTTGAACAAGCAGATCGAAATGGCGAAACTGTTCCAACACACATTCACTTTGAAAACGAAGCAGGTGACTTTGAAAATGATTATCGCTTTATGAACAAGCAAATCATTGAAGAGAAACTTAAAACTGTTAAGTTTAAAGGTGCAAGTTGGGACGTAGTAGTTGAGCCAAGTGTGGCGGCTATTCAACGTATGAAGTTTCAAAGTTTAGCACACTCTGAGGAAACTGTGTTTACAGTTAAAACAGAAAACAACAACCTTGTGTTTAGTTTTGGTGATGCATCACAACACGCAGGTTCATTTGTATTCCATCCAGATGTGCAAGGTAGTTTGAAACACGCATGGGCGTGGCCTGTTGCCCAAGTGCAGGCAATCTTAAACCTCGACGGTAAAGTTACAATGAGCATTTCAGATCAAGGTGCTATGCAACTTACAGTCGACAGTGGTTTGGCAGAATACAATTATATTCTACCTGCTCAAACCAAGTAAGGAGTTTATGCAGAAACCAGGCATAATAGAAAAGATAGGACAATGGCACAGAAAAATCTTTACGTATGTAAGCATGAAAGCAAAAACAAGCAAAGTATGGGCAGTAGTGTTAACTATTTTAGTTTTATACGAAATAGTAGAACATTTAGTTTACCCATGGCTTGTACCATTGTTAGCAATAAAGGCATTTGGAGAATAGTTTGAATACTAACTTAACAAAAGAACAGAAAGACTACGCAATCTTTTTGCCTGCCATTAGTGGCTTTTATGCTACATTTATTGGTAAGCAACGCAAAGAAGAATACGTAGACAAAAGTCGTATTCCTTTTCCTAACAACGAAATGGAAGGCCTTAACTGGTTCAACACGCAACACGGATTGTTCAATTATCACTGGAGTTTATATTCCGCAGGACACGCAGAACTTGATGTAAACAAGGACGCACCTAAAGAAGATATGATTCGAAACAGAGATAGAAATAACTCGTGGTTACTTGGTGACTCAGGTGGTTTCCAGATTGGTAAAGGTGTATGGGAAGGTGATTGGAAGGATCCTAATTGTCCTAAAGCAAAAAAGAAACGTGAACAAGTGTTAACTTGGATGGACGCATATATGGACTATGGTATGATACTTGATATCCCGGCTTGGGTATCACGTTCACCTGCTGGTGCTAAAGCAACAGGTATTGATAACTATCAAGATGCCGTAAATGCTACACGTATCAATAACGATTACTTTATGGCTAATCGTAATGGTAATTGCAAGTTCTTAAATGTATTGCAAGGAGAAAATCATGCTGATGCAGAAGATTGGTATCAGCAAATGAAAGATTACTGTGATCCTAAAAAATATCCTGACACACATTTTAATGGTTGGTCAATGGGTGGTCAGAATATGTGTGATGTTCACCTTGTACTTAAAAGAATGGTTGCACTACGTTTTGATGGTTTGCTTGAAAAAGGCAAACACGACTTTATGCACTTCTTAGGTACAAGTAAATTAGAGTGGGCAACACTACTTACAGATATACAAAGAGCAGTAAGAAAATATCATAATGAAAACTTTACTATCACATTTGATTGTGCTTCGCCTTTCCTCGCAACCGCTAATGGACAGATCTACTGTGAACTTGAAACTCAGGACAGAAAGAAATGGGTTTATAGAATGGTTCCAAGTATCGATGACAAATCACTTGCAACAGATACAACACCATTCGGAGATGCGTTTGTTAGAGAAGGAAAACACGGAAGTTTCTTAAACAGTCCTATCACACAGAATTTACAAGCAAAAGATGTTTGTATTTACGCACCAGGCGATTTAAACAAAATAGGCAAAGAAGGCAAAACAAGTTGGGATAGTTTTAGTTATGCTATTCAAATGGGTCATAATGTTTGGAGTCACATTAATGCAGTACAAGAAGCAAACAGACAGTATGATCAAGGTACAATTCCAGCGATGCTTGTAGAAGAACGTTTTGACAGATTGTTCTTCCGAGATGTTGTTGAAGCAATTTTTGCAACTGACAACAGAGATGAGGCTAATGCTGTAATTGAGGAATTTAACAAGTTTTGGATGTCAATCATTGGCACCCGAGGCGCTACAGGAAAGAAGACGGTTAATGCCCAAACGCAATTTGGTAACCTCTTTGAGGAGTTATAAAATGGCAAAAGCAAGTAAGAAAATCGAAAAACTAAAAGAACATCATGCATGGTATGATGCAAAAGTAAAAGAACTTGAGGACGAAAGAAACTATGATAGATCTTTTGTACACAAAAGTCTTTTACTAAAGTTAAAAAAAACTAAACTGGCAATTAAAGATCAAATTGAAAACTTAATGAAGGAATTTCAAAAGTGAAACGTGATTATTCAGAAGGCGTTGTAAAAGATGATGTTGTTTACTTTACTGGTTATGAAGTAGAGAAAACACCAGCATACGATATGGATACACTGTTTATAGTAGGTTGTCGTCCGTTGGATGAAGTACTTGCTAAAGCAAAAGAAACTCATGTAGATCATATTTACTTAGGTGCTAATCAAAGTTTCGAAGTTAAATTACCACACGGTGATGATGAAACAAACAAAGCATGGGATACACTAATTTATGGTTTGCTTGAAGAAGGATATCATGTCACACTTGACTATGACGTAAAGTATCACGAATGGGTACTTGAATCTGGATATAACGAAAAGACACGTTTCATTAGTCAAATCAGTGTAAAACTTCCTTATATTGATCAACTTAATTATAATGCTTGTATTAAGATTGACGACAAAGACTTTAAAGCAACCAATTTAGGTGTATGGATTCATCAGGTCCATGAACTTCAGGATCGTTCAAAGTTTACAGATTGGTCCAAATACGAAAACGATAATCCGGTTGACAAACAGGACGAAAGGTAGTATAGTATGAGTATAACTGATACAATGATGAAAGAAGCAATGAAACAAGAAACACACGAAAAGATCATGCGAACAGCAAAGAGAATGATTTGGGTAACATTCCGCAAGGAAGGTATCCATAAGTATCCTGCGGCCTTAGATGATCCTAAGTTAGCAACAGGTGAATGGGATGATGTGTCATTTTTAGGTTATCCACACAGACACATTTTTCATTTCAAAGTAGGTATCACTGTTACACACAACGACAGAGATATTGAGTTTATTCAATTTAAACGATGGATGGAGAAACTGTATAGCGAAGGTACATTAAATTTAGATTACAAATCATGTGAAATGATGTCAGATGATCTTTATGAAAAGATCGCTGAAAAATTCCCGGGCAGAGAAGTACATATCGACATCAGTGAAGATGGCGAGAATGGTGCCCATATCGAGTACGCAAAATACTGAGGAGTATTATGAAATGGCGATTAAGTATGATCGTGAAACGTATAACAAGATCTTTAACGATCTTGAAGCATTCAAAGAGTTTTGTGCGAGTTCTTGGGTGTTAGGATACCATCGTGCATACAAGTTCGACGAACGCGACTTGTATAATAATAAAAGTGAAGCGTGGCGTAACTTTTGCAATTTTAAGAAAGGCAAGCGTCCACGTCCTAACTTTAAAAAGAAGTTCAACAGGAGACATTAATGACAGTTTATATTGTAGATATTGAAGCAGTAGATACACGCTACACCAAGCAGTGGAAAGAGCATCTTCCAAAGCAACTTCAACGTGCTACAAATATGGACGTCAAAGTCATTAGTGGAGGAGAGACGCCTCAGGCTACAACACCTGGGGCGTTTCTTAACTTCGGTGGAACAAATGTTTACAAATCAAAACAACTTGAAACTATTGGAGAGATGTTTTGTAAAGGAGAAATAAATGACGGAGATTATTTCCTATATACGGACGCTTGGAACCCGACTGTTATCCAACTTAAATACATGGCTGAGTTACTGGGGTGTAACATTAGAATCGGTGGCCTTTGGCACGCTGGTAGTTATGATCCTCATGATTTCCTTGGCAGGCTTATAGGTGATAAACCTTGGGTTCGTCATGCAGAACAAAGTATGTATGAAGTGTTTGATGACAACTTTTATGCTACAGACTTTCATATAGATTTGTTTGCAAAAAGTTTTAAGATGGACCCAAGTAAAACTAAACGTGTTGGTTGGCCTATGGAGTACTTAAAAAATAGTTTTAGTATGTATCAAAATATGCCTAAGGAAAACTTAATACTATTTCCGCATCGTATTGCTCCAGAAAAGCAAGTTGAAATTTTTAGAGATTTAAAAGAACAATTACCACAATATGAATTTATTGTGTGTCAAGAACGTGAACTTAGTAAAAATGAATATCATAATTTATTAGGTCGTGCAAAACTTGTGTTCAGTGCTAACCTACAAGAAACACTCGGCATTAGTTGGTACGAAGGCGCACTTGTAGGTACTATTCCTATGGTTCCAGATAGATTAAGTTATTCAGAAATGGCACTAAAAGAATTCAAATATCCAAGTGAATGGACTAAAGACTTTGAGTCATATAAATTGAATAGGGGTCAGTTAATGGCTAAAATTACAAATTATATGGAAAATTACAAAGATTATATTATTCCGGTACAACAACAAGTACAGAAATTACAATCAGAGTTCTTTTCAGGTAAAGCATTATATAAGGCAATTAGTAATGGGTGATGATAACAATTACAAAGTTTCGTATGATAGTCAAGGTATGGTAGACGGTATTACTATAGCAACAGATGATACATGGGAAACTGATGGAACATATACTGTTTCTTTAAACAATGATGAGTATGATGCACACCCCCACGTAACTCCAAGTTTTACAATTACTGGCGATTATATGCCAAGTAGTTTAGGTGCATGGCCTACTGAATATGAAATTGGAGAAATGGTTAAAGTTTATCCCGCATTAAAGATTCAATACCAAAAGTTTATTGAAGTATACAACTTAGTCAAGGACGACTATAAAAATAGAGGTGATGATGAAATTCCTTTCTAAATTAATGGAACTATTAGGACGTAAAAGAACTATCTATGATAGAGATGGAAAGGTTCCGTATCTTATTAGATATTATATTTTTCTAAAAGATAGAAAGAAATTTCCTTTCAACATTACACTACATAAAATCCTTGTAGGAGATGAACCTACATTACATGATCATCCTTGGAACTATGCTACTCTTATTCTCAAGGGTGGATACTGGGAACATATTCCATTACGCAATTCTACAACAGGCGGAGTTGTTGGTAGCACAAGAGTATGGAGAGGTCCTGGACATTTTCGTTATAGAAAAGCAGATGACCTGCATTGGTTAGAACTTGCCAAGGACAAAGACGGAAACGACATTCCTTGCACAAGTTTATTTTACATGGGTCGTAAACAAAAAGAATGGGGATTTCTTCCTTGGCATGGTGGTGACACAATTGAAGATCGCGGTTACAAGTGGATACACAATGAGAAGTATTTAGGTATTGGAGCAAAGCATGGAGATTAAACGCACAAATTATTTTGGTGGTTTGATCAAAACATATGACAATGTCTTCAGTCCTAAAGTTATACAAATCCTTGAAAACGAAATACAAAATTTAAGTTTTAAATGGGGTACCAGAGATAACCCAGATCAACCTCCTACAGGTTTACAATGTTTTGAATTTGAACATACACATACATGGTCAACTCTTTGGAATGTTGTGCAAGAAAAATTAGAAGACCTTGAAGGTTTAGAATATCGTAGAAGCAATTTAAACTTTTTTGCTACAGGAGAAGATGCATACTATCACAAAGATGATTGTGATTGGACACTTTTATATTACTGTAATAGCAAATGGCAACCTGACGAAAAAGGAGAAACTAAGTTTTTTATTACAACTGAAGACTTAGAAGGTTATGAACTTAAAGATGTTCAAGGAAATACTAATCCACTTGTAGTTAGTGTTGCGCCTATTCCTGGACGCTTTTGTTTTTTTAAAAGCAGTATCAACCACAGTGCTACTGGTTTTAGATCAAGTGCAAGATTTGTTCCTGCACTTAAATTTGTTAATGCAGGTTTCGGAAACGGAACTGGTATTATTGTAGAAAAAGGAAATCAAGACTTATTAGAAATTAGGAGGGGTCATGATTAAGAAACACTACTATAGTTGGCAAGACGTAGAAAATATGTGCGTCAGTATTGTAAATCAAATGTACAAAGACAACTGGCGTCCTGATTATATTGTAGGTATTACACGCGGCGGCAATGTTCCTGCTACTATTATTTCAAATATGACTGGCATTCGTTGCGAAGCACTTAAGGTTGCACTACGAGATAGTGCAAGCCATTTAGAAACTAATGCTTGGATGAGCGAAGATGCATTTGGCAATCCTGACAGCGATGGTGGTGAAAACAAAAAGAATATTCTTATTGTAGATGACATTAATGACACAGGTGCTACGTTTAAGTGGATTATGGAAGATTGGCAATCAAGTTGTTTGCCTCATCATGAACACTGGGCAAACGTTTGGGGAGACAATGTTCGCTTTGCAACATTAACAGAAAATTTAAGCAGTGAGTTTGACGGTGTATCATACTCTTGCGATGAAGTAAACAAAGCAGAAGAGGATGTATGGCTTGTTTATCCTTGGGAAAACGTAGGAGTTTATTAATGTCTTTTACTACTGAAGAAAATCTTGAACTGTTAGAAAATATTCGCAAGCCAGAAACATTTATTAGAATTACTGCCTGGGGTTATGGTGCTGAAATGGCATGGTGTCCTATCAGTGAGAAATGTGCAGAATGGTGGAACGAAACAAAGGACGATGATATTAGTGCAGACGAATATATGGCAGATGCAGAAGAATTTCGCAAAACACATGACATTCCACAAGAAGCAGACTTCCTATGGGATTCGGAATACGAACAACACGCTCAATGGTATGAATCACCAAATGAAGAACTGCACACTTTTGGAGTTGTAACTGGCAATGCAAATATTACTATAGAAGAAGTTGACAGTGCAGAATATAATTCTAAGATATTGAATACTATTTGCGAAAATGTAAATTATGAAGAACTGTATGACGAGCATGAGATTGATTCTACAATTAATGACGAGTATGCAGTACTACCTAAAGGTTGGTATGCACAAATGATCAGCCATGAAAAAGGAACATTCTTTGATGGTATTTTACATCTTAAAGGCGAACAGTTTGATGTTAAAAAACTTGTGGTACACGAAATGGAATTACCAAACGGTGAATGTGTAATTGAAAAAGTTACATACGGTGAAAAAGAAATTGAAGTTGATAACCAAGGCGGCGATACTAACGGCAAAGGGTATAGTTGTCATTTTTATGAGGAAACATATGAGCCAGCAAAACATTAATTCATTTAGCGAAGTACCTTGGAAAGACGTGCTTGTTGATACAAAAGATTTTACAGTATTTAGAGATGGCTTTCCGGTTACAGAAGGACATATTCTTTTTGTTCCTAAAGAAGAAACTTGGGAGAAATTAGAAAAGTGTTACAAGGCCGCTTATGCTTGGGGATACGATTGGGTACAAAAAGGCTACTGTGATAGTTACAACTTAGGACAGAATGTTGGCAAAGAAGCCGGACAAACTGTTATGTGGCCACACGTACATTTAATTCCAAGACGCAAAGGCGATATGGCAGATCCTAAGGGCGGTGTACGTGGTGTTATTCCACATATGCAAAAGTATACTGTTCCTGATCCAAGACAACCAAGTTTATTTGTTGAAGGTGATTGCGTATAATGAGAACTGCTGTCATAGGTTGTAGTCATAGTGCAGGCTATAGTTATAGTCAGCAACAAGGTCAACGTGATCGTTGGAATGATAACAACTGGGCAGAGTTTTATATAAACAATCAAAACAAAGACGGTGTAATTTTTGCTTGTCCTGGAAGAGGTTGGTATGACTACAGTGAACGTCTTGCATTTCTATTTAAGAAATACAATGACATAGATGAAGTTGTAATACAACAAACTTACTGGAATAGGTTTAGATTTGGTTTTCAAAATCCTTGCCACTACGAAAACATAGTTCCACTTGAACGTCATATGAACTTAGAAGAAACTAAAGGACGTATAGACTGTTACAATATCAATATGTGGGACGATGAAAATAAAAGTTTTGATACAGGAAGAATAACAGTTGCAGGAGATTATGCAGTTAATCCGTCAATTGGTTTTACGTTTGAACCATTTGACATTCAAGACCCCAATCTACAACAAGAAGGATATCAAAGACTGAAGGCATGGTATGAACTAATGACTGTTGTAGCACAAAGAAGTTTTTTCAAAGAAGTATATCTTTGGAATACACTCTGCAAAGAAAACAATGCAGAATTAAAAATCTTTGCCATTAATGAGAACACATGGTTACCTAAAGATCTAAATATGCTTGGTGACTGTTCATATGGTAAAGTTGCTAACCAAAACATTAGAGAGTTTTTGGAAAGTAAAAGCAATACAGATTCATTCACAATTGATGACGAACACTACAATGTAGAGGCTCACCAATTAATTGCAAATGAATTTGTCCCAAACATAGGAAAGGAATAACAATGGCCTACGATAGAGAACTAATGAAAGAAGCAATGATCAAACACGCAGAAGGACATATTGCAAAACACAAAGCAAATATTGAAGTATATTTCCATAATGCGGCAGGTGTTGGAGAACATCCTGATATTCTTGAAGCAATTGAAAAAGAATTGAACATTGTAGCAGAATATGATGATCAAATCGAAATGCTCAAAAAGTATTTTTAAGTGTATAATATACTTGACAAAAACCTAAATAAAGTATATAATGTAAACAATAATAGACATCCACGTCTATAACTCGGAGAAGTAAATTGAAAAAATATGAAGAAGTAACAAAACGTATTACAGACAATAACAAACGTTATTGGGCAGGCGATAATATATCAGAATATATTTTTAAAGGTGAAAAAGATATTTTGATAGATGAAGCAACAGAGGCTTTTGAATCTGTTCTTGATAGGTTAATTATTGATCGTCACAACGATCCAAATTCACAAGATACTGCAAGACGTCTTGCAAAAATGTATTACAATGAACTAATGAGTGGTAGGTATAATCCTATGCCTAATGCAACTGCATTTCCTAATCATATAGATGATGGTTACAAAGGTATGCTTGTTGTACGAAGCGAACTTAAAAGTGTTTGTTCACATCATCATCAGCCAGTAGGCGGTGTGGCATATATTGGTATTATTGCCGCTGATACACTTATTGGTTTATCGAAATACACAAGAATTGCACAATGGTGTGCAAGACGTGGTACACTGCAAGAAGAACTAAACAATGACATTGCTCGTGAGATTATGAAAGCAACAGGTTCTGAAAACGTAGGTGTATATGTTCAAGCAACACATGGTTGTTGTGAGAACAGAGGTATTATGGCAAAGAGTAGTTTAACACAGACAACTGTGCTTAAAGGTGCGTTTGCTAATGATCCAGGTACTAAAAAAGAATTTATGGATAACATTAAATTACAACAGGAGTTTGCACGTGACTAAGGAAGGCCCAATGAAATCGCATATGGAAAGATCTAAGGAAGGTGTAATCAAAGAGATTTACACTACCTATACTGTCAAAGACGGACGTCTTGTAAAAGATACGTCTGTACGTCAATATCAAAAGGATGGCGACTATCACGACTCATATTACAATGAGCCATTGGTACAGGTGAAAGAATGAAACTAAGATATAGTGAAGCATTTTACAGTGTGCAAGGAGAAGGACGCTTTGTTGGTGTTCCTTCTGTATTCTTAAGAACATTTGGTTGTAACTTCCGTTGCATGAACTTTGGTTTAGCAAGAGGTGAACCTATGCGTGATGAAAAACTTGCTAACGGTGTTAAACACAACAGTGAAGTTAAAGCATTGCTTGATGACGGTGTTACTGACAAAATTAAAACATTTGAAGAATTGCCTATTGTACATACAGGCTGTGATACTTATGCAAGTATCTATCCTGAATTTAAAAAATATATGAACGATAGAACAGTTGATGAAGTTGTTGAGCATATTTTAAGTCTTACTCCGCAAGGTAAGTGGACAATGGATAATGGACAGGATGTTCATTTTATTTTAACAGGTGGTGAACCTTTGTTGGGGTGGCAAAGATTTTACGCCGAACTATTCGAACACCCTCGTATGGAGGATCTAAAAAATGTTACGTTTGAAACAAATACAACACAAACTCTCAGAGATGATTTCCGAGAATATCTCGAAACTCAAAACAGATTCAAAGTCACTTGGTCGTGCAGTCCAAAACTTTCCGTTAGCGGAGAGCCTTGGGATACTGCTATCAAGCCTGACATTGCTCGTAGTTACTACAACATTCCTAATAGTGATATGTATTTCAAGTTTGTGGTCGCTGATGAATATGATGTGGACGAAGTATCTAAAGCAGTTGATGCATTCCGCAAAGAAGGGATTGATTGCCCTGTATACGTTATGCCCTTGGGTGGCAGATCGGAAGAATACAAACTCAACACCAGAGGAGTCGCAACATTGGCAATGGAGCGAGGTTGGCGCTATACACCCAGACTACACGTCGACATCTTCGGAAACGCCTGGGGAACTTAAGGAGGAAGAAGCGCCTGACGTAAAAGCAAGGAAGGCCGGATTATGATGGACAAACTTAAAAATATGTTTAAAAAGCCAAGCACGAATGAAAAAGAACTTTCACATCGTGACTTGATGATGAAAGAAAAAGAAGCCGCAACTAAGGCTAAAAAACCTTGGGTTGGTGTACTTGATACACAGGTTAACAAAGATAACATTCGCAATGGTTTCTTTGAACTTGATTGGAACAATGAATTTATTGAACAGTTACTTGATGCAGGTTATTCAGGTGAATCAAATGAAGAAATTGTTGATATGTGGTTTAAAGATCTTGCAAGGAATGTTCTTGCTGACGAAGGACACGATCCTAATCGAGGTGCAGGATTCATTAATACCAAAAACTTAGGTGATGGTAAATCGGAGGTTAAGTAATGTCGCTAATTAGAATTAAAAGTTATCACCCACAAACAGAGTTTGCTCCAAGTTGGAACATTCCACTTTGGCTTACAAACTGGACTGATCTTGAACACGTGGATAAAATTCACGAGTGGATTGAAAAGAACGAAAAGACTATTCTTGATTATGAATATACTAATACGGGCGGCACAGGTTTAAACGAAAATCATATTACTACACGTTTTGGTAGATATAATTTGTTAGAACAAGACGAACCTGCTTTCAAAGAACTGTTAACCTTTTTAAGATATTCATATCTTGAATATGTACAGAAACAGCAATTAGAATTAAAAGACTTACAGATTGTTTGTTGGGCAAATATCTTACGCAAAGACGAAGGTATGGATTCACACGCACATGGTGCACAGCCTGATTCTTATCTAAGTGGTAATATGCACTTTGGCGATTATCATACAAACACTGTATATCATTCAAACTTTGACCCGGAATCAAAAATTGCACTACCTAATAAAAAAGGTGGATGTGTTATGTTTCCAAGTTGTACACCTCACTATGTAGAACCACATACAAGAGATGATATTCGTATTAGTGTTGCATTTGATCTAAGATTAACCAACAGTTTTGATCACAAAGAAATGAATGCTATTCCTTTTATGAACCAAGAAGTTCTAAAAGAAATTCAAGAAAAAGCAAAACAACAGGTTGACAACACACCTAAAAAATAGTATAATATGACTATGGATTCGGAAAAGAACTATAGAATGGTTAAGACATTGGCAGAGAATTTTAAAGATAAACCTATGAAACGTAAAGTAGATACGTATGAATATGAATCTCTTGCCGAATGTATTAGAAGCGATCAAGTTCCAGCAAGTCATGTTGCAGAGTTTTTTACTGATCCTGCATTTTATAAATGGTACAGTGAAAAATATTTTAAGGGTAAAAAATGAACTATATTCTTGTAGATACTGCTAACACTTTCTTTCGTGCAAGACACGTAGTACGAGGTAACCTTACAGATAAAGTTGGCATGGCTTTTCATATTACTTTAAACGGTATTAGGAAAGCATGGCAAGACTTTGACGGCAGTCATGTTATATTTTGTCTTGAAGGACGCAGTTGGCGTAAAGATTATTACGAGCCTTACAAAAGAAATAGAAGTGATGCTCGTGCGGCACTAACTGCAAGTCAGCAAGAGGAAGAAGAAGTATTCTGGGAAATGTTTGACGAGTTTAAAGACTTTGTTACAAACAAAACTAATTGTACTGTTTTACAACATCCGCAACTCGAAGCAGATGATTTAATTGCAGGTTGGATACAATCACATCCTAATGACAATCATGTTATTATTTCAACTGACGGAGATTTTGCACAATTAATTGCTCCCAATGTAAAGCAGTACAATGGTGTACAAAACGTAACAGTTACACACGAAGGTTACTTTGATGATAAAGGTAAACCTGTGGTAGACAAGAAAACTAACGAGCCTAAGGCGGCACCCGATCCGCAATGGTTACTATTTGAAAAGTGTATGCGTGGTGACACAAGTGATAATGTGTTCTCAGCATATCCTGGTGTTAGAGTAAAAGGCACTAAAAACAAAGTAGGCTTAAAAGAAGCATTTGCTGACAAAGATAGCAAAGGTTATAACTGGAATAATATGATGCTACAACGTTGGATTGATCATGAAGGTGTAGAACATCGTGTGCTTGAAGACTATCAACGCAATGTAACACTTTGTGATTTATCCGCACAGCCAGATGAAATTAAACAAATCTTAGCACAGGTTATTGCAGATAATAGTAAGCCTAAAGAAGTTGCTCAAGTTGGTGTGAAACTTATGAAGTTCTGTGCTAAACACGAACTTAATAGAATTTCAGAACAAGTGCAGAGTTATAGCGAACCTCTAAATGCAAGGTATGCATAATGGAAATTATTTGGCATATCTTACTTACAGTTTGTTTAGGATCAACTTGTATAGAACAAGATGTGCAACGTTTTGACTCTCAAGCAGAATGTGAAAGTATGCTACCTGTCTACACAGAACTTCCTATTGATGGTGACTGGGATACTGTAAAATATGTGTGCAAACCAGTAGGATCATTATCAGCATGAGCGAATTACAAGACGAAAACTTTTTAGATGCATACGAATTGATCGGTTGTCCAGAGCCTGATGTAAGGGACTTTGTACACAGTTTGCCTGTTAATTTAGGCAATAAACAAAGATACGTACCAACAGAAGATTATCTACGTGAAGATGTAGCAAAAAGAATGGGCAAAATACTTGCAAAAGTAGTTGTCCAAAATATGTCAGTTGACGAAATTATTGGCTTAAATAACTTAGCAAATATGCCGGAAGATCCTTATATGTTTATGCGATTAAAAGACATTAGAGGAAAAGACGGTTATAAAGAAGCATATATTAAGGAAATGCAATTACGTGATAAACGTGATTACAGAGAAAGAGAATTTCCTTTAGAGCCAATTCTTGAAGCAATTGAAAACGGAACTTGTCGACCACCGTTGGTAATGGAATTAGACAGTGGAAGATACGTAATTGATGGCAGAACAAGATTGTATGCGGCAATAGCATCTAATAAAAGTTTAGATGTTAGAGTTGTGAATACTGAAACTTTTGGAGGACTGAATGACGAAAATTAAAGCAAACCCAATCGTAGCAGGAAAATTTTGGATTGTAGAAGAGGACGGCGAACGTATAGGAACTTTGTCTAAACAAGAAGATAAGTCATATATGTATTGTTGCAATACACACACAAAATTTTACGAAAGCGAAAAACAATTAACAAAAGACGTTGATATCGAGTGGGGTATCAAAGATGCAAAAACTGAAACTACTACTGATAAAGAAGTTCATGGTTTTAGAACATCTTGTGTACCGCACAATTCAATGTATGATGTAAAACGTAAACTTCCTTTGTTTACAAAAAGCAAAAAGTCTAAAAGCCTGTATTGTGCAGGTTACTACATTATTAGATTTGAAAAAGGTTGGGTACGCAGTTTCTGTCCTAAACTTGTTACTATTGAAGGCTATACATCTAAAGGTCCTTTCAAGGACGAGTTGACAATGCGTTCAGAACTATCAAAGGCAAATGCAGATGACAAAAGAGCCGATTAATACATCACCTATTGAAACTTTTATTCAACAGGTAAAATCTGCTGATACATCTAATGTAAAAGAAATTAGATTGCCAATTCAACAAGCCAAGAATCTTGCATTGACTTTAGGACAAGTAAGTGCAAGACTACACGGCGACTTAGAAAAATTTGTAAAAGAAAATGCTGTCAAGGCAGAACAAGAAGTAATTAACGTCGAGATGGATGGCGGCGGCTTCAAAGAATAATGCAAATCCAAACACTATTCCAAACAGATATCTATAAAACAAAAGTTCCTGCACAAGAAGATATAAAAAGTTTTCTAACTTACAATGTACAACAAGACTTTTTAAATAACGGTCCTAATTGTGATTTTTGTAATGTGTATAGCGATTTCTTTCCAGGTGCAAAACAAGTAGACTGGCAAGAACTACTACCTAAATACGAAACTCCTATAAACGAGTTTATGCAGTTTTATGGGTTTGATACCGAACACGAAGACTGGAACGTTGGTATTGATGCTTGGTATAATGTTACAGGCAAAGGTGGTTGGGGAGAAATACACAATCATTTATCCAGTCCTCGTACTATACAAATATGCGCCGTACACTACGTAAAATACGATCCGCAAGAGCATGAACCCACAGTATTCTATAACCCTGCACAAGACGGTATTAGAAGCACACAACCTACCCCTATAACACATAAATTGCCTGCAAAACACCCTAAAGAAGTTATAATTGCTGACGCACAAGAAGGCGATATTATATTCTTTCCCCCTTATCTAAACCATAGTATTCCTATACAAAAGAGCGTAGTTCCAAGAATAACTACTGCTTTTAATATAACAATTACTGAAAAATAAGATAAATATATACGTAGTTTATTATTGAGGACACGTATATAATGAGTAGACCTAAACCGAAAATACTGTTAGAGTATGTTGACAAAAAGACTTACAAGTCTGATCAGATCCTTGCGGCTGAAGCAATATGGGCAGTATTTTATCAAGGCAAGCCATTTAACTTGAAAACTCAAAATTCTCTATCAAGTTTCCCTGGACCTAAGTACAAAAAAGTATCTTTTTCAAATCCAGGACACGCACACAATCTTGCTAAAAAATTAAACACATTATTCAACACAGAAGAATTTAATGTTGTTAAGTTAGACAAGGGCGAAATAGTAACAGAGGGATAAGCAGATGTACGAATACAAGTGTAAAATTTTACGTGTAGTCGATGGCGATACAGTAGACGTTGATATTGATTTAGGTTTCGGAGTATGGCTTAAGAAAGAAAGAGTTAGAATGATGGGGATTGATACCCCTGAATCAAGAACGCGAGATAAAGTAGAAAAGAAATTTGGATTAGCGGCAAAGGCTTTTGTAAAAGAAAAAATGCCAGTAGGAAGTATGCAAGTACTTAAAACAGAAATTGATAAAAGTGGAGAAGATAAGAAAGGCAAGTTCGGACGTATCTTAGGAGACTTTTTAATTGATGAAGATAGACTTACAGACATCATGGTTTCAGAAGGTCATGCTGTTGCATACTTTGGTGGTAGCAAAGAAGAAATACAAATGAAGCATATGGCTAACAGAGAAAAACTTCTACGTGAAGGCAAGGTAAAGTGAACTGGAAAGAAACTTACACTAAAGTATTTCTTAAACAAGCAGACATCAGTATAACAGAAGCAACCATTAAACAGTATATGCCAACATGGTGGCAAAACACAAGAGCAAAGGATACTGGAGGATTGCGTTTAACTGATGCTGGCTTTACATTCGTTACAGAAAAATTAGATTTACAATACTACGAAGTACCATTTCCCCCAGACTTTGAACTTACAACAAATACTGTAATTTGGTTAGATAGATTTATTACTTGCCCGTACTATCTGACAAACAAAATGATCATAGTTCTTGACGAAAAGAAAGCACTCGAACTGCATCTTTTTAGTGGTGATGTCAAAAAATATGGCCTAACTAAAGCACTAAAAAGAGCCGACGAAGAACTAACCCCTTGATTTTATTGACATTTTAGTTTAACCAAAATCCAAAAAAAAATTAAAAAAACACTTGACCTTTTGGTACTGTGAGTGTATTATATATACATACTTAGAAATTAAGTAAGGCACTGAAACACAAGGAGTACAAAATGGAAAACATTGCAACTCGGACTATTAGTCCAAACAACGCGAAGAAAAGCATTCTTCGTGCATTTAACAAACAACGTCCTATCTTTATTTGGGGAGCACCAGGTATTGGTAAGTCTGATATTATTCATCAAATTGGTGAACAATTGGACGCACTTGTAATTGACGTTCGTTTGTCACTGTGGGAACCCACAGACATTAAAGGTATTCCATATTATGCGGCTAACGATAACTGCATGAAATGGGCACCACCAGCAGAACTACCAACTGCCGAAATGGCAAAGAAACATAAGAAGATTATTCTGTTTCTTGATGAAATGAATTCTGCGGCGCCGGCTGTACAAGCCGCGGCATATCAGTTGATCCTTAACCGTAAGGTTGGTCAATATGTATTGCCAGACAACGTTTTGATTGTTGCCGCTGGTAACCGTGACGCTGACAAAGGTGTTACATACAGAATGCCTGCTCCATTGGCTAATCGTTTTGTTCACTTAGAACTTAAAGTAGATTTTGACGATTGGTTTTCTTGGGCAACTGAAAACAAGATCCATACAGATGTTGTGGGTTACTTGACATTTGCAAAGAAAGACTTGTATGACTTTGATCCTAAAAGTCCAAGTCGTTCATTTGCAACACCGCGTTCTTGGTCATTTGTGTCCGAACTGTTAGAAGACGATGATGACGAGAATACCACTACTGATTTGGTTAGTGGTGCAGTAGGCGAAGGCCTTGCTGTTAAGTTCATGGCCCATCGTAAGATGGCATCCCAACTTCCGAACCCTTCGGAAATCTTGGATGGTAAGGTTAAAGAGTTGAAGACAAAAGAAATCAGTGCCATGTATTCCTTGACTGTCTCACTCTGCTATGAACTTAAAGAATCCTGTGACAAAAACGATAAGAAGTTCGACGATAAAGTTAATAACTTCCTACGTTTTGCAATGGATAATTTTGACACTGAGTTGGTTGTAATGGGTATTAAACTTGCTCTTACACAATACGAACTTCCAATCGATCCAGATGAAGTTGAGTGTTTTGATGAATTCCATGAACGTTATGGGAAATATGTTACTGCCGCACAGGCATCATAACATTTTGGGTAGGGCATTTTGGTGTCCTACCCATTCTTTTTTGGTTGACATTTACCGTTAAATATACTATAATAGTAAAATAATAAGGCACAAGGAGAACATGGCATGACAGTAGCAACAACAGAAGCAGTAGAAACACCAGATATTGAAGTAACTGATGAACTTCGTAAAGAAGTTTTAGATAAAATTATCGTTGCTCGTGTTGGTCTGCTTATGCGTCACCCTTTCTTTGGCAACATGGCTACACGTCTTAAAGTTGTTGAAGCAAGTGATTGGTGTCCAACAGCCGCTACTGACGGCAGACACTTGTTCTATAGTGTTCCTTTCTTTGCTAATATGACAAACAAAGAAGTTGAGTTTGTTATTGCACATGAAATTCTACACTGCGTATATGATCATATGACACGTAGAGAAAAACGTGATCCGCAGATTCATAACATTGCCGCTGACTACATTGTAAATAATATTCTTGTACGTGATAAAATTGGCGACAAGCCTAAAGACATTCCAATCTTTCAAGACTTTAAATATGATGGCTGGACTTCAGAAGAAGTATATGATGAAATCTTCAGCAAATATGACGAAGAAGAATTGAAACAACTTGGTCAACTTCTTGACGAACATATTGATTGGGATAAAGATGGTGACGACCAAAGCAATGGTGGTGGCAAAAAACAAAAGAAACAAGGTGACAAGCCTTCATATAGCAAAGAAGAGTTGCGTAAAATTCGTGACGAAATTAAAGAATCTATGATATCATCTGCACAATCAACAGGTGCTGGCAATCTTCCTAAAGAAATTCAACGTATGATTAAAGAGTTGACTGAACCTAAAATGAACTGGAGAGAACTTCTTCAGCAACAGATTCAATCAACTATTAAAAATGATTTTACTTTTAGTCGTCCTTCACGTAAAGGTTGGCACACTGGTGCTATTCTTCCAGGACTAAACTTTCAAGACACAATTGATCTATGTATTGCAATTGATATGAGTGGTTCGATCAGTAACGAACAGGCACAAGTATTCTTAAGTGAAGTTAAAAGCATTATGGATCAATATCAAGATTATCAAATTAAAATTTGGTGTTTTGATACAGAAGTTTATAACGAGCAAGATTTTGATGCGGCAAATGATGATCTACTATCTTATGAAGTACAAGGTGGTGGTGGTACTGACTTTGACGCTAATTGGAGATACATGAAGGACAATGATATTGTTCCTAAGAAATTCATTATGTTTACAGATGGCTATACTTGGGATAGTTGGGGTGATGCTGATTACTGTGATACAATCTTTGTAATTCACAGTCACCATAACAAAGAATTAGAAGCACCATTTGGAATTACAACACACTATGAAAATGAAACCAAATCCGCTTAACTTTTTTAGCATACGAAAATTAGATTATCCAGGACCTCATTTAGAGTATATGGAATTGTCTCAAGGCTATAATTTGGACAAAGCAATCATTACTTGGATCGAAAACAACTGTAAAAGTAGATATTATATTGGACGATCAGTTGGGTTTGATAACAATAATAGTCTGCAAACCAAGGTAAAGATAGGTTTTGAGAACCCAAAAGAACTTTCATATTTCGCTTTGGCGTGTCCACTTTTAAAATACAAATAAGTAATTAAGTATGCATATTACTAATAAACAAGGAGAATGACATATGTCTGATACAAATACACAACAACCGGCTCCAGGTCAAGCACCTGCACAAGGCGGAAATGTTGAATTGACAGTTCAGGATCTTAACACACTAAGAACTGTAATTGATGTTGCTACACAACGTGGCGCATTTAAAGCAAACGAATTGGCGGCTGTAGGTACAACTTATAATAAGTTAGATACATTCTTACAGCAGGTTCAAAAACAACAGGCTGACGCCGCAAAAGCAAAAGAAGGTGAAGCACCAGCGGCACCAACAGCGGCACCGGTAAGTGGAGCAGATGCGTCTGCGGCATTATCAGGTGAGCCTGCACCGGAGACAAAATAATGGCTATTAAACACATTGGTAGAATGAAGACCAACAAAAGAAAAGTTGCTGTTGCATACAGAACTCTTCCAGGTGATGCTAATAGTGCATTAGTAGTATCAACTGAAAACTTAACTGATTCAGATCATGATATCTTAATGCAATTAGTAGATTCAAACTCTGGACAGAATGCGTATGAGTTAGCAGAAGCAATGGCACGTACACGTCTTTCAGACGGTAGTGTTATGTTGGCACGTTTTCATGCACAAGGTAAATTGCAAAAAGTACCTACGTCAGATGTTATTATGACGCCTGATACTAACACAACTATTCAGTTAGATGAATTAAACAAAATCATCGCTGATCAAAAAGGTGTGGCAATTGAAGATCTTGCAATTAAGGAAGACACACAGCCAGTAGCAACTGCTGAAACAGTTCCTGCAACTGACACTGTAACTGCACCTTCAAATGAACCAGTAGCGGCTCCTGCACAGGAAGACGTTCTTTCAGATGAAGATCTTGCTAAATCTTATCGTTCACAAGCAGATAGATTAAGCAAAGAAGCGGCGCAGTTAAGACGTCAAGCAGAGGAACTTGTACCCACTAAGAAAAAAGCCAAGGCTTAACTTAGAATGGGGGGCAAGAGGCTCAAACTCCCTGAAGACGTAATCAGACATTGGCCTGAAGTATTCAAGAATATAGAAGTAAAAACTATACCTCTTGAATACCTTCAGCACATTGAAGTCGTCTTTAAGAACAGGAAAAAATGGATTATTGAATGTAATCCTGTTCTCTCTCAGAAGAAATTTGAGAAGGAAATTAGGGATTTATTCGAGCAATACGGCCCGGATATACGTGGTGTTGACTTTGCAATTGATACACGTAAACTAAAAGAAGATATACAGAAGGGTACGCAAAAGGTGTTCAAAAACGCCAAAATACGTAAATAATGTATATTATTAAAAGAAGTCAAAAAGAATAAATACATATAGCAATAAAGACTTCGGGAGTTAACAAGTATGGCACTTAGGATTAGAAGAGGAACCGACGCAGAATTACAAGCACTAACAGGTGTATCTGCAACTGGTGAACCAATATATGTAACAGATACAGGTAAACTGTATATCGGTGATGGTACAACTGCAACAGGCAGAATAATTAATCCGGATTTAAGCATTGGTAATTTAACTGATGTAAACACTTCTATTGCTCCTGCAACAAATCAATTGCTAACTTGGACAGGTACTCAATGGGACGCACAAACATTAGAAGTTGTGCAAGATATTCAAGATCTAAACAACGTAGACGCAACAGGCGTTGCTACAGGTAAAATTTTAAAATATGACTCTACTCTAAACAATCCAGACGGTAGTCAAGGTGGTTGGGTAATAGCAGATGAAAGTTTTTCATCATTTGACTTTGATGCTACTGCTGGCGGAAAAAGCATTAACATTTTTGGCGATGTTGCAACAGCAGGAATTAACGCACCGGTAGACGGACAATATCTATTATGGGACGATGCGGCTGGTTATTGGAAACCAGGTGACATTAACTTATCAAGTGGCGCACTAAACAGTATCAGTGCTGATGTTACTGGTTCTGTGTTTGGTGAAGACTCAACTATGCTTGTTAATGGACTTGATTCAAGAGTATACCTACACAACGGTGTAATTACAATTACAGACGACACTGTAACTTCAACAACTGCGTTGGTTAACATTAGTAATCCTACTGAGCCAACAAACACAGTACTGAACGTATGGAACCAAGATAACAACAGTGCAATTAGAATTCAAAGTTTAAATGGCAGTGGTTCTGGACAAGTTTCAGGTATTGCATTCAACGGTTACTACGGCGGACTACCAAACCTTGATGGGTCACTTGGTGGCAATGAGGTTAAGGGTACAGCAGGTTCTTATGTTGCAGAATTAATTGCAACTGCATTTGATCCAGACTTTGGTGGTGGTACAAAAGTTGTATCATCAGGTATTGCTTTTAGATTAGATCCAAACGGTACTATTGCAAACGATCAAGCACCAGGACAAATTGAATTCTTTACAAACGCAGGCACAAATACTTCACCAGACCTAAAAGGTATGGTCTTTGATAGTGCAGGTCAACTTGCAGTCAATAGAACAAGTGCAAGAGCAACTGTTGATATTGAAGGTGTAATGATCCTTGAGCCACAAGCGGCGGCCCCAAGTACTCCAGTAATTGGTATGATTGCTGTTGCTAATAAAACAGATTGGGATCCTGCAAGTTCAGCAGGTTCAACACCTTACCCAGTATTCTACAACGGTAGTGCTTGGGAATCTATGGTTTAATCCAAAACTGGATTACTTTCAAATCTAAGACTTAACGCTAAACGATCTTGCTTTTCAACTCCGAAAAGTTGATGAGGTACACTTGTGTTAAAGAACGTTGGCTTTGTTAGATAAAACTTTGCTACTTCTTCAAACTCACTGTCGTCACTAAACTTAGAGTAGGTTGTTCCATCTGGTAAATCAATATTAATTTGCTCACCCTTTATTAGATTATACATTTTAGTGCAAGTACCTTCACAACCTGATATAGGAAAGTTTAATGCAATACTTCTACTATCGTCCATTAGATCAACGTGTGGTATTGCTACTTCAGGCTGTTTATAATCAGCAGTAACTTTAATTCCAACTGCAAGAATTATTTTTAATTGTTTTTGATCTGCCCATTGCATAAACAAAGGACATTGCTTTTTAAAATCGTTGACATCTAATTTAACAAAAGGAACATTACTTGATTGTAGATTGTTTACACCCCAATCTTTTATTTCATTGCTAATACGTTCGTCAATGTCAAATTGCTTAAAGTAAAACATGATCGTCCCAAGGATTATCTTTAAGGTGTTGTAAAAAGTTATCTGGATTTAGTTGCCATACTGTTTGCCTTACACCTCTATAATCTATTTCTTTAATTTTAGTAAACAGTCCTTGTTTAGACATAATTGGTAACCAAACTCTGTGTACTGCTCGTTGTGAACCGCCTTCTAAATCATTAGTGGTACAATACATATTACTATCTTTACCGCACCATTCGATCATCTTAGGTACATAAAAACGTGATGTAACATCTTCATTACGTTTCATCTTACCCATCGATCCTGCAGAATGCATCATGCCTCCTACAGCACAGGTTCTTGTTAATATGCGATAACTGTTTTCTCCCATCTCGGGAAATGTATGTGCGGCAACTGCACCCATGGCTTTATCTTCTTTGAATAGTATCCATACCTGGGCACGTTCCTCATTGTTAAACGCATCAATCATAATTTTTTGATTTGAATTGTTTACATAACCTTGTTCAGCGGCTTCTTTGTAAAACTCTGTCAAGTCCATGTCTGGACTGTATTCTAAAAGTTTATAATAAGTTTTCATAATTGAATGCTATCCTATGAAGTACACGTTCATTCATTTTATCAAATGCCCAACGTTTATGAATACTTAACCACTGTTCACTAATAACAACATCACCATCTTGCCAATGATGATCATAACAAAACTCAGGGCGTAATACTACTTCTTTGAGTCTTTCCATAAGTGATTCATAACGCTCTTGCTCAATACCTTTCATACCAAAGATTTGTAAGAAAGGAAAATACAAGCCTGTATATCCTGCATCATTTGTATGCACTAAGTTAAAGGGTTTATCCTCGCTGTGATGTTCGATAAAGAACTTACTTGGACTGTAACTACCCGACTTATATCCAAGTGTAATCTGAATGTCCTTGATTTCTTCTTTGAGATCTTCTGGCAATGCTTTATAACTTTCAATATTATTAATCCAACTTGTCTTACTACCTTGTGTTCCTTTTACACCATATAACCAAATTAAAGGATCACGCTCATAGTTACTTGCTTGGTTGGCGTGCCAGTCAAGTGCAGAAGTATGTCCAAACAAACCTTCTTCACCCTTTTCATTCTTTTCTCCTGTAACACGTAAAATATGATGACCTACTGCAAGATGTTCTGTGCGTTGACCTTCTTTAGGTTTTGTAGGATCAATAATAAATTGACATTTACCTATTTTACTACAAAAGGCAACTTCATCTTCTGGTGTGAGATCTTGTCCTCTTAACACTACAACCATATTACTAAGAATATATTTTCCTATTTCTTTTGCTTCGTGTGCTGTTGCAGTTCTTAAATCAAAATCATCAATTTCTACTGCCCAGTTATTTAAAAATTTAGTTACCATTGTTATACCTCACATGAGTGTAATTTCCTTTTACACTGTCATTTAAATCTATTGCACAATAATCGTGTCCATATACTACTAAGTCATCTTGAATCTGTGACTTAAATTTTATGTATAATGTTTCTAAGTCTTCTGGTTGCATATTCCAATGCAACATTTCACTGGACCAAATGTTTGTAGTCCATAAAACTTTTGTTCCATGTAGATCATTAATTATATTAAAAAGTTTATCACTATCATTTACAATATCTATTACATGAAATTCATGTTTTAATTGTTTGTATCTATCCCATAGTCTTTGAAATGCAAGACTGCCTCCAAACTCTTTAAGTTCTTGTTTCCAGAACTGTTTGTAATTTCCTCTAAATGTTGAACTAAAATTATATTCTAAATCGTGTTCAAGTAACCATTCATCTAAATCATAACCATTCCAAGTTTCAAGTAAATGCTTTTTATATTTTAGACTTGCTTCGCACCAATCAAAATAGTGTACTGTAGTTCCCCTATGAAATCCATTTGCGTTTAATATGGCAAGAGGCTTAAAGCCGGCGGCCGCTGAAAAAAGATGATCAATATTTTTGCCATCTGTTCTTACTCCTTCTCCTGATAATCTTTCTGTATTGAATGCATACACTCTATCTTTTTCAATTTCTTCTTGATAACCAAGTTTGCGTATCCAAGCCTTCTGACTATAATTAAGTTGATCAACAAGTTTGTCATTGCGTTTATCTAACCATACTTTTTCAAGTATATGTGGTTTATTATAAGGATAAAGAAATACCTTACACTCACGCATATCGTTATCAAGATTATCTATAGTAATACCTTTTTCTGCCGCAAGATGGATCCAGTTACTGCCGTCAGCAGTAATAGTATGTTTGCTATATCCTTCAGCACCTTTGACCCAGGCTGGTGTGTATTCGCTGTGAATAGTGTCTGCACTAAATTCTACGTTGCGATATTCTCTTGGTCGGTCTGTAAAAATGCCTAACTCATCAAACTCAGGCTCTCCAAGTTCTTGCCACTTAGAAAGATTTACAAATAGATATTGTCTATGAAGTCCTGGGTATGCACCTTGTGTAAGATAATGATGCTGACTTTTCTTATCCATGATGTGTCCTACTACAAAAAACTGCGGATTGTTTTTTGCATATTCTACACTTTTCTGCACTAAACTTGGACCGCGATAAAGAAGTAATCCTTGGCAAGCAATCATACAATATTTTTTGTTTTGTTCAATTGACTTTTGTAATAGAGTTTTTACGCTTTTTTCAAATCCTACATAACTTGCAAGATTCATTTTTAGCATACGATTTACATAAAAATATGTTTTGTCAAATGTCCGCTTTGCAACAAACTCGTTATCAATGTCTCTGGAAATATCAAGAATACCTATAGCAACATCTGCGTTTGCATTTAAATCTTCGTAATAACGATCAACAGATAGACTATTCCAATCCTTCATTTAGCCTACTCCTGTTTGTATAAAAACTTTGCCTTAGTGTATAAAACATATCTCTGGTACGTCTACCTAATTCGAAATGTATAATCATGTGTATTCTTGGCTTATTGCTTTTATTCCAAACACTGTGTGGATTACTGATATCCATTAAAAACGCACTGCCTTCGTCCTTGAAAGGAACAATACCTTTTTCTTTGAATACAAATGTACAATCTTCAGGATTGTTTAAACTAATGTTGCACACACTTAAACGTTTTTCTTCATCTGGTCTGTCTTGATGTGGAAGAATATATCCGCCCGGTTCAAGTAGCATAAATCTTACACGATTTAAAAATTCTGCTGGCCAAACATCAGTTAAAAACTTTTTAGTTATAGGACATTGCTCTGCTACCCAAGTCCAATCTAATTGTTTTAAAACTTCGTCACGTTCGCCGTATTGGCCAAGACTTTGTGTATCTTCATTAAGTCCGTGTAGTGTTAGACTTTTCCAACCTTTACCGTAACTATCTTCTCTGTGTGAATGAAACTTATCAGCAAGTGCTTCTGCTTCTTTGTGCATTTCTTTCCAAGGTTGATTATCTAAAGCACTAATATGAAAATAACCCCAACCGCTTTCCATTACTAACCACTTAGGATCAAATGTATCTGGGTATTTTTCATTAATAACTTTACCATATTGATTATGGAAATTGTCTAACTCTTGCATAGCAGTATTTATGTGCCAGGTACCATTATGTACTCTGATAATGATGTTAAATACAAGTATGCAATTTTTGTCTAAAAATAATCTTAAAACAATAGTAGTTGACTTTACAAGTCATTGTAATGCTATGTGTGGTAATTGTTCACGCAATATTGACGGCACTACTGTTAATCCACATATGCCTTTAGGTCATATGGACATGGATACTTTTAAGAATATTGTTGACAATGCAAGAGGTGTAGAAGAAATTATTTTTAATGGTGCTTACGGCGATCCTTTAATGAATCCAAATTTACCATTTGCATTACAATATGCAAGAAAACTAAAATGTAAAATAATGATACACACCAACGGAGGCATTGGTAAACCAAATCTATACAGACTAATTGCACAGGAATTACGAAACTTTCCACAAGGCGTAATTACATTTAGTATTGACGGGTTAGAAGATACTAATCATTTATATAGACGTCATGTTGTTTGGAAAAATGTAATGGACAATGCCAAAGCATTTATTGATTCTGGTGGATTAGCAAGATGGCGTATGCTTGTATTTGATCACAACAAACATCAAATAGAACAGTGCGAACAACTTTCTAAAGACATGGGGTTTGTTGTTTTTGATATTAATGGCGGTTACACATTTACTGCTATGGATAGTATTGTATCAGAAGCAGTAGAAAAATTTAAAGCAACAAAAAAAGAACAAGAACGTACTGTAAAATATGACAAGAAACATTTAGACAATGTAGAACGTTTAGAAAAAGTATTAGAAGTGGGATTAGAAAAAGGTTGTATAAATTGCAAATGGCAACGCAAACAAAAAATACAAATTAGTCATACTGGAGAAGTATTTCCTTGTTGCTATTTGTTAAGCGATCGCTATGCGAAAAATCCTGATAGTCCTTATGCAAAAGAATGTAATAGTATTACGTGGCCTAATGTAAATGACCTGAGTATACAAGAAATAGTTGAAAGTGATATGTTAACACAACCTAAAGAAAATAGATTTAAAATTTGTGAGGTAACTTGCGGTGAAGTGTAAGTATTTAGATCATCAAGTTTGTATTAGAACATCTGGCGAGTTTCGCTTGTGTTGTATTAGCAGAGAACCAACAAATAAAGAAAATATTCAAACGCACACGATAGAAGAATGGCGCAATAGTAAAATATTCAAAGATGCAGTACAAAAATTTGATAACAACGAATTTCCTGATGCTTGTAAAAAATGTGAAATACAAGAAGCATCCGGACAAGGCAGTCAACGTACTAAGCCACGACAGTATGGTCCTGGCGTAAGTCATCTGGATTTACGCTTTGGTAGTAATTGTAATCTCAAATGTACTATGTGCTACCCTGCAACATCAAGCGGTGTAAATCAAGATCATAAAGAATTACTTGCGAAAGGTTTAGAATCACCTTGGGGCAACGAACAGTTTCCTAACTATGATTGGTATACAGAAGAACGTGGCGATTACCTTGCAAGTTTGCCCGAACTAAGAGAAGTTTATTTAACAGGTGGCGAACCTATGATGGTAAGAGGCTTACATAAGTTTCTTAAGAAATTAGATAATAGCGTTGAAATAAGATTCAATACCAATGCTACAATTATTAACCCTAATGTGTACGAAGAACTAAAACGTTTTGATACAGTCAATATGTGTTTTAGTGTTGACGGTATAGGCAAAGTGAATGATTATATTCGTTGGGGTAGCGATTGGAAAACTGTAGAAACAAATATGTTACGTTGGGCAGAATTTGTAAAATACAAAAGTTTAGGTCCTACAATACAGATTATGAACTTACATGATTATGATAATATTGTAGGTTGGGCAAAAACAAACGACTTCCGTGTATTTGATAATTTACTGTTTCACCCTACATACTTCGATAGTAAAAATGCTCCTGATAGTATTAAAAAGTTTGCACCTGAAAAATTTAAATACTGGGTTGAGCAAGAACGAGACGAAGTACAATACAATGCATTTTTAAAATGGATAGAAACCTTTGATAAATTACGTGGATGTAGAATACAAGACTACATACCAGAAGTAGCAGAAGCATATGGAATTAATTAAAACAAACAAAGAAAAACAAAGACGTGTATATAAAGGCAATGGCTTTTATAGGAAAGAATGGTCTTTTGAAAACAAAGACTATTACGATGAACACATTGATATAATGGAAGAGATACGTCCAGGGTATATATTAAACAGTGGTTGTTCTGATGGCAAAATGTTTGTTGATGTAAAAGAAGTTCCTGGAGTACCAGCAAACACATTTGAACACACTGACGAATTTATAACAAAGATTTATAATTTTTGTTTAGAAAACATCGAAGAAACGCAACCTTACGCACATGGAGATTGGGTTTTAAGTAATATTATTATAGACGGCGATAACATGGAAATGGTAGACTGGGATAATGTAGGAGTTTACCAACCTACTGTTGTAATCGATAAATTACACAGTGACTTGCGATCAGCCTTCGGAAAGAGATTTGATGAAGTACTATCACAAAATTGATTTAGAATATAACAAGAAGCAGTTAATAGAGATTGCTGACAAATATATGGATCTTGCCAAAGACGGATTTACAGATCATAACGGAAACTATGTAACATATAAAAGTGTTGCAGAACGCTTAGGTGCAAATAGTTATAGTGTAAGAAGTTTATACTTTAAAGACTTGCCAGAAGATTTTAAACACCTGCAAATCTTTTGGGACTTATCAAGAATTCTTAAACGAGATATAAATGATGTTTATGAATATGCACAATATTTTATTATTGAAGGTTCTTTATCACCGCACATAGATAAACGAACTGCGGCATTCACTATCCCGCTTAGAGGTGTAGACACACCTGTAGTTTGGTATGACGAAAATGATAATATTTTGGACAGTTATTTGTATGAAGGTCCTACACTAATTGATACCAATACTAAACACGGTGCTGAAGAAAATCTGTATCAAAGACTGCATTTTCAAATTGGTGGATTTACAGAACCATTTTCCAAAATAGTTGAGAATTTGTAATGAAATGTTACGCACCTTGGCATAGTATTTTGGTACGCTTTAATGGGGATATTGTACCCGACGGAGTGTATACAAACCGCTATGGTAACGTGCTTAAATCGTCTTTAAACACCGTCTTAAACAGCATTACAGCGTCATACACAAAGGATTCTATACGTAAGGGTCAGTTGCCACCAGAGTGTAAACAATGTGCTTTAAAAGAAGCCGCAGTAGGTCATAGTAGAAGATTATTCTTCCGTGATATTTTGAATCCAATGCTTGAAGGAACCAATTACGACTATACCAAAAACTTCCACGATATTATGTTTTTGGAATTTAATATGAGCAATATATGTAATTTGAAATGCCGTATGTGTGATGGTATAAATTCAAGTGCTTGGGTAAAAGATGATCTTAAACTTGCAGAAAACGGCAATCCATATTTTCGTAGAACCAGCGATCCAGAATTTGGTTACACTAACAAAAGCGAACAAATTATAGAAAGATTGTTTGAAGATCCTACGCCTTTTATGAATTTGCGTTACCTAAGTATCAAAGGTGGAGAACCTTACATGGAACCTGCAAATAAAACTATCCTTAAAAAGTTTATTGACTTAGGTATTGCTAAGAACGTAACACTTGATTGGACTACCAATGGCACTATTGTTGATGAAGAAGTTCACGAACTTGCAAAACAATACAGCCATACTAAGTGGACTGTGAGTGTAGAAGGTACAGATGGATTGTACGAATATATTAGAGGCGGTAAGAACTTTACATTTGCACAACTAAATGAAAATTTAAAACACTATAACTTCGACAGGGTAATTATTGCTGTAACAGTGATGGCATACAATATTGCACACTTAGGTAAAATACAAACTTGGTATGACAGTGTCAAACAAGACCATTGGAGCATTTACTTTAATAACGTTGTAGCACAACCGCCTTACTTGAATCCGAGAATACTTCCTAATAATATATTACAGAATATTGAATATAAACTACCTAATGTTAATTACACACAAGATGAATTTTTAGGTAAACACGTTGATAAGTTTATTAACTTTACCAAAGACTTAGATCGTATTAGAGATACTAATGTTCTTGAGTATTGTCCTGAATTGTATCCTCTCTTTGAATAGGATCAACAGCAATATAATGCACGTTCATATTTGTAGGACTATCTATAACCCACTTGACAATTGAAGCGGCTTGTGTAAGACTTATTTTGTTTACATTATTTTTTTGAACTTTATATTTAGAAGCAAGTTGGCCAAATGCAATATTTGAGATTCTTATTTTATTAGTTCCCCAACAAACATTCTTAGATAGTTTTCTTGCCATGATATCTAAATTCATTTTATTTTGAAAATACCTTGCTTGATTGTCTTCCGGAAATCCTTCAATTAAATCCACAGGCTTTGTAGTATCCCAAACCTTATCCCACCAAGATGTTGTGCTACTAATATTAACAATATGATCACCTTTGAAAATAGGATATACTTTTTCTAATAACTGTATTTGCTCTCCGTTGGGTCCATATTGACTGTTAACAAATACGTCAAAATCTTTTACATAATCTGCAACAGCATCTAAATCTGTTACGTCCCAACCATTCCATCTACCGATAAATTCAACATCAGGACCAAATGTTTTATAGATTCCTTTGCACAGTCCTTCATAATTAGGGTTTCCTGTTACTACTATTTTCATTGTTCTTTCCTTATGTATATGTCGCTCAAGCAACTACATACTGTTTTACCACACACAATTTCTGTGCTTGGTAATTTATATCTCTCCAAATTGCCTAATGCTCCGCCATACTGACAATCTGCTCTATATAGGTTACCCCACATATCAATATTTACACCATCAAGGCCTGCCCAACAACGCCAACCTGAAAACTTGTTTTTGCCTTGTAGTATAATTTCATGGCCTTCATATTCTACATTATCCATTATCATATCCCCTCTATGGAGATTATCAAAGTTTAATTTACGTTGATATTTCCAATTAGCAATAATTTCTTTTTGTTCTTGGGTATATGTTGATACTTCGTTTGTTACAAAATCTGTGCTTGTTTTATCTACAACAATTTTAGGTTCAACAGTTAAGTTCACACTACCGTGGTATAATTGCCTTGCTACTGTACACATATCGTCAAATTTATCTGGTACAAGCATTAAATTAACTGCTACAGGACAACTAACACTGTTTGCAATTTCTATAAAGTGATCTATATTCGCATACTGCGGATGATATGAGATTATAAATCCGTCTGTGTAATTGCTAATTTCTTTATAGTATTTTACACGTTGGCTTCCATTAGTTACAAAACTAAAATAGTGTCCTTGCTTTTTAACAAGTTTTGCAAGATCTAAAAAATGTTTCCAATACGTAGGTTCGCCACCGCTTAGTCTATAACAAATAGTTTTGTTTACTTTGAAGTTTTCAACAAAATGTTTTACAGTTTCCCAACGAGGTTGACCTGTGCTTCCGTTATGTAATATGTCAGGACAATACTCACAGCGATAATTGCATTTATTAGACAATGTCCAACTTACAAGAAACCAATCGTTCATATGTTTATTTTTATAATCTAATTTCATAAGTATGCTTCTACCATGTTTTTACTAAACACAGGAATATCATTTGGATCTCTTGCAATGTCCATTAGCAAGACTACCCGTGTATCTGTTCCTCTATTGTATGCTGTATGCTCAATAGTGTCGTCAAATAAAAATCCTTGTCCTCTTTTCCATTCGTATTTTTTATCACCTACAATTAATGCACTGTCTTTTGCTTCGTGAACACAAATATGTGCTTTGTAAATTTTTTCTGCAAATCCTCTATGCCCCTTGTGTGGCGTAATTTCTACACCCGGTTTAAGTATAGAAAAAATTGCACTTACAACTATATCTTGATTAAGTAAATCGTTTATAGGTGTATCAAATCCTAACTGTCTATGTACTTTTCCGTCTTGTTCATAGGTTGCTTTTAATCCTATTTGTAGCCAATCGCCGTTGTATATTTTTCCGTCTGGATAGTGTTTGCTTTTATTCACAAGTTGATTATATGTTTTTTCAACATCGTCAAAACGTTCAACAAAACTATTCACTATTTCATTCGGCCAAATGCCCATTGTCTTTCCTCGCACCACCAACACTGACCGCAGTGATCCATACCTGGATCAGGCAGATCATTATCTGATGGATAATATTCACAACTGTAAGTTACAGGGAATAATGTGTTTAATAAATTATGTTTTTTATATATGTTTGCTAAAGTCTGCTTATTGTGTATAGTCCATGGACAATATATATGATATGGATATCCCCTTAATCGCCCATCAGTAAACTCATTTGTAGGCTCTGGATTATCTCTACTTTTGTCTCTTGGAGAAGTGCTTTGATTCATTTTATCTAAAATGTCTCTTGGTGGATTTTTTGTAACACCAATTTGAGCCACTGCTATATCTATACCAACTTGTTCCACCATCTTTGCAAAAACTTCAGGACCATCAGGCTTATTGCCTTCCATGTGTACAACATGATGAACTACATTGTGCTTGTTTGTAAGTTGAACACATTTGTTTACAACAGCAGTGGCCGCTGTAATGTTTTTTAATTCTAATGGATTGTTTGCAAGTGTAAAAACATGAATAGGATCGTCACTGTGTAAAAGTGTAAAGTATAACATTAACGTACTGTCAGCACCTCCACTACACATCAAACCAAGGGGTCCTGGATATATGTTAAACCATACATCGTTGTACGGACTAACTACTCCGTGTGGCTCTAAAAGTTGTATACGTTTTATTGGCTCCATCGTTCATCCAACTGTTTTAGTGTTTCAGGCACTGCTTTAAAATATTCTTCGTCTGCGTTTAAAGGTAATACAAATCTAAATTTATATGTATTCTTTGCCAGTAAAAATACTAAACCGTAATTGCCAACTATTTCAAAACCAGCATCTGTAAAATATTCTTTTGCTGTTGACACTATTGTATAAACATTATCCATATATTTGTTTTCTTCAAGCACTTTGATATACTCAAGCATACTTAACACACCCGACAAACAAAAACTATAAGTGTGTCCATGCAACCATAAACTATCATGTAACTGTTCATTTACTTTTTCATTATACAAAGTAACACTCAAAGGAAAAAATCCTCCGGTAATTGATTTGCCCATTACAAAAATATCTGGAACTACAGGCAATTTACTAAAGCCAAAGAAGTTTCCTGTTTTGCCACCGCCCATAAAAATATCATCTATAATTACTAATACATCATAATCTTTTTGAATTTGATTTATTTTTTCCCATACATTATAACCGTACGGTTCTACAGTTTCGTAATGAGGACAAGTTTCTACAACAATACACGCAACTTCGTTCCAGTCTACTTCTTCATGCATATCAGGAGATATTTTAATAACATCTTGATAAGGATTCATTCCATGATAGGCTCTTTCTAATCCTACATCTCCACAAGAAAGAGATAATAGTGTTGCACCATGATATGCATCTGTAAAACTTACAATTTTCTTTTTATTGTTTTGCTTTTTTTCATGATAAGCAAACGCAAGTTTTATAGCAACTTCAATACCATCACTACCCGATAATGTATATACAGATCTATAACCGTTACTCATTTCATAAAGTTTATTTGATAGTTCTATATGCGGACTATTAAGTGTTGGTTCAAATGCTTTAAATGCATTATCACCTGTTTCTGGTTTATACTTTTTGAGATTTTCACATACAGCATCTATAATACCGTGATCATTATATGCTAACGGAAATGCTGTATAATGTAACATCGTATCAACAATCTTTTTATTGTTCCTAACGATACCAAATTTCCAATGTTCAGTATCAACATTAACGTCTTGTTGTCTGCCTAATATTAAACCTTTGTACATTAGATATATTCTCCTAACTCAGGAAAAGTTTTTCTAAAGTCTGTACCTCTTGATTTGTCAAGCGTTTCTAAATAGTCTTTTAGTTGTGGTAGTTTGTTTGTCCAATCTTCTGCCATCATGTAATCAATTAATCCTAACCATCTTGTTTTACCCATTGGACTTCTATTCCAATCAGTATTAAACTTTTGTCTTTCAACAAACATTTCTATTTGTGATTTTGTAAATTCTTTTAATTCTTTTGGCAATACTCTTACATTTAGATAACTTGGAAAATAAACAAGATGTGTACTAATAAGTCCGCCACCAAAAGGCATATTGTTTACTTTGTGAAATTTCTGACTTGCTTTCCATTCGGCTAATTCTCCAAGGTACGGTGCATTTAATAATTGTACTGCTGAGGCAATATTAATTCTTGTGTTAGTACCACTATCGTCTAATATTCTTAAATTATTTTCTATTTCTTTCCATTGACTTGGATAACGGATATAATCATTCTTGTCACCATATGCATCAATGCTAAAATTAAAAGTGACTTCTTTAAAATGCGACCATAGTACAAACAGTTTATCTTCTAACACAGTTCCATTTGAGTTGTATCTTATACAGCAATCTTTTGCATAACCTTCATCAACCATAAACTGTAAAATGTTATAGTGTTCAGGAATCATCAAAGGTTCGCCGCCTGCAAAATACAATTCTTTAATATACTTTGCTTGATCTTTCATACTGTCTAAGAACGTTCCTTTTTTATACCAAGTATAATCAAAGTTTTCGTCCCAACTTTGATCACGTTTTAGATCTTCATTTGTATATTTAGGATACAGTAACTTCCATTCTTTAATCCAACTTGAACTATCATGCGGCGAACACATTGTACATTTTAGATTACACATATTGCCTAAACGTAAATCAAAGTATGGAATATCAACAGGCAAGTTTCCTTGCTCATCGGTTTTTGCTACAATGCTGTCAATGTCTAATCTTTGTTTCCATACTTCTGTTTCCCATTGACGCTTACTAACAATACCTTTTGATTCTTCGTAAAAACATTTACGACAACTTTCTGGTATTTCATCATTAAGCATTTGTAGTCTTGTTCTACGCATATGTTCACTGTTCCATACTTGTTCAATAGTATGATCACGCAAGTTCATAGCAACACCATCTTGCTTTACAAGTCCTGCTGTTTTGTCATCTTCTTTGCCTGCACCAGAAGCATTTGCTGTACAGCAAACACGAACGTCACCGTTTGGTCTGGTTGCTAAGTGTATCCAAGGCAAAGGACAAAACGTTTTACTCATGCTCTATCCTTTCAAACTGTTTGTTTAGTTTGTCAAAACTTCCGCATTGCTTAGAACATTCAAGCATACCACAAGTAGTCCATGTCTTTTCAATGTCACGGAAAAAGTTTGAATCAAATATTTCTTGCATAGTATTCTTATGCAAATTAGGATATTTTTTAATTTTAACCATGTAATCTAATCTACTGTAACTGTGCTGTGGTAACCATTCTAAGTCTAACCAACAGCAAGGACTTACGTTGCCGTTTGCACTAATATACATTTGATTATCATTTTTTGCCTTACAACTAATTGTTGGCATTTTTTCTTTTTGTGCTTCTTTGGCTGGCTTAATCATATCGCGACTTTTCTTAGAAGGAAACAATGTATGTGTAATATTATAATCATCATCTAACACATCAAATCTACCATCTTTGAATCTTGTTGTATGTTTGATACTAAAGCCTTTGAAACCTAACTCTTTACTCATTTGTTCGCAAGTTTCTACTTGATCTTCATTGTGTTCGAACACTAACATATCCCAACGTGCATCTCCGCCGGCATGAATAAAATGTGTAGCATTGTTTATAATTTTATCCCAGTCAGTGTTTACTCTGTACAATGCATGGGTATCTTTTAATCCGTCAATACCGAATACAACTTTTACATTTTGCTGAGCAAGTTCTTGCCACCACTCTTTTGATCTTCCACTTCCGTTAGTATGCATTTGTAAAGTCATACCTTGATTTGTTTCACGCAAGTATTTGAAAATTTCAAGTGTATCTTTTGCTACAATAGGATCACCTAAGTTTCCGCACATATTAAGAAAATGTAATTGACGAACAAAGTCTCTTGGAAACCAATTTACAAAAGTTCCTAAATCAATTTCTTCTAAATCAATACTGTCTAATAACGGTCCGCCATGAATTCGTCTCGGACACATGGGACAACGTGCTTGGCATTTAGATGTAACTTCTAAATGTATTGAGGTAATATCTTCATAGTTATACATTACTTCTGATTTAACCTTTCTAATGTTCGCATAATAGTTTCTGTGTTTAGTGCTACATTAACTACCATCCAATAACTATCTGTGAAACTACTGTTAAACAAATAATGCATACGCTGAGTATCTAAGAAATACATTCTTCCTGTTTCCCAATGCAGTGTTTTATCTTCATAGACAAAATTAAATGATGGAGGATTAACATTACGCAATGGCATAATTAATCTAAAGTCTTTAGGAACACCAGTCATGTAATTCCAATCTCTATGCGGAGGGAAAAATCCGCCTGGACCAAATTTTAAAAAGTGTGTTCTATAATAATATCCATTCCAAGGTTTAAGTATATCATGTATTTGTTTGTTTAGTACAGGAGTTGGAACTTTAAAATCTTCTTCTTTGTAATTTGTGTTATTTTCTTTGTTGTATTCGTACAAACTATCTAAGTCAGGAACACCTGACAAGCCTCCGTCAAGACTTGTAATACTAAGTCCCCATCTGTTTACATCTTTACGTGGATTGTATTTGACCCATTCGAAATCATTTGCCCAAGCAACTAATTGCTCTGCATCAGTAACTACATCTAATTCTATAAAACTTCCGTATTGTGTAAGTGTTTCGTAATTCATTTTATTCCACTAATCATATACCTTGTATACTTAGGTAATACGATTTCCTCTACATCATAGTCTTTAGCACCAACAGACTCGGCCAGTTCGCCTGCACTGTTAACACAGTTAATATGTTCTTCAAGTTCCGAATAATTATTGCTTTGCATAACATACATAGTACCTTGAGGTATGTTATCAAACCATTGTTGCAATTTGACTTTATCTACGTGTTCGCAACTTGTATTAATTACAATGTCTGCATTGTACTTATCTGTACACATATCGCCTGTGTGTGCAGTAAATCTGCCTTCCATCTCTTGGTTTTTATTCATAGTCTTTGCTGTTTCTTCGCAGTCAGGATCTATGTCTACTGATCTGATATTGCGTATATCAATGCGACTATTAAAAAGTAAACTGGCAAGTACTCCATTCCAACCTCCGTGTATTGTTATTGAATATTGTTTTCTATAATCACACTTGAATTCTAACATTCTTACCAAGGCTTCTTTACTACGTAATTGACCTTTCCAAAAACTTTCAAGTGTACGATCCCGATCCTCGCTGTTACGAATAGCGTCCATCCAAAACATAATATCTTCTAATTCTATTTTCATATTTTTTCTTTCGGTATTTTGCTATCTGCACTGCTTACACAACTTGGTGTGATACAAGGCATCGGTTTATCAAAAAGTTGAAAACCATCAGTAAGTGTTCCTAATGGTTCGTCATGACAACTGTAACTACGTTTTACTTCATTGCCTCTAATAATGCAACTTTGATATCCACTGTTACATTGCCAACCTTTAAACTTATTAAATCCATACGCATTTAATCTTTCTGCTTGATCTATTTCGTATTCTATTCCTTTATCATCTTGGAGGCGAACTTGTTTGTATTCTTGTTCGCTGTCATTTTGCAAGATTTGTTTTTGTTCTTCCGTGTAACCATCGACCACAAATGACGCAGTAGGATCTGATTGCGGCTTAAGAGTAACGTGCAAACCTCTTTTAATGAATCTTTGACTTCTTTCATAATACTCCTCCCATAGACTTGGAACCATTACTTGATTAATAGTAATGAAAACATCGTTGTCCTGTAAATATAATAATTTGTCGCCAAACGCTTTTTCATTGGCAAACTCTGCATGAAAACTTGCAGTAATACTTCTTCTATCCATTACATGAGTAATATCTAACCAACGCTTCCACCAAGACTTTGACGGACTACAATTACTTGTCATGTGTATACTTAGATATTCACTCTTGTAATCTTCGTAGTGTTCTATTAATTTTAATAAATCTTTATAGGCTGTAGGTTCTCCGCCACTAAAACTAAAATGAAATTTATCAAATCCATTGGCTATTGCTTGGCGTTTTATTTCATCAACAGTATTTTTATATGTTTGTAAATCATAGTAATCAGGTTTATCTGTGTTAGCATATGGCCAACAGTACGAACACTTGTAATTACAAAAACGCCCAATAATCCAACTAACTGAAAACAAATTATTGTCCAGCATTGTCTTTTGACCTAACTTTACAATATTATTAAATGGAATCTTCGTAGTCATCAAACTGCTCCTTCAACCATTTAAAATCATTTATTTTGTAAAGCATATCTTTATCGTCTTTGTGTGCTTCGCCAAAGTGTCTACCTACTTGTGCACCATGAATAGCATATTTGCCAAACTCGGCATCTTCACCTACAGTACACCAAATATCTAAACGCTTTTCAGTTTCTTCGTCAACTTGTCCTTTAATTGTTTTACTTGCAAGTTTACAACATTCTCTAAATCCACTCTTCCATGCATTCCAAGGATCTGTATTAAAAACTGTTAGATTGCTTATTTGATCTACTGCCTTAAATTTATCACTGATACTTGTAGTCATGTCGGGTACGGTGGTGTCCATGTTTAACGTGAGTGTGCGAGGGAGAAGTTTAACACCACCGTATCCATATTCCAAGTTATTGACAGGATTTATACTTCTCCATACATGAACTGTTTCTAAATCCCACTCGGAAACCTCATAGTCAAAGTTGAAATCAAGTAGTTCAGCATCTCCGTCAACTACCCAAAACATTTTTGTAAAGCATTTTTTTGCCGCGGTGATATGTGCTTGATGTATTCCTTCTACATCTTTCACACGCTTAGCCATTGGAAATTGACTCTTTAGTCTTTCCCAATTATTATCAGCGTTAGGTTCACCGTAACTTATAAACACTATATCATACATTCAACTTTATCTCTAATTTTTTCTACTACTTCTTTGTGTATCAACGGACCATCATGTGCATTGTCTCTTGCTCTATCTGTATTTTCAAGTTTTAGAACAGATACCATTTCTTTATTATACTTTGTCATAAAGTCGCCGCCAAAGGTCCAATTGAAAACAGGAACTCCTAAAGCATTCCAAAGGTTTGTTACACTGTTAATATGCAAACTGTTTTCATATTCTAATTGTCCATCTTCCATTAACCATCTATTAAAATACCAATCACTGTCAGCATTTTCTCCTGCTACCCAGTTATTAACATTACGATCTTCTAATCTTAATTGTTTTTTAAATAATCCTTCACGTTCTATATAAGCAAAACTTTTTCTTGTAGATTGCGGCCATTGATTAATAACTGCACGAGGTTTTACAAATTTATTTTTTACAAATAATTGGGTGTTAAGATTTACAACGTCAGGACCTGTTCCTGCTTTTGCTAAATTTAAAATATCTATTCCTAATTCGTTGCCTAATACATTACACCATATTTCGTTTTCAAACAATCCTGTGCCTTCTGTATAACTACACCCAAACACAAGAATGTAATCATCAAGTGTATCTAATTCTCTTGTTCTATATCCTAAACTGTTAAATTCATAAAACAGTTTATCTTTACTACCAAAATAATTCCAATCTGGTTTATTACTTGCATTATAGTTTTCTAAATCGTCACCGTTATACCACTGTAGAGTTTTTCCTGCTTTGCCAGGAAAGTATAGCAACGGTTCTGACTTAGTATATCTCATCGTGTGTTTCCGTATGATAAAATTAAATATTTAGGATCAGGCTTCATACTTCTCCACGGATCAATAAAAACTGTATCTGTTGAGTAATTTAAATAAGGCGTTGGATGTGCAAGTAAAACAATGCCTCCAAGACTTGTTTCACTGCTTGGCATTTCACAAGCAAGTGGATCAATGTATATACATTTTTCACCAAGTTCTTTTATGTAATGATCTACAAGTAACGCATAACTCCCGTCTACATATTCTACACCAGGTTTATATGTAATACCGTTTAAGAAAATACTACCACCATATTTGTTTTTTGTATCAACAACAAATTTTGCAAGATTTTTTGCTTGTATTTCTCTGGCCGTCATAATGCTATCAAAAATATCATATTCAAGATTTAGTTCTTTTGCCATGTAACGTAGTGCAATATTATCTCTTGGGTGACAACTGCCGCCATCGCCCATACCTGCTGTCATATAAGCAGGACTCATAATACGTTGTGTGCTTTCTGCTAATGCTTTTGTTACAACATCAACATTGATATTACCTTGACGCTGTGCAACGTCTTGCATCATGTTTACAAGACTTAGTTTTGTACTAATAAATGTATTATAAAATACCTTAATACATTCACACTCATCATATGTGCCAATTACATAACGAGGATTATTTTCCATTACACTATCATAAAATTCACGTAACTGTTTTGCATCACCTGTTTCACTGCCATCGTCGGTTCCGATCATTACCATTTCAGGATTTACCATGTCCCAGCCTACAGTTCCCATTGCAATTAGATAAGGATTATAAACAAAACGTGTGTTAGTTACAAGCGGAACAAATTCTCTACGTGTTGTTCCTGGTAAGACTGTTGAGATTAACACCAAAAGTTGATCTTTGTTCATATGTTTGTTTGCTTCTTTCAAAACATCTATAACAATACTGTAATCAAAGTCTTTGGGTTCTAAATGGCTGGTCGGACGTTTACCGTCATAGTCTGGATGATGTGGTGTTGGCACTGCAACAAATACAATATCTGTATCTTCTACACATTCTTTAATAGACTCTGTTGTTTGAATATGTTGACTGCTAAAAGAAGAAATATCATAACCTTTTACTATATGTCCCTTCTTAACTATTTCTTCTGCACAAGGCTCGCCTAACTTACCTACGCCAATAAAACCAATTGTACTCATTTCATTTCCTTAATTAATTGTTCATAACCACCGTGCTGTAAAATACTGCTCGGAACTTTGCTGATGTCGAACCTAATATTCTTTAGTATATTATAGTTTCTTTCTGCTTTTTCTGCAACCAAATTATACAACTTTTGATAATCCTTGTCAACTATTGTTTCAACTTGATCTAAAAGTTCATTTAGTCTTTTCTTATTATTGCTAATTGAATCAAAACTGTAATCAAATATTTCATCATACAGTTCAAAACCTAAATCTTGTAATGCTTTGTGAAAGTTAGGTACACTCCAAACTAAAAAAGGTTTTTTAAAGTATATTGGTGTATACGTTTTTTCTGTTGGGAAAATAGTATCCATTGTAGATTCACTTACAAGACTCATAAAACTTTCAAGGAACGGAGGCGGAAAAGATCCATACTGTTCTGTTGTTTTTGCATACTCAGGATCAATTACTAATCTTTGTTGTTTCCAGTGTTTGAAATCATAATCGTTATTTGTTTCGTTCCAACTTATTGCTCCCTTAGAAATTAAGTTTCTTTGAGATAATGCATCAAGCATTTCACAACGAAAGTACCAAGGTTTGTTATTAAGATTTACATACGCCTTTGTAAATTTGTTATTATTAGCAACATGGCCAAATTTGTTTAGTTCGTAGTATGTTTTGGTAGGCCAAAATGTTGTCCAATATGTTACATTAGGCCCTGGATGAAAAGAGTTGCTTGTAGGAAATCCGCCACAAACAAACTCAATAGTATTAGTACTATTAGATATTTCTTGTTTAATTTGTTTAAGAATTTTTTCATTTTCGGGATCGTCCCAACCCATTATTGCATATTCTTCTGCACCTAAAACTCTGATATTAGTTTCAGAATTATTTTGGATTGCTTCTAACAGTTTATTTAGGCTCCAAGACCTATGCCATAATAATAGATTCATTGTCTCACTCACACATATACTTATTAAGTACGCATATAAATATGTTTATGTTTGAAACAGTAAAAGAGTTCGAAAAACAAATTGCAGACTACTACGATGCACCATATGCTGTGGCAACAGATAGTTGCACCCATGCTATTGAATTATGCCTAAGGTATATCAACCCACAGGTCAAAATCCAAATTCCTACCCGCACATATATTAGTATTCCGTTTACATTAATGAAACTAAATCTTGATTGGACATTTGTAAATGCAGAATGGGTAGGCTATTACTTTCTTGGCGGAACAAGAATTATCGATGGTGCTGTTAACTTTGCAAAAGACAGTTACTTACCAGGACAATTTATGTGTCTAAGTTTTCAACATAAAAAAATGCTAAGTCTTGGTAGAGGCGGTGCAATACTTTGTCCTACAGAACAAGATTACAAAATTCTAAAACAAATGGCATATGACGGCAGAGCAGATGATAAACCTTGGGCAGAACAAAATATAAAACAAATAGGATATCACTATTACATGACTCCTGAAACTGCTCAACTTGGAATCGAAAAATTAAAAACTGTAAATCCAGACAAGTTATGGACCAGCGAAGACTATCCTTACTTACCTGCTATGGAGGTATTTAAATGAGACTTTTTACATTTGGGTGTTCGTACACAGAATATATTTGGCCGACATGGAGTGATATAATTGCAAAAGATTTAGACTGCGAAAATCATAATTATGCAAAAGCAGGCATGGGCAATCAAGGTATTGCTTGTCGTACTATTGAAGCAAACGAAAAACATAACTTTAACAAAGACGATCTTGTTTGTATTTTATGGAGCAGTTGGCAAAGAGTTGATTTATTTAAAGAAGGCAAATGGGTAACTGAAGGTAATATTTTAAACAGTGATTATTACAGCGATGAATATCTAAGTAACCACTGGAGTGAAGAAAACGATATAATTAGAAATAAAACTGCAATATTACAAACTAATGCATACTTAAAATCATTTGGCGTAGATTTATTTCAAGGACACAAAGATAAAGTTGATAAAAATTTGCCAGGTGCTGAAAACATATTTCCTACAACAAAAAATGTATATGTAACTGATAGTCATCCCAGTGTATTAGAACATATGCGTTATGTTGAAAAAACAATTTATCCTTACCTCGGATACAAATTAAAACAAACTACCAAAGATTGGTGTCAACAAATGGAAACGATTGTGCAACAAATCAAAGGCGAAAATGCAAGAATGGATAATTTAACATTAGAAGATCTTATTTTAGAACATTGGCCTGGAAGAGTTTCATATGTCTAAAAATGAATGGGGTAAACTTAAAAAAGTAATTGTTGGTATTGCAGATAATGCAAAAATTCCTACAGACATAGATATAAGTTTACGCTGTGTAAATTTTGCAGACAAAACAGACGAAAGCGAAATTCAAAAAGGACCTTACCCACAACAAGTAATAGATGAAGCAAACGAAGATTTAGAAACCTTTGTAGATTTTTTAAAAGGAGAATCAGTTGAAGTTGTACGTCCTGATACTACTGATTGTAACTATTATAATTATTGTCCTCGAGACTCAGTATTTGTACACGATAAATTAACACTTGCAACCCCTATGCCAATTAGAGCAAGAAAGGGCGAGTGGCGAGCATTTGAGAAACATTTAAACGATCCTCGAAATGTAAGATGCTACTATGAAAGTAAGTTATACAATACAGATTGTATCGGTAACAAAGACATTCTTGCACTAACAGACTTTGAACCTGCGTTTGACGCCGCTAATATTATCCGTGCCAATGAACACGTTTTATATCTTGTAAGCAATAGTGGTAATGAATTAGGTGCAACATTATTACAAAATGCATTAGGTGATAGAGCAAAAGTTCATCTACTAAAAGATGTTTATAGTTATATGCATATTGATAGCACTGTTGCATTTTTACGTGAAGGATTACTACTTGCTAATCCAAGTAGAATAAAAAGCAAGGACGATTTACCAGAACCGTTTAGAAGTTGGGATATACTATGGTGTCCAGAACCAGTTGATATAGGACACTATCCGGGTTGGTGCAATGCAAGTACATGGATTAACATGAACTTGTTTAGTGTAAATACTAAGTTAGTTGCACTTGAAAAACATCAAGAGCCACTACGTAAAGCACTCGAAGCACAAGGCATTGAGTGTGCTATGTTGCCAATGAGGCATCAAAGAACTTTAGGCGGTGGATTTCACTGCGTAACATTGGATATTGAAAGAGATGTTTTATAGAGGTTTCCTTCCTATTTTATGGGACGAAGAATACAAAAATTTTGATTACGTAAGACAACCTATTACAGGTGAAGAAGCAGAAACTTGGCGTAAACAAGGTTATACACATGATACTACTACAGGTAAAATGTATGATAGTAGAAATCCAATGCCGGAATGGGTAGATAAAGTTGCTTCTTTATTGAATTTACGTAATCCTGGATTTGTTTTTTACAGAATGGACACATTAGATATTATGCCTGTGCATACTGATCATTTTAACACATATTGCAAAGTGTTTAACAAAGATAGAAAAGAAGTAAGACGTGCTATTGTATTCTTAGAAGAATGGAAGCCGGGACACTATTTCGAAGTTGAAGGTAACGGTGTTGTAAATTACAAAGCAGGCGAATATGTTTTATGGACACCGGATGCTCCACACGCCGCAAGTAACATTGGCGTTGAACCAAGATACACACTACAAATCACAGGCACCTACTACTAATGTTCAAACAAGATATCTTCTGGGGTAATCTACCAATCAAAGCAATTCGTGATAAACGTGGAAAAATGTTTCATGAATTGTTTAGACATTGGAAGCCTAACAGACCTTATATTATTTTTACAGGAACAAATAAGATAGACTTTAGTAGCATTCCTTTATCTAAAAAATTAATTAGTAAATTAAAAACTTTAGATATATTTTTATACGAGCCATTAAGTTTATACCAAGAAGGAACCACACACAATAGACAATTTTTCTCAGAATTCAAAGGCGGAGAAAAACTACGTGCTGACGAATTAGATAGCATAGAAGAATTTTCAAAAAAACTAAATGCAAATATAACTGTATATACGTGTGATTATAATGTAGAAAAACATATTACAGATTACCCGTTTACACTTAAATGCTTTGATATATTTTTGCGTAATCAATTTAATGGCGGAAGTATTACTGTACGAAATAATATTGAGAAACATTTTATATGTCCCAATTGGCGATATAGTTTGCATAGACGGTTAATTATAGAACACCTACAAGACACTCCGGGTTATTATAGTTGGGCATTTGCCGAACCACCGTTAAGTATTGATACACAATTAAAAAGTATAGATCCGGCACATAAAAAATGGCCTGAAGGAGAAAATAATGGTCCAGGTAGTTTGTCTACATACTATGAAAAAAGTTTTTGTGTAGTTGCTAACGAAACACGTTTTTATCAACCTACAGGAAACTTCAGCGAAAAAACTGTAAATGCAATGATACACAAACGCCCTTTCATATGTGTTGCACCACCTTATACATTAGAGTATATACGCAAGTTAGGATTTAAAACATTTACATGGGACGAAAGTTACGATACTGAAGAAGATCATACTAAGCGTATGAATAAGATACGCCATTTGTTAGACAGTATTAAAATGTTAAGTATTGATGATTGTAAAATAATGCTTGAAGAGATGAATGAAATATTAGAACACAATCAAAAACTCGCTTATAAAATCTATACTAATCAGGTAGTACTTTAGATTTACAACTAATATAAAAATCTTCTAACTCAGGAAATATTTCAGTTATGTTAGTATTACTACGTTTATCATACTCTGTAAACCAATTATAAAAATTTTTATGGCCGTCAAGTAATTTTTCATCATTGTATTCTGTAGTTCTCATATAATCAACTACTCTACGAAAACGCTCATACTCTAACAGACTAAATTTTGTTTTATCTGCATCATCTACATTTTCTGCAATAAATTTTAAATGCTTTTCCATATAAGGCATAAATTTTTCTTTAGGAAGTATATTCATATCAAATTGGATTGGCTCTTTTAAATACGGAGTATCAAATCTAATATTTTGCCATTGTGTTAAATTATTTTTGTTATACTTACTGCGCCATTCTAAAATCTTTTTAAGTAGCCTATCAAAACTTGTAACTGCAAATAAATTAAACGTAATCATAAATGTTACAGGATAACCAAGATTTTTAAGATAATAATCAAGGTTACGTTCCCATAATCCTAAGTCAAGTCCTCTACGTGTATAACTTGCACGAGGTCCCCAAGTATCAATACTTGTATACAATTTAAAACTTCTAATACAATTTTTTTCTTTTAGTAACTTAATACGCTCGACAAGTTTTTTAACAAGTTTATCTTTTACACCCATATTACTGTTAAGTTCTATTTGGATATGAGGCTTAGGATTGTTTTCAAGTTCGTCAAAAAGCCTCCAAGTACTCTTATGCATTAAAGGCTCACCTCCTGTAATTCTTAAAATATTAAGAGTCTTGGAAACTTCAGGCCACCATTTCCACCATGCGTCTACATAAGGGTTTGCACTTTCTTCATACAATTCAAACCAATCAATATCATTACGATGTGCTGTGCTTTTAGTATATGGTCCGTGCTTTTTAATTTCGTTAAAGTAACTTGTACTAAACTTAGGATGACAGTAACCACACTTAAAATTACATTCGTTACTAAAGTTTACTTCAATATACTCGGGGTTGATATCATAATCCCACGGGTTACTGGTAATTTCTTCTATGCGATCTGGCCTATATATACTTGCTGTTTTAATATGCCTGTCGCTTACATAGTCTTTGCCCATACATTCAATATTCCAACAGTATTGACAACCGCTTGGTTTTTCTCCGTCAAGCATTTGTTTACGTTCTTGCTTTTTTTGCGGAGTGTTATGTAACTGACTTGGATTATCAATTAATCCTTCTAACGGAATCTTATGAGGCGCTGGATGATAACAACTGTGTGTTTCACCTGTTTGCAAATAGATAGTAACATGATGCCATTTAGCCAAGCAGAACGTAGGAGAGATTTTATCAATCTCAGGCATAATTTGCTTGATTCTATCTACTTCGCTCATTTACGTCTAATCACTCTATCACTGTTTAGATAAACAGTTTTAAAAAATTCACTTTGTAATTTATCAAATGGCACTACAGCAATAGGCAAATCTAATTCGTTAATTAATTTTTTTCCTAACTCTTTACATTCTTCTGCAACATCTATGCTTTCGTGTTCTTTCCATAGATTGTTTAGATATGTAAAATCTCTTGTTTGTGTATGATCCCATTCTGTACACATATTCATATATGTACCAAGGCGAGCACCATATACTGCCCAAATACCATTTGGAATATCACAACCTACCATTTGCCAAATATATAATCTATGTTTATTCTGCCACCATAGTGTATTAATATCTTCTACAGGCTTTCCTCTATCCAATGACATCTTAACACCTTCACGGAATCCTGCTCTCCAGGCTTGTTGTGGTGTTGAAGTAATAATACTTGTACTGTAGTTTTCATTTAATTGATAATAGTTGTCAAAGTAACAAAATTCAATACTTGTTTCATCGGTGCCGTCAGTGTTTTCATGTGTTTTCATATTCTTGACAAAATCTTTTGTCCACATTTTTAAACTGCCGTTGCCATACATAAGTCCGTTTGCTTCAATTTTTCCGCACCAACTGAATTGATAATCGTCATCAACATTTAATTTGTCTAAATCTAATTCTACTTGCATAAACTTAGGGTCTACAATAGTATCACCGTCTACTGTAACAAAGTGTTTTGTTTCTGACAAGTCTGCACAGGCTTTGTGTGCGGCGTCTGAACCTTCTACACCATGTACTCTCTTTGCCCACGGAATTTTACGTTGTAGATCTGCCCAATTTTCTTCAGCATTAGGTTCGTCATAACTTAAGAAAATAATATCAACATCTTGTATTTTAATCTTTGACAACTTCTACTCCATAACTATTGAACATTTTATTTGTATAAACATCAAAGTCCATTATAGCATCACTATCGTTAAATTGCAAGACTAAATTATCAGAACTCATATTAAATTTTAATGCTCTATACAAAACAAACGGATCGTTTTTCTTAACAATACTAAAATCTTTGACAGAATTTAGTGTAACGTTGTTGGCTTTTAATGTTTTTTCAAACAATTTACCAAACTTAATTTCCCATTGCTGTTTTATGTAATTTTTACATAAAATTATGTCTGCATTTGTATTTTTATGTAATTTATACATACTGTTATTAACATTGTATTCAAAATGTGTTTGCTCATACACGTTAACAAGTTCATACATCAAAGATGTTGTATTAAAAACAACTTTATAGTGTTTAAATTTTTCTCCGCCATTTGCAAGACCTTCAACCTTATCCCATTCTACTTCAATATAATTTTCTGTATTAGGATAACTTGTGATACTAAGCAAATCTCCCGACTTAGGATCAAACTCTACATATGTTGCTACGTTATCTTTGATCATTTTCTGTCCTAAAGTAATCACTTATATCTACATCCATATTCCATGATATAATTGTTTTAATTTTGTCAGTTTCATTTACTGGCGCTCTATGAATTGTCCAACTCGGAAAAGTAATAATATCGCCTTCGCTAACCTCAAAGTCACATTCTTGTCCAGTTATAGGATCTAACCATTGTGTCTTAGGAGTATCTTCGGGTAAGTCTAAGTAATATACACTTGTAAAGTTACAACCATGCACGTGCCATGAATGTTTTGCTTCTTTTGCATACTGCTGAAACCAAATTTCATGAATTGTAAATGTTTCGTAATTAAATCCTTTACTCCATTGTTTCAAGTGTTCATTCAAAGGAAACTGTAAACATTTTAACCATGCTCTATCTGGGTTGTACCTTCCTGGTCCCCAATCGCATCGCGTAATATTATTATTAGGTCCAAAGATATTTTCAACAAGTGTAGTTGAATTTATTTCATTTAATAATTCTTGCTTGATTGAACTATGTTCTTTTAATTTTGTAGCCTTAACAGGAAACTGTATAATTGAATCTGTCATAAAATTTCTCCGTAAAGTCTTTTTCAGTATAATGAAAAACAGTATTTTGTAAATGTCCGCCAACACGCATTTGTTTATCATCATTTACAAAACAAGTAATTCTATCCTGCCATTTTTTAGTTTGTGTTTTCCAAGGTTGTGCATAAGGTTTCATGTGTACAAAAGTAGGAAACGGTGTTACAGTGTTAGTTACTTTATCTTCAACCCCTAATACCCTAATAGTAATTGCTGTACACACATCAACACTTAAAAATTTTTGCATTTTTTTAGGAGCATACTTTTCATAATAGTATTCCCAGTTCTTCATTACTTCTTCTAAGCAAGTATAGAACTTTTTTGCAAAGTCTGATTTTTTAAAATAGTGTAATGCTACATAAATGTCTGGTAAATCATTTTGAATAAACATTTTTCTATAATATGTTGTGTTTAGTTTACATTGTTTATAATCTGTAACATTTGTTGTGTAAAATACTTCATAATTTTGCATTAGTTTCCACCAATTAGTTAAATCATGTAACACTAACATATCAGTATCTAATACAAAAGTTTCATCGTACGGACAAGCATGATAAATTTTCCATCTATTTTGTACCTTCCATTTGTGTTCGTCTGCTTTATCTTCCCACGGAATAGGTACAATGTCATCAAACAGATGTTCTTTGATCCATTCGGTATCTTCATTTGTTATTAAACAAATCTTACTGTCAGGATTTGACTGGCGAATACTCATTGCCAACAATTCTGCTTGGCGTATATAATTATCTTGGTCATTGTTTTGTGCAAGAAATGTAAAATTAGGCATTGATCATTTCCCTATTCAAACTAAACTTATTCATAACGTGTACATTTAAGCCGGTAGATTTTAATAATGTATACTCACCAACCCTATCATACTTTTCTACAAGTAACTTTATTTCGTCATTGTGTATATTTTGTAATATATCTTTGTGTGTGCTATAGATCATAGTACCTGGAAGTTCTTTTACATGACCTAATACGTGAGCCGCAATACTAAATGCATAATCGTTTCTAAATACTGTGCTTGTTATTTGGTATAAGTTTCTATAATGCTGATAGTTTTCTTTGATGTGTTTTACAAAATCAAAGAATGCTTTGTTTCTTTTATTTTTTGTAAAGTAAACACAAGTTGCCCAATAAAATTTTATACTTGTTTCACTAATATAATGAAATTCATCCTCATCTCTCCAACCTGATATATCCATACAAGTCGAATACATCATTAGATCATTTGCACTATCAAAGCAATTTGCTAATAGACTATTTGAAATAATATAATCCGTATCCATAATTAGTGTTTTGTCATACGGAGTAAGATCATATGCATCACTTCTATTGAAATTTTTAAAGTCTAATACCTTTTTTGATAAACTTCCATCATGATATGTTTTTTTATTTTTACGAATAATGTCGGATGTAATAATTTGATCAAATACTTCTGCACCGTTATAGAATTTTAGAACACGCTCTTTATCGTCTGTAACAAGAGTTGTTGGTAGATTCATATATTGCTTGATACGCTTTGCTAAAAAGCAAGCCTGTGCAACATAATCTATCTGTTCGTTGTTATATGCAAATAATAATACACCAGATGTCATTCTGTTAAACCGTCTACCGACCTACTTGTTTGTAACTTCTTAAATGCTGTATGATATTCGTTAGATGCTGTGAAAAATTTATCTGATATATTTTCTAAAAACTGATTTACATCGACTTCAATAGGAATATTGTTATCATCAACAATAACAGATGTGTCTTGACCTGTTTGTTGTAACATAAAAACAAAGTTTATTAGTTCTTTGTTAATTGTAAATTGACCACCTGAATGAAAATAGATAGTATCTGTTACAAACTTTTCGTGTAACATACGCTTTTGATTTTCAAGAGTCGTGCTGTAATTGCCAAACTCTAAGGCTTTTTGAAGTTTCTCGTCCATAGTAAAGTATTTACTATGTAGATTATTATGTTAGATTGTTTGTGGTTGCAAAAGTTGGTGATGGAAGTGATACTCTTGTACCTGTAGGAAGTCTTTCACCTACAATACTGTCCAAAGTACCTGTTACACTTTCATCGATTGGATTGATAGCACCGTCGTTGTTTGAATCGCCGGCATCATCACCTACATCATCATCTCTAAATTGAATTCTAAATTGGATTATTGATGAACTGTTTTCTTTTGCGGCAATGTTGTAATCGTTTTCTGCATATACACCGCTACCGTCTTTTTGGAATATTGTTTGATATGTATCTGTAAGATCAAAGTTACCAATACCTAAATCAGTTCCCGGAGCAGAACCATCTGATGCACAACCGTTGGATTTAAACTTTGCTGTACCCATAGCGGCCAATAAATTATTCCAGTCGTTGTTTTTACCGTTTGATGCTGAAGGATCTAAATCTGCTGTAAATCTAATTTCACCACCTGCATTAAAAAAGTGTCTACGTGCATCTGCACTTGCAAAAGTCACTGTTACAACATGATCAATAACACCTGCCCAAGAAGTTGTTCTTTGTGAACTTGTCTTAAGTGCTGTAATAGTGCTTTGTGAAGTATCAGCAGTGTAAATTAAATCTTTGTCTGTTTCAAGTGTGTCAGCCATATCTTCGTATTGGATAACACCTCTGTTGGTTCCTGTATCGGTTCCGTCTTCTTCAATTACTTGACCTGCGGAAATAGTTGCAAGTGATTGTGGCACACTACCTACTTGATGAACTCTTGCATTGATGATGTCAGTGTATAAGTCTGACATATGCTGTGAGTCAATAATTGTTTCTGCCGCTACCTGTGAACTTACAAGTGTTTGTCCGTATCCGAACTGTCCACTACCGTTACCTAAAACGTTAGCAACCTTTGCTTGTAAATCGTTGTATCTTGCCGCGGTAATGATTGCCATATTCTACTTCCTTTATACTTTTAATACGACTTCAACAAGTTTTTCTTCATGTCTGTCGTTTGATTCAAGTGCAACACCTACTAATTCACCTTCATTGGCTTTTTGTGCTGTACCGTTCACTCCTACATATAATTTATCACCTTTTGCTACAGGACCTACAACTCTGAGAGGAACACGACCTTTAAGTGCAATCGCTTGTCCTTCTGCTTCAGCATTCATAAGTACCGCTGGTTTTGCTGATATAACACCAATTGGCATACCGTCAATATCACAATATGTTGTTTCAGCATCATCATTTGCACTTACTGTCATAACTGTACCTGTAGGATAGTCATCGTCTGTGGTATATTTTTCTGCTAAGTCAGCATAACGTGCAGTTGTTGCAGTACCGTTGAACAAGTTAGCATTGATGTTACCCGAACTATCTCTAACTGCTACAGTATCGTTAGTAGCACTTGTACTTGCTGTTCTATTGTTTGAACCAACTACTAAGGCGTTTGCCGCTGTTGCAGTTCCATTAAACAGTGTAGCATAAATGTCTCTAAACTTATTAGCATTTGTACCAATATCATATGTATTGTTTGCACCAGGTACAATTCCTTCTGCTTTGATTTGTACTGGCTCTGTTGATTGTGCTTGTGCATTATCAACTTTGAATCTAATTACTGTACCAACTTCATTTGAAATTACTGCTTGATTGTCATTCTCAATAGCAACACGTAAATCGTTTGAAGCACCTACAGTAAAACCTGCATCTGAGAATCTAACAATTTCTGTAAATGTTGATTCTTGTCCTGGAATACTTACAACGTATTCACTTGCCGCTCTGCCGCCAAGTTTTTCTGAGTTAGTAGCAGTACCCCACCACCTGTGTCCAGTTGATGTAACACCTTGCTGTGCATTGGTTGTATTCTTTAGGGTCATACCTTGGTGAATGACATCAAATCCTGTTATGGCATTATCAGGGTCGGATGAGTCAATCGTAAAGTCTGACGATGAAAGTACAACAACTACTTCATCATTTACTGTACCTTTAATGACTGTTCTTTGAACGTTTGCAATATCTCTAATAGTGTCTGTTACAAACGATGTAACTGTATCACCTTGTGATTGTGGACCAATCAGTACAAAGCCTGCACCAGTGTTTGCATACAGTTGGTTGTTTGAATTATCCCACCAAAAATCACCTTCAGTTAAACCTGATGGTTGTGTAGAACTTACTTCAGCCCCGCCTGTTGTTCTAAATTTTGTACCGTCATAAAATTTTAGTTTGCTTACACCTGAATCAAACCAAATTTGACCTCTAATTGCTCTGGATGGTGAATTAGCACTTGCAAAGTTTTCAAGTAAGTGTACGAAATTTTCGTTTTGGATTTCACCATAACCAGCATAGTTTTTACCAACAAGTTTCAAATCAGTAGTTTGATCGACGGTACCGTCTTCTACTACTGCAATTTGTGACCCATCAGTTCTATTAATAATATATGCCATAGTTAATAACCCCTTTATTGTATGTATTTATCGTTATACCGCAGAACTTGCTCCGCTGGTATAAGTCCAAGCACCTCCTGTTACAGTACAAGTTAGGACATATCTGTTCACTGTTAGTGTTACAGCACCGGTTACATCAGTAAATTCAACGTCTTTTAGTACGTCTTCGTTTTCTTGACCTGTTTCGGTGACCCTTTCTGTAGTACCACTTGAAGCATCATACGCAAACGCACCATCTGTACTTGTGTCTGCTGATACTTCTATTTGCGTTGAACTAACAATACGTTCAATATTCCATGTTCCGTTTAAATTAGCCCACGCTGTTCCTGTATTATATGTTGCTCCTGCTATTACCACGTTACGTCCTGCATCATATCCGTGTACAGCATCTAATGTTAAAATAGTTGTTGCACCAGTTGTCACGCTTGTAATTGTTCTTGTTGCTACTGTAACAGTTTTATCTACTGATACTGTGCTTTCTTCAAGAGCAGTATTTAAATCTGCCGCTGAAAGTGTTGCAGAAGCACCTGTTTGGTCTGTTGCATGAATTTTTGCAATAGTACCATTTCGTTTTGTATTTGCTGGTACAATTTCTTCAAGTAATGTTGTAATGTTAGAAGCAAAAGTTGCGCCTCCGTTTTGCACTGGATCATATCCTAATCCTGTAATGTTAAGTGCCATCACAACACCTTCACTGTCAATTGCACTATCTACATAATCTTTGTTTGCCGCATCACTACCCGATGTAGGCGTACCTAAACCTGTAATTCTATTTGAACTTAAAACTTCAATTTCGCCTGAAGTACTTTCAAGTTGCAAGTTACCAACAGTTGAAGAAACTTTTTGTGCATCAATGTTTACATTATCGACATTAAGATTTGTAAGTGTTCCAAGTGTTTGCATATCAGGAGCACTTGTTACATAACTTAAACTTGTTCCACTTAATACTGTGTTGCCGTTAAGTTTGTAACCTTGTGTAGAATCCCAAAATACATTTGAAGTAAATGCATTTGTTGTTTGCTTCCATAATATTTCTTTATTGCTCGGAGTTGCTCTAACAATAATACCTGCATCATCTACTTGTGCGTCAGTTAAAAGTGTACTATCTGATGAAATTGCAAGTTCAATATTTTTATCTTGGATACGTAAATTTTCTGTATCTGTTTGAAAAGTTTCACCTGTAATTGTTAAGTTACCGCTGATTTTAACATCGCCGCCTACATCAAGAGTTGCTGTTGGATTGTCATTAAATATTCCAAGATACCCTTGTTGTGTTTGTACTTTAATTGCACTTGCTTCGCCGCCTGCTTGTCTAACTTTAAATGTAAGATTTCTATCTCTTACTTGGTTAGCAATTACTGTTTGATTTGAATCAATTTTTATAACAATATTATCTTCAGGACCTACTGTAATACCACCGTTGTTAATTGTAGTAATTGTACCGTTGGTTACACCATTGGCGTCTGTAGGTAAAAATTGAGATGCATTTTTCTTAACACCTTGTGCGTTAATAATTGTATCTGCAGATGTTGCTGTACCGTGGAATTTAAAATCATCGTTAAGTACATTAATACCTTTTTCTACAGCACCAGTAATGCCATTAATAGGATTACTTGCATCAGGTGTAAATCTAATTCTTGAAATTACTGCTTCAGTTTGTCCACCTACATTTAAGTTTACAAGTGTTCTGTTTGTTTGTGTTGTATCAAGAACTGTTTCTGTTGAAAAACCAGATAGTCCTTCCGAACTTGCATACTGCGGTCCAACAAGAACCAAATCAGTTCCATCATAAAAATATAATTTGTTGTTTTGATTATCAATCCAAAGATCGCCTGATACTAATTGCGGTTGTGTAGGACTTACAATAGGTCCGCCTGCACTTTTAAAATTTGTACCATTCCAGATTTTTAATCTTGCTTCTCCGCTGTCGTACCATAATTGACCAGTAAGAGGATTTGCAGGTGCTTGTGTGTTAGTGAAGTTTTCTAACATCTTAACGAAGTTTTCGTTGATGCTTTCACCAAAGCCAGAATAATTTCTACCAATCAGTGAAATGTCAGTTGTTTGTGTATTAAGTTGTCCGTCAACTAATTCTACTAACAAATCTCCGTTAGTTTTATTAATCTGATATGCCATTAGTCTGCCCCCGCGTAAATTATGTAATTAACAGCCAAGTATGGATTCATTACATCAAAATCTTGGCCTACTTGATTATTACTTACAACACCACCCGAGAACGGAAACTTCTGTCCTGCATTTGTACCTGTTGGTGCATCTGTCTGAGTAGCATCGTCATCAATTGGTGTACCTTGAACATCTCGTGTTACATAATATTGTGTACCACTTGGTCCACGTAAATCGTGTTCGTGTTCTGGTAAGTTTTCAACTGCAATTGGTTTCTTTTCAACTCCAGCAGTACCACCAACAACATCTGCGTTTTCGTTTACAACTCTATTTGCCGATCCTTGTGTTGTACCCATGTTGTCCATACCTAATGGAAATCTACCACGTAAATCTGGTAGTGCAAATTTACCAATAGTTGGGTTTGCTTTGTACCTTGTACCAATAACATCATACAAGTCAGTGTGGTCAACAATAAAAACTTCTCTACCATCACATGGTAACCAACCTGCTAAATCAAGTTCTTGTTCTCTTGCTGTTGTCATTTCACCTGCATAAGGTGTAATAATACCAATTGGATTAACTGGTAATGAAGCAAATAAGTTGCTTCTTGAAATCTTCTTAACACCTGTACCACTACCGTTTTCATCATTGACTCTGTTGATTAAAATTTCATCGTCAAATCTTGAACTTGGTACTCCAGGTTTGTTAGTAATAAATGTACTGTTTACAGTAATATCAAATTCTTTTACAAGTGTAGTTTCGCCCGGTGCAGTATACTGTCCATCATAAATTACATCTGGGGCTGTTACATCACCACTAATTCTAAATGTAGTTCTACTTGCAAGTTTGTCTGAACTTCCTGAACGTCCTGTAACTGTTCCTGTAACATTACCTACTAAGTTTGCTCTAACTGTGTTTGCATTTATTTCTGCAAATTTAAATGTTGTTGATCCAATGTTAATTGCATTGGTTGTATCTGGTAAAATTGTTCCGCCAAATGTTGTGTTACCGTTGACTTCAAAGTTATTACCAACTCGTAAACTCTTAGCAACACCAAGACCACCTTTTGTAGTAATACTACCTGTTCCAATATTAACTGCTTCTGCAATTCCGTTGACAACAAGATTATTTGAAATAATTGCATTACCTGTAACATCAAGTGCTTCTTGTGGTGATAGGTTATTAATACCAACTTTTTGTGTTGAGTCAATTCTTAGTACAGGTTGTAGGTTACCTGCATTGTTAATACGTAGGTCAATGTTTGCACCTGATGTATTATTTGAAATAATTGCATTCTGTCCTTCAATACCAACTTGGACAACTGCATCACTACCAATTGATACCCCGGAGTTATTTCTAATAGTAAGTGCTTGTCCTGATACAGATAATTTGTCACCTCTTAAAAAGTTTGACGCTGGTACTGGTTCTGGTTCACCAGGAATAATTAATGCTTCTGCTTTTTCTGCAACGCCGTAATACTTAGGAACACCTGCTCCAGTAATATTACTACTGCTCATATTAAAGCCAGGTTTGATTGTTGTAAATCCTGTAATTGTTGACTTAGGTGTAAATGCACTTGTTGCATAAATTGCAAGTACTTTACCGCCAATCTCAACTTGAAGTGCAGTATAGTTAATGTTGTCTGTACCTGTTAGTGTAGTAGGTCTAACACCTGCGGCTAACCCATCACTAAACTCTGGTCCTACAAGAATCCAACCCGAACCTGTAAACAAATAAAGTTGTTGATTGTCTGTATCTGCCCAAAGGTCTCCTGCAACAGAGTTAGCAACATCTGGTGCTGATTCGCCTCGCTTTAAACCACCTGCTTCAATCCAGTTAGTACCGTCATAAAGTTTAAGTAGATTAACACCAATGCTTGTGTCATACCAAAGTTGTCCTTCAATAGGTCTTTGAGGTGCATTGTTGTTTGCAAAATTTTCTAATAATTGTAAAAAGTTTTGACCAATTAACGAACCATAGTCTGTTGTAAATCTTCCTGGGATACTTAAGGTTGTTGTAGTATCAACAGTATTATCTTCAATTACAATACTACCTTTGTTTGTAATGTCTGTGTAATTAATTGAATATGCCATTTAATTACCCCTCGTTAAAACCAGTTAATGATTGTATTCTAACTGTATAGTCAATTTGAATTAATCTGTTTAAACTCTTTTGTACTGGATGGAAAATTACGTGTGTAAGTAATCTGCCGTCTCCTGTTGGAGAATAACTAACAAGTCCTAATTCATCAAATACAAATTGACTTTCTGTGCTTGTTGCTGTATCATTTGCTTCTTGACCGTTTGGCTCTCCATAGTCAAGTAAACATTGAACAATGATATCTGTGTAATTTGTACCTGTTACGTGTCTTGTTTCAATCTTGTTTCTGTTAGGATCGACGTTGTTGACAGACTGATCATCTACGATCTTTTTATATGTTTGATTGTAAAGACTTGCGTTTGTTCCTGTTGAATTTGGTGTTAGGTATGTAATAATGCCTGTAGGATCAACACTTGTACCACCATTACCAAATGCCATTTCGTATACAAATCCTTGTCCTGCGTTGGCCAAAGATTCAGCAAGTGCTATACTCATATTTTCATAATGAATAGCATTGCGTTTATCTATTAAAATTTCCTTAGATTCGGGGTCAAATATCTTAATATGCCCTTGCACTAATACTCCGTTTTTGTCTAATAAGTTGTCTGTCATTTTGTTATCCTACATTGTATTTATTTAGGTAAGTCAACGTCTTCTGCTCTTAAGAACTGTGCTATTGCATTTTCCGACTTGCCTAACGTTTTTCCTGGCTCATTCCATATTTTACCAATTTTTCTAATTACTGTAACACGCACACCGTCTGCAGGTGGATTAGTAATAGTTAGTATATTTGGCGAACTAATACTAAATTCTGCTGGTGCTGTTACATCGCCCTCTGGTGAATCTTGATCCACAGTTACATCAAACACCTGAATGGCTGTTTTTCGTAAGCGTTTACCGCCTACAAATACTTCAAATTCGTTAACACTGTTAGGTTCCCAATCTAAGTTAAATGCTGTTGTAGTTCCATCTCCGTCAAATGTGTTAACCAATGTTTGATCTTGGTATGGAACAGTCTGCTGGAAGCCTTGATCAAACAGTTGATCTCCAATATTATGTAGATCTTTAACACCAGTACCCATTGTACCTCTGCGAAGTTGCTGTAAACTATTACCATCTTTGACCATATACTCAATACGTTCGCCGTTTACAAACAATACACCTGGTGTGTTTGAATCTTTATCTGGTACAAACATAGTTGATGCATCATCAACTACAATTTCTTTATCAAATACTTTAAGATCCTGTGCTAATCTGTAACTATTTACATCACCTAAGCGTTTATAAACAGTTCTATTCAACATATCTTTAAACTGTCTGTAACCAAACTTAGCAACTGTTGGACCGTCTTCAGCAAACTGAATAACTTCAATGGTATCATTTTCGTTTAACGGCTGTGCCATACGTACAAACAGTCTGTCATTTGTTACTTTATAGTCAACACTTGGAGTTTGTAATCTACCATTTACAATAATCCAAACATATTCAGCATCAATTGTTGGTCTTTGCAGTTTAATTAATCCTGCAAGTAAATGATTATACTCTATATCAGCAACACTTTCAAACTGAATAGTTGTTCTGGTTACAATATCATAATTTTTACGATCAATTTGCTGTACATCATGTTTACTAAAGTGTGTTACTTTGATTGTAGTATCTTCTGCAGGAGCAGTATCTAATGTTAAAGTATTTCCACTTATTGTGTATTCGCCATCTGTAGTAACAAACACTTCTAATGTATCGCCTTGTTGAGCAACGTTTTCAAAAATTTCAACACTTGAGTTTGCTGGACGGAAAATAAAGTCTGATGTGTATGTTAATTGTCTGCCGTTAAGCAATACAATAATGTCATCTGCACCAAGTGTACCACCTGGTTGTTGCCAGTTACGTAATTGATATTCGATTCTATTATCTACTGTGAACTTTTCATTATATCCAGCATTTAGAATATTATCACCTACCTTAACAATTATGTTATGACTTGAAGGTAAACTACTGAACGGAGTTACACTTAAACTGTAATTAACACTGCTTCCGTCTGCTACTAAGTTGTCTGTGATAATTTCACTAAATGTTTGTGCTTCACTTGCGTATATTGCAAAGTTAATTACTGAATTATCTGCAGGTGGTGCACCAAAACTAATTACAACTTTGTTTGCTGAATCATATGAACTATCTGTTGTTTCTAAAATATAGTTTACTTTCTCGCCATTTACTGTAACAATACTGTTTAATTCATCTCTCCAATCAACCTGTGTTACATACTGGAGAGTTGACCCGTCACCTGTAAATGTATCCATATCAAGAATTGCTTCACCGTTGCCACTCATTGTAATAATATTAATTCTATCATTATTTGCTGGAGCAGATGTAAATGTAATTTCTTTATCTTTGTAATTTACTGTGTAATTGTAAACAATAACATTATCAACTTTTACAAACACTGCATCTTTGCTTTGCGGTATACCAGTAAATGAATAAGTTGCTGTTGTTCCGTCTGCTACGTGTGAAACACTTTCAATAATACTTCCGCCTTCACCAACTCTGTCGTATACTTTAATATCTAAAGTATCAAGTACTTGTCCAGGAACAAGTTCTTCTGGACCTTTTGAAGTTGTAGGCGTAACAAATCCATCACCATCAATGTTAATATCTTCTGGATTTAAACCTGTTGCACTTGAGTAAGCAAGATCACCGCCTGTTACAATAGTATCATACGCTCTTGGATCAGGAATAAATGAACCGTCGGATGTATTTTTTCTAATAACAATTACATCACCGCTTTGCGTTGGAACAACTTCTTCGTCAAACTTAATTACAGTTGAAGCAACTTCGGTACCGTCATCTGTTAAAATAAATCCTGTTTGTCCAGCACCTGTAATACTGCTGATTAATGCATTAGGATTTGTTTGCTCTGGGGTTCCAAAGTTAGGATCGTCAATTCTTGTACCGTTTTTGTAAACGTTGTATGTTACATCTGTTTCAAGTGTTTTTGCAAAGTCGTAAACTTTCGTACTGTCGTCACTTAAACGGAAAACTTCGTCTTCGTATGTATTATCATACGTATCATATGCAGATGTAAACCATTCATCTGCACTCCAACCCGAGCCTCCGCCAAAGTCGAAACTCTTAACTTGTACTCCACCGTAGTCAATACCATCAAGTAATTGACCAAGATCGTTTGCCACCATTCCTGTTTCTGGATCATAGAACAAGTTAATTCTATCTGCCGCACTTAGTAAAGAAATATCTTTTTTGTATTCAACAGTAATTGTTTTATTATTAGCAGGTGGTGTATCAAAAGTTATTTTTGCAATTTTTCTTTCGTGTGTTCTACCTGTGCTATCATCAACATTTTCAATAGTGTATCTGCTTGGTAAAACTTCTTCGTCACCAACAGTTATTTTTACTTTATCGGTTCTAACATCTGCTGGCCATTTTAATTTATATGTAAACTTACTGCCTGATCCTAAAAATGTTTCTGTTTCATCAAGTGTAGTAATAAAGAATGTACCTGTAACTCTATCAAACTTTACTCTAAAGTGTGTTGTTCTTAGATTAGTATTACCAAGAACAGCACTGACTTTTGCAGTTCTACCGCCATCTGCAACCGAACCATTTAGAACAATACTTGGCGCACTTACATAACCTGTTCCAGGATTATCAATTTTTATTTCAGTAATTTTTCCGCCACCAACATATGCTGTTGCTGTAGCGCCTGTGCCGCCACCGCCGACAAATTCAACACCAGGAGCATTTTCATATCCTGAACCTGCATCAGCAATGCTAATTTCTTTGATTTGAAAACTTGCATTGTCTTTCCAATGTTTGTATGGATAAGAATTAATTACATCACTTGCAACACGTACTTCGTCATCTACTACAACAGCATTTTGAGGAACAATTTTTCCTTGCTGTTCGTCATACACTGCTGGTAAGTCAAAATCCGTAACCATTGTTTGAGATTTTTCTTCACCTTCATATGTGCTTAGGTATTCTCTTATCTTAGTTTTGTATGGTTTTACTTCATTAGCATACGCTTCATAACTTTCTAAGAAGTCATTATTAAATGTTATATCTTTTCTTAGTTTACCAATATTGTGTTTTGCTTTTACAAAACTTGTCTTAAACATCCAATCAACAAATTTTTGTTCTGATAACACATAACGCATCTGTGCAAAAAATAATTCATTGTAATGAATTGCTAAATTATCAACTAAAATTTTATCTCTTAGTGCTTTAAAGATTATTCTTAATTCGTCAACTGGTTGTAAATCAAATGCACTATCGTCATAACCAAAACTATCAAAGCCAACCAATTGATCATTGTAATCGTAAATAGATTTATCTAATTGTATAGTAGCATTTTGTCTACCAATAGTTTCGTAGTTAACTGTATAGTCAACATTGGCTTGATCATCAATTTTTCTAAGCAATAGCCATCCGCCCGAACCTACAGAATTAATTTTAACAATACTACCAAACGAATCATCTAAAGATTCCAATTCATATGTTTCATCAATAACAAAGTCTGCTTTTGTTAAATCGTTATAACCTGTTGCATACCAATCTACATAATTCCAATAAGGCTTAACATCAAAACGTTGACTTGCAACTCTATCCCAAGGATCAGTACCGCCTTGGTATTCATATAACGACCATTTATTTGCATAACTTTCATCTACAGTTGTTAATACTGTAAAGTTTCTCACAGTAATTGTATCGCCTTGTTGGTAATTTCTTCCGCTGTCAATTACTGTAGCACTTGTAACAGTACCTACATTATTAATCTCTAATGCAATTTCTGCATCTTCACCGGTAGAACTGTTGATTTTTACAGTTGGTACTGTTTTATATCCTCTACCAGGATTGGTAATATCAACTCTTAAAATTTTACCATCTTGAATTGTTGCAGATAATGTTGCACGTTGTACTCTTCCTACTGCTACAAATTCTAATTCTTTATTGGAATCAATCTGTACATCATAACGTCTTGACGCTAATGTTGGTATAGGATCATTCTCTTCTAAATTAGATAAGTCAAAGTCGTCAATTAAAACATTCTTAATTAACACTCCGTTAATTCTTTCTACAAGTTGTTTTAGTGCCTCAATTCTGTTAACAAACATTGTTTGTCTTGGTGTATTAAGAATACCATAACGTTGTTTTTCGCTTAAGAATCTATCAGGAACTTCTCTACCTTGTTCGTCATAACCAATCAAACTATCAAACCACTTGCGTTCAAGATCGGATTTAGGAACACTTGTTTCTAATCCATCTGTAATAATTGCATATTGATTGTGAATATTTTTCTCAGTATTGTCAATAGTCCAATAAGCAAATTTTAGAATAGTGTTTAATCCTCTAATAGTGCTTTCAATATTATGTGTAGTCCATTCGTTGTTGTTCAACAATGAAATATATTTGTATCCTTGACCTGACGGATCTCTTATTAATTCTTGTACATCAGCGGCACTTACTGTTCTACCAGGTACATCTGGAACAGTTTTCTTATTTCTTACCCAGTAGTAATAATAAGTTGTAAATTTTTGTGCAGGTTTATCATATACTTTCTTAGTACTATACGCATTCATTCCGTACTTGGTTGTACCACTGATACCTCTTGCAACTCCACTTTCTGAGTCTGCTTCTGCGTCCCATTGTTCTGGTGTTAGTAAACTTTCAACCCATTCGTAAACTTCAATTTCTGTACCTGGGAAAATTGTATTCATTGTATTGCTTACATTAAATATGTTTCCAGTATTACTATATGGATTAATAAATCTAACAGCATCAGTATCCCACCAAAGTTTTCCTACCATTTCGCCTGCTGTAAATGTAGTAATGTCTTTGTTTACTTTTCCTTCTATTACATTATTATATGTTGCAGGATCGAATGATGTTTTAAAGGATAACTCTACTTCTGCTGTTCCAGCAATTTTTCCTTGGATTGGATCAATGTAATCTAAATATTCTTCAACAATTTTTGTATCTTTATTATAAACAGAAATGCTTTTGATCTTGTCAAGATTAACCAGAGGCCTTGCATTACGTTTTCTTTCCCAAAGTCTTGAATTAGATTTTACTCTATAATCTAAAACTAATCCTGACGAATTATTATTTTCACGTGTGTATTGTGGCAATGAAACATAAATGTGATTGCCTTTGATTAACATTGTTCTACCAAAGTACAATGTTCTTGTATCTGCAAATTCTAATTTGTCACTGTAAACGTATCTATTACCTAATAATTCAAATACAAAAACTTCACCTGTATCAACAAGTTTTGATGTAAATCTTGTTGTAGCATTATCAAACACTGTAGTACCTGAATCTATCTCGGTATTACTAAACAGATCACCACCTGCTGAGTGTACAACAATTCTATCATTGTCGTATCTAACTACTGTACCAAATTTTTCGTTTGGTAATCCTTTAGGACCTGTTAGATGCTGTACTTGTTCAAATCTTCCGTTAACCTGTTCGTATATGAATACTGTGCCTTGATTTGCATATGTGTCAGTATAATTAGGTGCACCAACTGCAATAAACTTTCCATCAGTGGACACTGCAATTGAGTCACCATAATTGATATTAGCATACGGAGCGTCTATCATCTGATCAAATACATAATGACCTAACAACGATTTTCTGTAAATTACTAACTTTCTTGTTGCTATAGAACTATCAACAGCATCACCGTACTTGGCAATGGTTGCTAATACATCACCTGTGAAACTTACACCGAACTGGGTTCCAAACTCATATAAATTATCAGTTTCAATTGCACTGTCAGTGCCTACGATAAATCCTGTGCTGTTTGGTAGGAATCCGTTTAGGTCAACACCAGTTGTAATTTCTTCCCAGTCATTTACATCAAACGCACCTGGTATTAGATTAGTTTTTGCTTGATATACATTTCCGTTTTGTTTTACATATTCGTCTTTGAAATAAGTTACAGTGGTTAAGAAGTCACCTCTATAATCTTCATCTGCACCAAGTTTCCAACCGCCGTCTGCTGACCAGTTTATAATGTTTATTCTTCCTGGTTGATCAAATGTGCCATTACCCTTACTTAAAATGTAAGCACTGTAGGTATTATTTGTATGTGATACAATTTTAATATCACTGCCAAGATAACGTTCTGCTTCAAGATCTGGTGTTACATAAATTCCGTTTAATTGATAGAAGTTACTTGCATTACGTTCGTAGATTGCATATGCACCTTGTCTTTGCAACGTACTTGCTGTTCCGCTTTCATCTGCTGGAATATTATAAACCCTTTGCCAGTCATTGTTGGTTTTAGATGGGGGATTAGCATCTCTTGCAATACCATCTAATAACTGTGACTTGTACACCCAATATTCAAAACCTTGTAGTGTACGTGTTGTTCCTCTTGGAAGATTTGTTCCTCTATCAACTACAACAATAAAGCCTGCTGTTGTTGACTGTAAATTTACTGTATCGGTTGTACCTACAAGTCTGATAACACCTACACCTTGCGAGCCACCCACAATACTTAAACTTGATATGTTTCCGTTGTTTAAACCAAGTTTCCAAGTTCCTGTTGTATTTTTCACCCATAGTCTTAAATCATTAAATGTTTTTTCAACATAGGTAACTTCAGCAGTAGCAAGTGTGTCGTTGTCTTGTACAATATCACCAACAACTGGAATAAATGGATTACCGTAATTAGGATTGTAATCAGCATCACCTTCAGTTGGAGATCCTCTATCATCAAAGTTTGTTAGGTTTACTTCAATCCAACCGTCCCACAAATCATCAATTGTATGAGCATTGTTGTTGAGATAGTCATGTGTAATAACACTTGAAATCACTGACGGATCTTGTAGTAAATTATCTGCATTTCTATATTCATTAAAGAAAAAGTTTAATGTATCACCTACTGCTAAATTAGCATCTAAAGACCTTGGTGCTCTAAATACCCACTTGTCAGCAATTTCGTCACCGTCGTCACCTGTAAATGTAAGTGACTCAATGTACGATGTTGTTGTAGGTGAACTTGGATCGTCTGTAATTCTTAAAACATTTTCATAGTAGTTTGGTGTTCTACCCGATCCTTCTTGAATTACATCTTTAATAACAAGGTATGGTTTTGTTTCAATAGTTGCAATAGATTGATAATCACTTCCAACATTAATTTTCCACCAACCGCCAAGTCCGTCTACATCTTGTTCAACTGCTCTTTCATATGCCCCAATGCCAATGTCACCTACAAATAAATTACCTGTAGATTCAAAGTCACCATTAGCATCTCTAATATAAATTAATGTTCTGTTATCACCTGTTGTATATGCAAATGCAACTATACCAACTGCTGTCGAACTTGATATAGTTTCACCTACACTTGGAATTGCCTGTGTATTATCAACTAATAATATATCATCAATTTTGTCTGCAATTTCGTGTCTGCCGTCAAAGAATGTTTTACTTAATGTAGGATTGCCATTAAATGGTTGCACACCGCTCGGGTATCTTGTATTAATATCATTCCATACTAATTCAAGTTCGTCTCCTGGTGTTGTTGCAACGTATGCAAGCCTTGGTGCTCTAATTAGAACATGATCGGTTTGTTCTTCTTGGAATAAGAAGTTTCCTCTAAGAATATAATAAATGTTATCATATTGATTAGTGGTTGTGTCATATGTGCTAATCAAATGTTGCAAGTGCGAACTAAAACTTGGAAAATCTAAACTTGGATCTGTTGGCTCAATAATGCTTTTTGCTTTCCAATATTGATTAGTATATTTTACAATTTCATCTTTTTGGTAAACTGCCGCTGGTGCAAATTGTCCTCTGTATTTTGTTTTAACATTAGATGCATACGGCACACCAACAAACAACCACTTACCGTCTGAACTTAATGCTGTTGCACGACCAAAACTATTTTCGCCACTTAGATAATTTTCTGGACAATCAATTGATTGTGATAACACAAGATTAATATTTTCTCCAGGTCTAAAGTGAATATCTACTCTACCTGCTTCTGTTGTTCCTGGCGATCCTGCAACAACTATTGTATTATTATTGTTTGCAGAAATGCTTGTTCCAAAAGATCTTGTGTCTGTTCCTAATGTACCTGGAATAGTGCTATTAACAAGACTTTGACGTAGTTCATAGTTATTTGTGTTTTCAACAACTGTCCATCTATTGTTTTCGTCATTGTCAACCCAAACTCGCTCTTGTGTAGAATAATTGTCTCTTGTAATTTTGCTGTTTACATCATTCAATGTTGATACACGTGAACTAATAAGTTTTAAAATAAATCCACTTGTTTCTTCAGCATCGTCAACTTCGCCTGTGGTTTCTGCATAGATAACATCTAAACTTACTCTTAAAACTTTATAGAATCTATTTTGTGATGTACCAACACCCAATACACCAATTATATCATCTTTCTCAACTGTTGGTGCTTTACGTGTTTTAATTTCTATAGATTTAGAACTGTCACTATTAATAATACTGACAACTTTCATATCAGTTTCAGTTTGACGAAGTACGTCCCAAGTTTGTGCTCTCTTGGCTACCCAAATATACTGCCCAACACTAACTTGGTTTAGATCTAAATCTAAAATATCATTATAATTTGTTACTTTAAAATCAACATCTTCTTCTGCAACATAGCCAGCAGTCTTAATATACGAATCATTTTCATCAATATATTTTGTTGGGAACGGTGCATGATTATAATTTTCAGGTTTGTTATAAACATCAACCGGAGTATATCTATAAACCAAGTCTGTGGCAAGAGGATCAATAGTTTGTGTTAATTGAAACGGTTGCGGACTAAGTCTTATTTTAGATTCATCAATTTCGTATTCAACTTCTTCAAACGAATCACTTGCACCGTATTGTCCTACTTTGAATGCCCAGTCTTCAAAAAATTCTAAACTTGAATTTTCTGTATTTGATAACGCATCAAATAATTTTTCTAAAGAATTTAATGTACCTTTATCTTGAATAAATCCTTGATAGAACTTATATTGTGATACATCGTCATTGATAATATTTTCAAGATATGTACGTTTTTGATATCCTATTAAATGTTGTGCAAGACGCTGTTGCTCACTGTCAAAGTTATCTGTATCAAGATCATAAAAATCTGCAAACTGATTTGCTTTGTAATCAAAGTTTGGAATAAGTTTAGGTTCTGGTTTATCAGTTAACAAATACCAATCATCATCATTGAATTCTGTAGCACCAGGAATTTTATATTTTGCACTATAATAACGTGTTTTATAATAAACAACATCTGAAATATTATAATCTACATTTTCTGCCCAGTCTGTAATTTTTACATTATCAAGAGTAAATCCTGGAATGTTAATACTTCCGTTCCAGTCTACACTTCTGTAACCAAGTACTCTAACTCTTTGCTGTCTATATCCTGGTCCAGGATTGTAAATTGTGTCATTGAACACAGTTTTATTATCAAGTAAACATACGTGTTCTTTTTGTACAAGTGGTAATTTTACAAAGTAAATTCCATCTGCTGTATTTTTAAGAGTTAATCCAAATTCATTTTGACTGCTTCTAATTGTGTTAGCAAAGTCTTCTTGAAGTTTCTGCCCGTCTGCTTTTAACAATGTATAATCATAGAAATTATCAAATATATTGTCTACAACTGCATAGTCTCTGTAAAACTGTAGATTAACTGCACTTGGAGACAATGTAATTAACGCACCCGAATTCCAATTTTGTGTAGTCCAGAATAAAAATTCTCTTGCACTTAATTCCCAATTTTCAATAGTCTCTATGTTATTGTTAAATTTACTAAAGACAAATCCTTTATCTTCTAAGTATTTTCCATATCCAAGTAAAAAGTCTACTACTTCCTGTGTGGTTCTATACAAAGTACCATAGTTTAACTTTGCTGTTTCTGTTTCAAAGTTTCTACGCAGTATTGCATCTTTACCTCCTTCGATAGGAAGTTCTGCAAGTTTTGCAAAATTGTCTTGTTCGAAAGTATCAAACGTTCCGCTTACTTTAACTCTAAAGTAATTGTCACCAAATCTAACAATCTGATCTTTTTGGTAACGCTGTCCGGATTGCCATTCAAGAAACGATTCACTAACACCGCCTACATTAATTACAGGATCCTTTGCACGTTCAATATAAGGATAATAATTAAAGTAAGGCTTTGCTTTATCGTATCCTCTTACAATATAACCGCCTGGACGTTTTTCAATAATTACACCACTATAAGATACTGTGTCAATAGGCGAAGATGTGTTTACAAATAGTTTATAGTTTTCTTCTGGAATAAACACGTTACCTTTGTTATTAGGTGTACGAGAATCTAAAATTAATCTAAACTTGTCTTTTGTAGTAAATCCGCCAATCTTAAATCCAAGTTGAACGGATAGATTTTTTACTTCGCTACTATAAGTTTCATTAAGTTTAGTAACATCTGCATTGATGTAATTAAAAATATAATTTACCAAACCAGCGGTAGTTACCCTGACTGTGCTATCTGAGGTGTTAGGGAAAATTAGATCGCTTAATCTAACACGCTTATCGTTTCCTGTGTACACTAAATCGTTTGCCGCATTACGTTTAATTCTTGATCTATCAAAACCAAGACCAATAACTTTTGCAGGTTGATGAATTGCCCATGCAGTAATATATGCAAACGGAAGTTCAGAACTTCTACGCCATGCTGTTTCTGTTGGTGCTTCATCTCCAAAGACAAACTGTCTATTTGTTTCTGGAACAATTAATCCTTGTGCATAACCAGACTCGTATGGACTTAATAATGTACCTTGACTATCAACTGGAATATATTTTAATAAATCTTTTCTTGCATAATTAGGTCTATATCTTATAGGATTATCAGGCTGGCGTACTCTACCTTCTTGTAAATCTTCCCATAAAATTAAATTTTCTTTTGTATATGGTGCTGGACCATAAACTGTTTCCCACCAATCAGGCTTATCAATAAATCCTAAAATCTTCCAAGGTGTTGTGTGAGGAGTATCAGTTCCAAAGTATTGTTTATAGATTGCTCTCCAAAAACCAGGTAGAGGTTTACTATCTGGATCTGACATATAACTGTAGTTCCATGTAAAACTATTTGTTCTATCATAAAAACTATTATCTGTATAGTCAGGATCACCTGCTATTGCCAACCATTCAGCAAAATCTGTGATGATAATATCATCTAAATCTTCGTTTGTAAATCCTGTATCTCTGGACTTGTGCCCAATAAAACTATCAACGTCAAAAATTTCTTTATCGTATGCTACTTTGACATTATTATAAATTCTTTTTTCTAACTCTAAAATAACATCGTCACGATAATCGCCATATGCTTTTATAATACTACCGTCATGACCTTTAATTACAGTCTGCGGAGTTTGATAAGTGTTGTCCGTGTATTTTTCCGGAATGTGCAAAGGCCATAATCCTAACTTTGTTGGAGTAGGCGGAATGTACGAAGCATCAGTTGACTCATACTCGTAAACATCTACAATATCATCTACTGCCAAAGTTACCTTATCAGTAATTTGAATAAACCCTTCGTTAGTAAATGTATAATCTCTATTGTGTAATAGTTGTTCATCGTTAACATAAACATATACTGCTTTTGCAGAAACATCATTTAAATTAAAAGGATTTGTTAAACTGTAAAATTTATTTCCTGTGTCAACAACTGTAAATGAACGCTTGGTACTTGCACCACTGCCAATCATATCAGTCCAATAAAATGCTGTTTGTTTAGATTTCTCTGACTTAAACTTTTCAATAATTTTATCAGTAAGGAATCTTGCATTACCGTCAATGCCTAATTCACTGGCAATTGAAATAAACGATCTTTTAAATTTTGCATATTCTTTTCTTGCAAATCTTAGCGATTTTACAATGTTATAATTTTTGTTTGTGATATGATAACTTGCAAGAGATACAGGACCACTGTGTTGTACAAATTTTGTACCGTACTCAGATAACTGTCCTAAGTTTCGTAAATTACTACTTCCTGGATAGTTTCCTGTAAATCCTTCAACATTTTCAATAATAGTTGTTACATGATCAGCAACTTCGCCATATGTAAAATCAACTATATTATCATTCAATGGATTATTTTGTAAGTTAATAGGAAATGCATAATGTCCATTATCGTTTTTATCTGCTTCGCTTGTACAGTGTAAAATAATATTATCACCGTTTGTTAAATTTTTAGTAAACGTAATGTATGCTATTCCGTTTTCTCTATTAATTTCCCAATCAGTTCTGCGTTCGTTGTTTACAAAAACTTTGACGTCTAACTCATTTAGATCACCGCTTCTATTATAAACATCAACTGCAAAATTATTCTTTTGTCCTTCAACTACATACTGACGTATAACTTTTTGTTTACTATCTGTTGCCGCTTTTTTCCAGCCACTTACATTTTCGTATGCATTTAGATCAGTATATTTTCTTAATGTTGCAACATCAGTTTTTTGCGTATAACTAACTTGTCCAACTTGATATGTAAATTCATTATTAAGTAAATCGAAACTAAAAACAATATCACCACTGTTTTCGATATTTCTATAAGTTAATGGAAACCCAAGTACCGAGTCATTTGCACCATTACCTTCTTTATATGAAAATAATTTTGTTCCTGTAAAAGTATTGCTTTCGTATGTTGAAAACGTAGTATCGCTGTCATCATACAAATCAAATAACGGTGCTTGATTTGAAGTTAATTTATCTTGTGCTTTGATCCACTTAGTACCATTATACCAATAAATTTTACCTTGATTTTCTGTACCGTTCTGTACTAATACAGTTTCGTTTGTTTGAGGATCTGTATCTGTTTCTTCCTGTAATGCAATTTGTCTTGTACCAAGATGATTAATAAACTTGACTTTATAGATTCTACCATTTACTCTGATATCAGGATCTGCTGTAAACAATACTCGTTGACCTTCAATTAAATCAACTCCATCAACGTTGTAACCGATAGAGCCTTCAATGATCGAAAACACATCATTAGTTTTATCATCAATTAAATCAACATTTGATTTAAACTTAGATCCATAATTGTATAATCTTAATCCTGGGTCAAATTCAATAATAGGTCTTTTAGCACGTTGTGATTGATCAATATCAACTTCTGTACCGTTTGCTTTTGCAACTTTTTCAATAACATCTCTATGGAACCATCTATTGTGTCTCGACCATTGGTTACCGTCAATTGCCGCACGATTGATTGTAATATAATCTTGTTCCTTAGGATAATTTAGTGCTTGACCAAACGGAAGTTTGTCAAAATTTTCTGTATCAAAAGGTACAAACAAATTAGAACTGTAAGCACCTGTGATTTCTAAATCATTTTTATTAATAAGTTTGATACTATCTCCTACGCCTTCTACATACCAGGTACCTTCGCCGTATTTTGCAGGAGTTACATCACCAAGAAATTCAACAAGCATACCGTTTGATAAATCAACATCTGTTCTTGTTGTGTATGTTTTCTTTTGAAGTATTTCTTCTTCTACATTAATTTCTGTATTTTCTAAGATGTTATACATTAATATAGTACCACTTGTATTAACATCATTTTTACTAATATAGAATAACCTATCTGGTGCGTCTAAAGGCACCGTAAATTTAAGTGTTCCTTTCTCAACAAACACTGTTGCTGATTCTACGCCATCTGTATAAAGTGTAGAAACGTTATCGCCTTCTGTCCATCCTGTAATTCCGCCTTCAACTGGTTCTACTATGTATTCGCCAGTATCATAGCCGTCGCTGTCAAAAAGTTCTGCTTCAAACTTACCAGGTGCCAACACACCTTCTACTGTTTCGGTAATAATTGCTTGTCCCGGAGTAAAGGCTCTATTAGTTGCGAATGCTATAGGATGTCCCGGACAATCAACTTCAAAAATGTAAGTTTGACCTTTGTAAAGTTTTAAAGTAGGATTTTGTGTTAAACCTGTTGGGGTAAATTTGTAAACTACGTTGTCATCATTCTCCTCCAATGATACTTTAAAAGTAGAAACTATCTCTTTGTTTTGTCCATAGATAGGTAATACCTGCGGGCCGCTTGGTAACCAATAATATTCTCTAAAGTTAACAAACTTGTCCCAATCAATATGCGGATTCCATGCATAATATTCTTGTGCATTAATCTTGCTATGATCTTTGTTATTGTTACCAAAAGAACGTAACTGATTAATGTAGTCGTTATAGTCCTTGTAGAAATTTACATTATCTACATTATCTTTTAAAACCACTGCTGGTTCTAATTGATAATCTTCTCTTTGTTTTGAAACATCACCTACATAGTTGTCGTCTTGTGTAAATGCTTTCGCATCTTTTCTACCATAATAGGAATTAAGTTTTTCAACTACACCTGGCTGTGTTAATTGGTCAAGTGTGCTTGTTAAAAACTTTTTATTTGCTGGAGTTCTAAAATAACGAGGTAGGTGGCTTAGACTGGTTCTTTTTTCATTTTCACCATCTGGACTAATCGGAAACTCGTTTTGATCGTTATCATATGCCATTAGTAACTACTTCCTCCAGTGTTAGAACTTGTACTTGTACTTGTGTTAGCACTTGATGTAATACCAGCATTTTGCGTTGATGCTGTTGTTACAACAGCGCCAGATGCTTTTAGCCTTGATGCTGTAATACTGTCTATGATTTCAACATCTTCTACTGTTGCACTTGAAATAAAGATCTCATCACTTTCGGTTGTAATTTCATATAAACTTCCGAAAACTTTGTCAGTTTGTTTTGGTACTAACACTATTGTATTAATATCCGGTGCTAAACTATTCATAATGAAAGTTGCTAACTCTGTAAAACTAAACTTATCGCCAAAGTCCCAAAACTCTAAACTAAAGAATTGATTAATTGCTGTAACAATACGTAACTTAATATCATTGTCATTTGTTACTTGTTCAGAATTTTTTACTACTTTAAATGTTGCTTGTAAATCAGTGTCTGCTTTGTCACCAAACAATATTTTATATTTTACAGGATGATAAATTACTTCGTCACTGATACTCTTAATCTTATTAATACTTGATCCAAAGTTTTGGAATAACTCATCTGAACTTGGAGGTAAAGGCTTATCGCTTACAGCACCATTTAAATATTGTCTAAAACTTCTATCATATGTTGATGTTAATAGATAAGTGTCAATTATATTTGTACTGCTTGGATCTAATCTATTATTTTCATCTGCACTATGAACATACTGGAATTTAATTTTATCTCTACCTTTGTATGCTCTGTAGTTTGTAATTAATGTTAATACTCCTGTAGAAGAACTGTATTGTTTAAAGACATCTGCATCTGTAAAGTAAAAAATTGTTCCATCATCAAATGTTGATAGTGGACCGGTTGATGCTTCAAATTCGTAAACTTTAATATTTTCTACTGCTGGATCTACATAATTAAAATTAGTTGACTGATTGTTTGTAATTTCTTCTTTTAAAAACACCCATTTGGTTAACGGATCAACATCGGGTGCAACAAAATTTAAAAATGAATCTGGATTATCAATAACTCCGTCAGCATCACTGTCAAAGAAACTTATTTCAACTTTCTTACTGTTTACATAACCTTCTTCATCTCTATATTCTTTTGTAATTTGCCAAGGATAGTCAATTGTAAATGCTTCTGTACTACCAGGCTTTTTATTAATAGACAATAGGTTTATTTTATCAGTAATTATTTTACCAGATCTACTGTCATAGATTTGATCTGTTTCGTCATAGTAAAATCTTACTTCTTTGTCGCTTTCAAAAATATATCTTACACCTCTATATGTAATTGTATATTTCTCGCCATCTGTTTCAAACAATAATAGCCAACTTGAATCTAAGTTTTGATTAGATGAATCACCAGTTCTACCTGTGTTAAATGCATTACCAATACTTAGGTTGCTGTTTAAAATAACTCTCCATTCTCGATCTGCAAGACTGTAACGTAAACCAAATGTTTTATACGCAAAAATTTGGTCAATCATTTGTGAAATTACATCATCTGTAAGTGCTGTTGCAAACTTAGGTTTGATTTCATTTAACAATGCACCTGTTGGGATAACATCATTAAAAATAATCGGACCTTGACCATCTTCATAATTCTCAGTACCGTCACTGTTAACTTGAACTACTTTTGTCCAAATAAAAGTTGTAGCATTTGGATGATCCGCAGGACCGTCCATCAACTTATTATAATCGTTGGTCATAAAATGTTTACCAGCAGGAGCAATAAATTTAATAAGGGCACCTGGTTCTAAATATCTCAGTGTACTACCTGTAAATGTTCCTGTAGTTAATTTAATATTATTTGTGTCTTCTAAGTAACCACTTGAATTATTAGTCTGTCTTGCAACCTGTGTCCACGTTGCTCCTAAATCATCTGCCGCTGTTTTTGGAAACTCGCTAAGATAAAAATTCTTAATAAGAATATTTCTTAAAATAGGTTGTACAGTATTTTCAATAGCACCTTCAACATCTGTTCTTGTTACAAATGAAAAGTTAATTTTTTTGTCAAATACTTCTCTATAAATTGCACCGTCATCTCCATAGATGTTTGTGCTTGAATATTTTCCTGTAGAATCAATCAAGTCAAAATATCTACTAATACCACTTGATGTTCTATTAATACTTTTACTTTTAATAATTTCTTGGCTGATTGATCTCGGTGCTACTTGATAATCTTCACCTGTAATCATTCTATTTTGTGTATAAAATGTTGACGGTGCATTTGTTTTAATACTTGTGTTTGTTTCTGTAGCACTTGCATTATCAACTGTATATTTTAATGAAGCAGTAATGGTAATAGTTTCGCTACTGCCTGCTCTACTTTCATAAGGAACAGTAATAGAAATATTCGTTAATTCTTCTGGTTGAATTGCAAATCTTCTACCAATAGATTTTCTGTAGTAAACTCTAAATCTTCCTTTAGGTAAATTACCAAATGTTCCGTCTGCAAATAATAAACTAATTCTATCTTCAATACGTGTTAGTACAGTATAGATATCTCTTTGGCTTTTGCTAAGGCTATTGTAAATTACATTGTTACCTTCAATTGCATCAACCTTCGTCCATTGCGATTCTTCGTTACCATTTGAATCTAATTTATAAAGCCAAACATCACTGTTATTAATATTAGTTGCATCAATTGCAACTGTTTGGTTTGTGGTAGGTGTATCAATTGTAAATGTTCCGTTGTCTAAAACACCTTGTCTAAAATGGAAGAAGTATCCTGTATTAGAACTACCAGCGCCTTTGCCATCTTCTCTATATAAGAATGCTAAACTGTTACCAGGTAAAGGTGTTTCTTCGTAAATTTTGTCTGGTGTAATACCTGCAGATGTAACTTCAAACACCATATTTTTCTCGCCAACATTTTTGTTAAAACTATAAACTGGCAAGTTTGCATTTGTAGCATTATAACGATACTGTTCTGTTGTAATACCGTTAATTGTTTCTTTTTTAATTGGGCGACCAACGATAGCATTTTCAGGTAATGCCGCATTCAAAACTTTGCGGAACTGCTCTGACCAATCTGGATTACTTGGATCGTTCCAAATAATTGTTTGATTTGAAAGATTTACTCCGTTGCTATCTGTAATATCTTCTGACGTTTGTACACTTTCAAACTTTAACAAACCGTTTGCTGTTTGATTACGTTTTGGATTGTAAGAAAGCAGTCTTGCTAAACGCAATACACTTTCTCTACGCTCTGCAAGTTCTAAGTAATTTTCACGAGCATTTAGGTCTACACGGAAAGCAAGGTTTTGACCTAAGTATGCAATTAAATCAATAAGTGCAAGGTACTCTGAACTTTCAATATAATCGTTGAAATCTTCTGGATAATTTTCACGCAGATAGGAGATCATTGTTCGACGTAGACTATCAAAATCATACGACTTAAAGTCTGCGTTTTTAAATGTTTGATATACTCGCTTCCAATCTTCTGCAAGTAATAATCTGTTCTGTCTATCTGTTGTTGACATCCGCTTTCCTCGTTATAAAGTATTTATTTGATTCGATTAACTGAGTACTTAATTCTTTAATCTAAGAAGCCATTCTTCTGATCAAACTGCAATTTCATTTGCTCAGAGATGTTATAAGGTAGGTATTGTAGTTCACACTCAATTTGGATCCCACTTTCATACTGATCAACAATTACTCTGTTTGCATTAATCCTTGGATCACTGTTAATAATTGTTGAAACATTGTCTGCTATTGCTTCTTTTAGTGTTTCTGTTAACGGTTCAAATAAAACGTCCCAAATAATTGTTCCAAATTCAGGATTTTCTAATTTTTCTCCTTGTCTAATATGAAAATGGTTTAGTAGGTCTTGTTTGATCAAGCCTATGTCGTACAGTGTATAAGATAAGTTATCAGGATTAACTGTGCTTAAACCTCTGTAAGTTTGTTGTTTTACAACAGGCTTTTGCTTTAGATTTTCCTTTACTTTTACATTCTTAATTGTGTCTTTTTCTAAACTACTCATATCAATATTTATGTGCTTTTACGCACCGTCTTTCTTAAATGTATCTGGTATTGTATCTATGTCCGGAGCAGATGGAATCTCAACATCATTTGTTCTATCTGTTTGCTCAGGTGAATACTGTGCTGGATCCACGTTTTCGTGGTGTCCCCACGGCTCATGCTGTGGTAAGCGTTTGTGTAAGGACGCGATAGCGGTAGCGGTAGCGCCGGGAACCACGTGAGTGGACAACGGAGTTGCGGCTAAAGCGGTTGGGCCGTTCATGTGAATCACAAGTGCTGTTTCAAAATGTCCTAATGCACTGTTGATGTTTGAACTGCCTAAACTTGTAATCACAGTATTCAATCCTGAAAGTGTATTGATATTTCTTTCAGTTTCAATTTGAACACTGTCTTTGCTGAGAACGTTTGTGTTTCTGCCTGCCTGTAAATTAATATCTCTGTCAGCAGTAATGTTTAGATCGTTCTCAGTGTGCATACTGATTGAGTCTTTTGCGTACACATCAATTTTACCATTAGCACTCATTTCAATCCACGAATTACCACTACCATGATCTATACGCACAAGATCTTCTGTGTTATGAAAAAGTATTTGATGTCCTGTACGTGTTCTAATACGCATCAATTCATTTGCTGGTAAATCTGCACGTCCAGATGTATCACCTTTACCTACATTTGCATATTCTTTTTTAGTGTTTGTGGCAAAACCTTTGCGTAAAAATTTGTCGTCACCGTCATCCATTACAAAATGCGTTCCGCCGAGGCGGCCGAATGGAATATCCGCTTGTGTTCCTGCACTACCGTACTTGGCTTTTTGATAGCCTGGTCTTTTATCGTAAGGTCCTGGAGTTGAGATACCAAATACCATGCTTGGCACTTCACGCCTTGCACTTGCAGTACTCAGTCCACGCACACCATCACTGGCTAATCCTTGTTGGCCTAATATTTCCATCCAGTCTTCATTGATGGGTTTTTTAAACTTAGTAGGATCGTTGCCTTTGTTATCTTCAAGATTCTTTTTGTTTATTTCGCCAACAACTGCTTTGCCTGTGTAGAAAACACTGTCTACACTGCCTTTGGTTTGAGGAGAACCAGTGTAGTGTGTTGTTGCTACCCTGTCAGGCATTGAGAAGTTAATATAGTTGTCCTGAATACAACCAATCCAGAATCCCATATTAACTTGTCCTTCAATAAACACCACAATGACTCGAGTGCCAATGTCTGGAGGAGTCATCCAAAAGCCATATGCTTGTTGTGTGTATTTGTGTCCTTGATTTTTAGTAAGTCCTGTTGCAGGAGTTTGTCCTACAAACGGTCCACCGTATTTTACTTTTACTGTTTGTCCGTCAAGTCCTTGGTTACTGCTTGTGCTTAGTTTGATTAACTCAACTTCAATAGCACCCATGTAGTTAGGATCAAGGTGGCCTACTACCCTGCCGATATACGGCCCGGGAAAATATTTAGGTTCATTGCCTGCGGTACGTGTTTCTTGTGCCATTCTATTTCCTACGTTGTACTATTCAAAGCGCCTTGGCCCTGTGCCGCGGCTTCAGCGTTTAATATTCTTTGATTGTTTTGACTTGCAATAATCAAGTCTGCATTTTCTCCATCTTCGCCCACTTCTTCAGCCAACTGTGCTTTTTGTATATCCTTGATTGCACTGCCAGTAAGTTTAGGTCGAATTTCCTGATTACCTTTGCTCTCTGTATCCTGTGAAGTAGGTTTCTTAGGATACTGATTGCTTCTACGTATACATTCAAGTGTTTGCTTGAACTGACCATCTGCTATTAAATTCTTGACTGTGGTCACCATATACAATCCGCTAAATGCATCAACTGAAACTGTTTCATCTGGGAATCCCATCATTCCGTTTTCTTTGTAATCAACCGGTGTTCTAAAATTAATAACAATATCCACTTCGCCATATTGATAGTCAACGTTTCCGTCTGCATCAATGTTTATAAGTTCTGTGTTCTCAGAATTGTAGTTTCCGATTCCGCTGTCTGAAAGATAATAAGGATCTCCCCAAATTTCCATTTCAACAGATAACAAGTCAGCATCTGAGTTTACAATAGCGTCGTTGAATCTACGTGCTATTTCTACTCGCATATCATCAACATTAACTGCACCTGCGGCAATACTTTTGTTTTCTAACACAGGAGCAGACTTACCGCTAATTGCTTGATCGTTGTCTGCAGGTGTTTGTTCAATATGCTGTTCTGGGTTTTCACCTTCTTTACCTGCTTCTTCAACATTAAGTCTTGGTAAAACACCCGGACTCATGCTTTTAAAGAACGTATTGTCTAAGTTAATGTTGAAGTTAATAATGTCTTCGTTCCTACCACTGTAGATGTAGTTGTATTCTTTACACACTTGTTTTTTCAATGCGGCAATACCGTAAGGAATTTTATCAGGTGATAAAAACTTAGCCTCGTGTACCTTGTATGGTAAAATTCTAAACACATAAATTCTTGGAGGCTGACCTGTTTTCTTTTCTGTTGTAGGGTCTGTTATGTTAAACACCTGTGTGTCAATTTTAAACCAGTCTTTGAATCCTGTTCCATCACTCGGTGCACTAATAACATTTCTACCATAAGAACTAATAATAATAAGTTCTTCAATAATATCTTGAATGCGTGTTCCTTGTGCAAACTTGATTTCTCCAAGTCCTGGTGCAATTTGCATTTGTCCGCCATCTCTGGCCCAAACATTTAAATCTTTATTCCAAGTAAAACTTGCGTCACCAAATGGTTGTTGTGTTGAACCAAGTTCTTCAAGGTTAAACATTTCCGATGTACCAATTTCGTTGGCATTTTCTTTACCTGTTTGTTTGTCTGTTATCTCTTGTCCTAACGAAGTTGTTGATACCATTGTGGTTAGGTTTTCAATATATGATTCAAACTCTTCTTCAGGTATATCACCGTCTTTTAATTTTTTGTATATTTCTTGAATCTTTTCACTGCTAACTGTGTTGCGTGTTGACTTCTGACTGCTTACAGATACACTCGGTGCGGCATTGTTTTGTGCAGTGGTTGCACTGTTTCCGCCGTCACTGGTAACACCCGAAAGATTGCCTTTGGTAGCACGAGACTTAGGAAATACTATAAAGTATTGATCTGCTGTGCTAATTGTACCGTCAATGGCTTTTTTAGCAAAATATTTGTTTAATTCATTTGCTAAACTTTTTGGACTACTTTGTAATAGATCTTCAAGTGTTCTACCTGTCAAAGTTACGTCTACAGGAATGCTTTGAGTAGCATCTTTTAATGCGCCTTCATTGTATGCAACTCCCTCTACAACATAAGAACTGCCGCCATTAGTAACTTCGAGATCACTGCCTACAAGTTTGAAAGGTAATTTTTTTGATGCCTGTGGAACATTGATTGCATTACCATCTTGATCATAACCAACAAAATCCAAAGTTAACAAAAAAGGACTTTCAGTATAGTTTTGATGTCCTGCTTGATATGCCGCCATTTGCAGTGTTTGTAAAAATAATCCCATACTGTAAGGCTCTAAAATTTCTAAACGAAATCCTACAGCATTAGTTGTGCCTTTTTTTCTACTTGGTGAAATAATACTTTCAATTTCTAAACTGTTGCAGAAAAATTCAATCTTCCTACCACTGCTTTCATATGCTGTTAAAACTTTTGAATTTCCTAAGCCACCGCCGCTTTGCATAATTGCAATTTCTGGTTTTTTAATTTTATAAGTTGCATCTGGATTGTTTATCTCTTCGTTTGTAAGTGCATACATTCCAATAATGTAATTGTAACTTGCAAACTGTCTTAGCGAATTAGGCAAAGGTAATTGTAAAACTCTACCATCTGCTGTGTATGCTGTCTTTTGAGGATCAATTGTTACCTTTTCAACAACAGTTTGTTTTGTCTCACTGGGTACTGCTTTTTCTTCTGGTGCGTCTGTTGCCTTTTCTTTATTAACTGTAGTGTCAGTGGACGATGCATTGGTATCAATGTCTGGACTATCTGGTGTTCCTGGACCATAATCACCATCAGTAAATTGATTAGCATCAGCATTTAGGGCATCTTTGTTTTCATTAACAAAGTCTTTCATTAGATCTGTTGGACTTTTTCCTGGGGGTGCTAATGGTTTGGCCATTGTTTATTCTCCCAACAACTGTCTTAGTCTACTGCCCTTAGGAACATATATTTCTAAACCTGATCTAAAATCAAACACTGGATCTTTAAGAGAGTCCATATTTCTCTGAGCAAACACCCACCAAAGTTTTGGATCACCATACATATCGTATGCTAACAGATCAGGTCTTTGATGATACTGTGGTTGAATTTCATACACTACATCGTCACCATCTTCTGGCACTGTGCGAATACTTAAAATATCCAAGTATTGGTTTCTTACAAAACGTGTTTTACCCCATGGAGAATTATTAGCCATTAAATAAATCCTTTACCACTTTCAATATAGTCGCCTTTTACAAAACTGTCTAAACTGAATTTTTCTACTTCTGCTCTTGAGTAGATTGGTTGTAGCGTAACTGTTACTTGACTTTCAACAGGAACATAAGCAATTTGTCCTCTGTCAGTGTTTCTTGTAATAGTATTAATAGTATCTGCACCATTGAAGCCAAAATCAAGATCTACAGCAAGATAGTCAACATCGGTTGGCATATCCAAAGTGAAGTTTGTAATAATAACAGGAACATCTTTGAATACGTAATCTCCATATCCGTTTAGTTTTACAATCGGTGGCGGAGCACCTTGGTTTGATGTTTGGCCGTAAAACATTTTTGTAATGCTTCGCAAATAATGCAACATTGCAATCCAATACTCGCCTTCTAAACTATTCTGTACAATAAACTGTCCTGTCAAAGTCATTGCATCCACACTTGAATTCTGATATGCAAAGAACGGATAATTACTATGTACTGGTTGAATTGCATTATAACTTGCTTGATGACTCATAATAATTGTAGGCGTATATGGAAAACACAATCCGCCCGTAGAAGTAATCAAACGTTGAATGTAAGGACTTTCTGTAAATGCTTTAAGAGGAGGTATACTTAGTTTGACTCTCCAATCCTTTGAATTAGGATCCTGTGCCCAACTTGCACTTGCAACTTCAATATTTGGTGGTTCTCCATCTGTTGGAATTGTGCGAGAACGAATTGCTTTCATAAAACCTTTGCCACCCGCAGATAATACATCGACAGTTTGTTTGGCTAAATCTTTAGTCGTGTCAATGATATCTCCTGTAGTTACCGGAGTTTTAAATTCGTTAAAGTCAAATGTGTCAGCCATAATTGGTAATCCTTATTACAAGTATTTATTGACAAAATTATCAGAGTATATTATAATAAGGACTATAAATGGAGAAAAAGTGTGAAAAGAGTAAACTATCTGAACAACAAGGACCTATTGGCAGAGATACACAAATCAAAAAGCAGTTATTGCAGTTTTGTAGACCAAGACTACCATCAATTTGACATTATTTTACCCAGCATTGATAAAATTAACGTTAGAACCATTGCAGAAGCAAAAAGAAACAAAGCAAAAAGATTAGGTGATGCGGACTATGCCGCACGTAAAGAAGCAGGCGAAAAAGTAAAACAAGCAGACTGTGCTATAGACTATAGAAAAATTACAAAAGAAGAACTAATTTTCCGTATTATGACATTTGATCATATTCCGGAAGAAAAAGGACGTAAGAAAAATCCTAAAACAGTAGCAGATACAAAAGTAAAATTAAATTTTCCACCGTTCCAACACTTCAAGTTTGATGATAACGATAACTTGATTTGTGTGGGCAAAAGCCACTGGGAAGGTGGCATGGAAAATGGTGCATTTAACTTGAGAGCAGGCAAAGCAACTGAAAAACTTGCTCGTATGTGGATGAAATTATGTGATCGTTATGCAACAAGAGGTAATGTAAGAGGCTATACCTACAATGATGAAATGCGTGGTCAAGCAATTCTACAACTTACCCAAATTGGCTTGCAATTTGACGAATCAAAGTCACAAAACCCGTTTGCATACTACACAGCGGCCGTTACAAATTCGTTCGTAAGAGTCATTAATATTGAAAAACGTAATCAAAATATACGTGATGACATACTTGAAATGAACGATATGACTCCGAGTTACACTCGTCAAAGCCAAGGGGAATGGGAAAGACAAGTTGAAGAACAAAGAGCAAAAATGGCTAAGGGCGAATAAGTTCTTGACTTTATTAAATTTTTGTTGTAAAATATTAAGACAGTAAAAATAGAGGTATTATTTTGTTTAAAAAATGTGCAGTATTTACAGACATTCACTTTGGGTTAAAATCTAACTCAAAGGCGCACAACGAAGACTGTGAAGAATTTATTGATTGGTATATTGAAAAAGCCAAAGAACATGGATGTGAAACAGGCATCTTTATGGGCGATTGGCATCATAACAGAAACAGTTTGAATATTGTTACTATGGATTATTCAATCCGTAGTCTTGAAAAACTTGGAAAAGCATTTGAACAGTTCTTTTACTTTCCAGGCAATCACGATCTGTATTACAAAGATAAAAGAGATATTCAAAGTGTAGAGTTTGCAAAACATATTGAAGGTATTACTGTTGTTGACGAAATTACAACCATTGGCGATAGCACTATGGTTCCGTGGTTAGTTGGTGAAGAATGGAAAAAGATTCCTAAGATCAAAAGCAAATATATGTTTGGTCACTTTGAACTTCCAAACTTTTATATGAATGCTATGGTACAAATGCCTGAAACAGGCGAACTACAATCAAAACATTTTGTACATCAGGACTATGTGTTTAGTGGACACTTCCATAAAAGACAAACACAAGGTAATGTAACATATATTGGTAATGCATTTCCGCACAACTATGCAGATGCTTGGGACGACAAGCGTGGTATGATGATTCTCGAACATGGTGGAGAACCTCAATATCTTGATTGGGAAGGTTGTCCTAAGTATAGAACTGTAAAACTTAGCCAACTAATTGATCAAAAAGATACATTGATGAAAGAAAAAATGTATCTTAGAGTAACACTTGATATTAATATTAGTTACGAAGAAGCAAGTTTTATCAAAGAAGAATTCCAACGTCAGTTTAATTGTCGCGAAATTACACTTATTCCAAGTTTACAAGATGATCAAATTAACACTGACATCGATATTACTAAATTTGAAAGCGTTGACCAGATTGTAGCAGAAGAAATTAACGCTATCGAAAGTGAAAACTACAACAAACAAACACTGCTAAACATTTATAACGAGTTATAGAATATGTTGATCAAAGATTTAACCGTAAAAAACTTTATGAGCGTTGGTAATCAAACGCAGGCTGTTGATTTCAGCAATAGACAACTTACACTTGTCCTTGGAGAGAATCTTGATCAAGGAGGCGATGATAGTGGCTCCCGAAACGGAACTGGTAAGACCACTATCATTAATGCCCTTTCATATGCATTGTATGGACAAGCACTAACTAACATTCGTAGAAACAACCTAATTAATAAAACTAACGGCAAAGGAATGTTAGTTACACTTAATTTTGAAAAGAATGGTACAAAATATAGAATTGAAAGAGGTCGAGGACCTAATGTACTAAAGTTTTTTATTAACGAAGAAGAAAAAGAAATTACAGACGAGTCGCAAGGCGATTCAAGAGAAACACAAAAAGAAATTGACGACTTGTTACAAATGAGTCACGATATGTTTAAGCATTTGGTTGCACTAAACACATATACCGAACCATTCTTAAGTTTAAAACCAAATGATCAACGTGCTATTATTGAACAATTACTTGGTATTACTATACTTTCTGAAAAAGCAGAACAATTAAAAGTAAAACAAAAAGAAACACGTGACGGTATTACAGAAGAAACTGCAAGAATAAACGGTATTCAAACTGCAAATGAAAAAGTTGCAGAAACTATTGAAAGTTTGAAAGTAAAATCAAGTGCATGGCGTCAACAAAATGCCAAAGACTGCGAACGTTTGCAAAACGGCATTGACGAATTAGAACACCTGGACATTGAAACAGAACTTGCAAATCACGAATTGCTATCTAAATGGTCCGAAAACGACAAACACAAACGCAATTTAGAAAAAGAACGTGCTACACTTGAAAGTGCATTAAGTCAAACAGACAGACAGATTGATAAACTTACAAAAGACTTAGAAGGTTTGAATGATGCAAAGTGTCATGCTTGTGGACAAGACTTACACGAAGATAAAAAACACGAAATTGAATCTAAACTTCAAGAAGAATATGGCGAAACCATGTCATATCTATTTGAAATTAACACAAAGTTTGAAAAGGTTCAAACTAAACTTTCTGAATTAGGTGATTTAGATTCTAAACCAACTACATTTTATGAAACTGCAAAAGAAGCATATGATCATAGAAGCAATGTTGAGAATCTAAAACAAGCATTAAAATCAAAAGAAACAGAAAGCGATCCTTATGTAGATCAAATTGAAGAACTTGAGAACACTGCTATTCAAGAAGTAAACTGGGACAAAGTTAACGAACTAACTGTAGAGCAAGAACATCAAGCGTTCTTATATAAACTGTTGACAAACAAAGATTCGTTTATTCGTAAGAAAATTATTGAACAAAATCTTGCATATCTTAACAATAGACTCACATACTATCTTGATAAAATTGGATTGCCGCATACTGTTGTATTCCAAAACGATCTTACAGTTATGATTACACAACTTGGACAGGATTTAGACTTTGATAACTTGTCAAGAGGTGAACGTAACAGATTAATCTTAGGATTAAGTTTTGCATTCCGTGATGTATGGGAAAGTTTATATCAAAACATTAACTTGTTGTTTGTTGATGAACTTATTGACAGCGGAATGGACACAGCAGGTGTAGAACACAGTTTGGCTATTCTTAAGAAAATGGGTAGAGAACGTAAAAAGAACATTTATTTGATCTCGCACAAAGACGAATTGCAAGGTCGTGTTAATAATGTACTTAAGGTTGTAAAAGAAAACGGCTTTACCAGTTATGCAAACGACATTGATGTAGTACAATGAGCATACAAGACGACACTCACGACAAATTAACAAAAGCATATTTGGAATATTTCAAAGCAAATGAACGTTTTGAAAAAAATCGTGGTGTCAGAACCATGCAGGAAACTCGGAAGTGGCTCAGAGAAATACGTACACTTGCTAAAATACGTATGGAAGAAGTAAAAAACACTTACGATTCCAAAAAAGACACCAAGGCAGAGTAGGCTCGGGTAAGTATCCATATGCAATGGACTTACAAAGGACAAGAAGTAACAGAAATACCAGAAGGCATAGAAGGCTTTGTTTACCTTATAACCAATTTAACAAACAATCGTAAGTACGTAGGCAAAAAACTCGCAAAATTCAAAAAAACTCGCCCACCACTCAAAGGCAGAAAAAACAAAAGACGTGAAAAAGTAGAATCAGACTGGAGAGACTATTGGGGATCTTCAGAACATTTACTTGAAGATGTACAAAACATAGGCCCAGAAAAGTTTACACGAGAAATTTTACACTACTGTGAAAGCAAAGGCGTACTAAGTTATCTTGAAGCCAAAGAACAATTCGACAGACGTGTCTTAGAAACTGACGAATACTACAACGGCATTATTAATGTGCGTGTAGGTAGTAGCAAAGTTTTAAAAGAAGCGTTGAAAAAAATAAAATAGGCAAGAAATAGCAACACTGTTTGGTCGGGGAACCTCGACTCACCTTGAGGATGCTTACGAAAGTAATGTGCATTCAGATACTGGTGCGTTGCAAGGACAATGCTAACTACAGGCATAAAAGATGTGTGCTCTGTGAAAAAGATACAACACACAGGTAAGTGATTTCGACTGTTTGGGATCAACTGCCTTCCGCGGATATTGCGAATGCTGAAGTAGGGGGTTGACGGTCTGCCGCCTCCGCACATATTATATGTAATCTTCTTAAACAGAATGGCGATGCTAACTCACATGATGTGAAGCCAAATTTTTAATTCGTCCGGCAACGGGCGAATTGTGGCTCAACTATCTACATGATGCTAAATTGCTTCGCAATTATTGTTTAAGATAATGTGTTTGAGCGATAGCGAAAACAAGATGTGCTTTAGCACATCTACTAAAACTTACCACTTACGTCTTTAAGATAATCATTAGGACGTAATTTTACTTCGGTATTAATCTGATTTTCAGTTCCGGTATTATGTTTAGCGGTTATTTCACTATCACGTGTAAAATAAAATCCTAACGATTCTGCTTTTTCCATAAAATTTAGAAACGCTGATTCTAATTCAACAACTTCTTTTTTATTCATGTATTAATCATACAAGTCTGGATCCCTGCCTAAACCTTTTGGTCTTTGCGGGTGTACTTCCAGTACTTCGTATTCCTCGTGGGGGTTGTTAAGTTGGAGTTGCGAGATAATATCATAGGCTTCGGCCTCATTTCCGGCTTTGGTGATATCTTTCTTAGCAACCACTATATAATTGTTTGTAGTCATCGTAGAAATATTTAATATTAGTTATAAGAAATAAATAGTAATACATAACAAACAAGGACTTTATAATGAAAGTATCGCAAATTGTAGTGGAATCCAAAAAACAAACCACAAATGAAGCACCTGTAGGCAAAATTAAACAGGGTTTAACCAAGTTTGGCGCTAAAGCGGCGGCTAAATTAGGTGCCAAAGACACTGCGTTAGGACTGGCTGGTCAAGCAGATACGGGTGATGAAGCAAACAAATTGCGTGGAGAATTTCAAAATTACATGGGATCTACAGGACAAGCAATGAAAAACATCGAAACCGGTGAACTTATTGCTTGGCTAAAGTCTAAAAAATATCCTACAGATAAAGTCCAACCACAAACAGGACAGATTAATAAAAAACAATTAGATAAAATTCTTTTACAGGTAGTTCAGGATAACAAAAGAGTGTCAAGCGGAGCAGGTAGTACTGCACAACCAGCGGCTGGCGCAGGTGCTGGCGCATCTCAAGGAGCAGGCGCCAATGCAAAACAAGGAACTACTGATACAGGAGCAGTTAATAAAGCAACAGCAACAGGTAGTTCAACAGCACCAGATGGCAAAGCACCTCCAACAGGTAATGGTAGTGCAGGCGGTCCGGCTACTGAGATTCCACCAAACATTCAAGCACAACTTGATTTATTAAATGATCCTGATAAAAAACGATTGGCGGCGTTACTATAATGAAACTATACGAACTTAATACACCAAACAATAGAACTTCACAAATCTTAACAGAAGGTTATCAAGACCTAACTGAAACACAAAAGATTTATCTTAACAGATGGGAACGTGAACTTTGGCCTTTACTTGAAGAGTATACAAAACTTGCTGAAGCAGAACTAACTGCTGATCAAATTCAAGATATCTTCAAAGGTGCTGAAGAACGTGCAATGGCCGGTGGCAACAATAAAACCATTGCAGGCAAAGTAGGTTCGGGTGTGGCGGCGGCCGCAAAACTTCCAGTTGACATTGCCAAGAAGGTTGATGCTAAAATCAACGAACTTGGTAGACTTGCACAAAACGCTGGACCAGTTAAAAATGCAGATGCTAAGTTTGAAGAACTTAAAAAGAAAATTAGTGCAGAAAATTCAGATTCAAAAATTGTACAAGGCATACAAAAAGTAAGTGACTGGGCAAAAGAAAATCCAGGCAAGGCAAGTATTGCTGTAGGTATCTTAACAACCATTGCGGCGTTTGCAGGTGGTCCTGCAGGTGGTGCCGCGGCTGGTTTGATACTACGTGCTTCAAAAGATTTACTACAAGGCGAGAAATTATCAACAGCAGTTGGTAAGTCAGTTAAAACAGCGGCATATGGTGCTCTTGCTGGTTTAGCAATTCAAGGCTTAACTGACAACATGGTTGATAACATTGCAATGGGTAGTGAAGCAGAAGCAGATGCTATGATGGATCAATTCCAAAAAGCCAACTTCACTGCGGCAGTAGATAAAGCAGTAGCAGATGCAGGATTTGAAGCAGGCGTACTTGATGGTGCTCAAAACTTACAAATGACCGGTAATATTAATGCATTTAATTACAACTACGATTTAACAATGACTGCTGATCAAGTTGCACAATACAAAGCATTGTCCGATGCGGCGGCGAGTGCAGAAGCATTTAGCCCAGAATACTACAAAGCGGCAGGAGAATTACACGGATTTTTATCAGCGACACAAGATCAAAATGAAAGTCTAACTGCTCTTGCAAAAACAGTAGCAGATATTCCAAGAGATATGCTAACAGGCGATCAACTTGATGCGGCTATTGCGGTACTTGACAATGCTGATGCGGCAATTGAAAAGATTATGGACGTAGGCGGTGGCGCGGCGGCCGCGGCACAAGGTGCTCTTGCAACAGTCGACGACAATGCAAAGAACAAGGTTAATGCTAAACCGATTGATCCGGAAGAAAAGAAACAACTTGAATTAAGTTTAAAAGGTGGAGAAGATGCTCCAGCAGATGATAAAGTTGCAGTGCGTGGTACTGAGTCAATTGACTACGAAACATCATACAAATATTTGTTAGAACAATATATTGCAGAAGCAGATCCGGCACAACAAGAATTACCATTAGACAATCCTAACACAGCAGGTGCAAAACTTAAAAAAGGTTTAGGCAATCTTGCAAGTAAAGTAGGTGGAGCAGTAAAAGGTGCGGCAGGCAAAGCGGCCGCAGGCGTTAAACAAGCCGCTAAGGATATCGGAAACAAAGTAACTGCAAACAAACTTAACAAAGCATGGAAAGCGGCAGGCGAACCTACAGACGCAGGAAGTATTTCAAACATTCTTGCAGACGCAGGAATGACAAACGATGATATTTCAGCACTTGCACAAGAGAAAAAAGTAGATTTACCAGCGTCATCAACAGCACCAAAAGCAGATGCAGGAGCAGATGCAGGAGCACCAGAAGGTGGTGATACAGCAACAGCACAAGGTGGCACAGGTGCACAAGATAACGCACAAGGTGGCACAGATACTAAAGCAGGCGCAGATGGCGGTTCTAAAGCGGATACAGCGTCAACAAGCGGTGGTCAAAGCGGTGGCGCTACTGCTGGAGCAAAAGGCGAAAGACGTGCTTCTAAAGACGAAATTGCTAAGTGGGTTAAGAAAGATGCCGCACTTGTAGATAAAAATCCTGCAATGGATGGACCAATTGAAGCAGATAGAGACGGACGCAACATTGGACTTATTAGACAGTCAAATGGTGTAGATCAAATTTGTATACGAATACAATAAATAAATATGCAAACAGCAAAAGCCGCAAGTGCTGACTCACCAGGACTTGGTAGACCAGATCTTGAAGAACTTGCTAAAGAAATTCAAAAAGCAAATGTTGCTAAACTTGTTAAAGATCAACTAACATCACCAGGTGTTAAAGCAAAAACTAAAGATGCTCAAGTAACAAAACAATTAAAATCGAAAGCGGCAACAGCGGCAACTGCACCAGCACCGAGCGGTGCGAAAGCAGGAACAAGATTCCAAGACACTTCAAAACAAGGCGCTACCATTCAGTAATTAAAAGAATGGTAGTCCTGATTTCTTAGTTGTTTCAAGATTATCGTCGATAACTTTTTTTACAATTTCACGATCTTCTGGACCAAATTCATATGCTTCAGTCAATGTTACGCCGCCTCGCATATACCAAACAATTTTTAGAAGGTCATGTTTGATTTGCTTAGACTCATCTTCAAGGCGTTTAGTTTCCTTTAAGATTTGGTCAAGAGGCAGACGTGCTATCGACGTGCGAAAAAATTTGATTGATCAAACGAGATAGGTACTTCAAATTTTTCTGGAGCACCTGCTTTACGTTCCTCTTCATCAGTAATCACTGTAAGTGGCTTGATGTTAAACTCGTTCTTCATTTTTTCAAGATGTTCTTTTACAGCCTCAAAAATTTCACCATCTGTTCCTTCAAAGAAATCTCTAATATGATTTACATTGGTAACTGGTTCTTCATTTTGAAACTGTACACTAACAACCTGTTGAACAACCATCTCTAAGTTGTGTTGTGTTAGTTTTTGAAAACTAACATTAAACTTCGCTAACTTTTCTTCTTCATTAAGTTCAGAGTCGTCAATTGATTTAACCATCCTCTGTTCTTCAAATGCTTTTAAAGCCGCTTGGGTAAACTGTAGATAGTTACTTGGCCTTAACACAAATGTAAAACCATGACTATGAATGCGGTCTTCCCACACTCTTGTTTGCATAGTATCTAAAAGTTCAACTAAGTTAACCTGATATTCTTTTTCAATCTTTGTATTTGGAATTTCAGTACTAATTGTTAATGTTTCTCCGTAGGTTGCAATTCTAATTGCAACAAGGATTGCATCAAGATCCAAACTTGGAATTGCAAAACCATCTTTAATTGCTGGAATACAACTCTTAATCATATTAACAGTTGATTGACCGTTAATAAGTGCGTCTGGAGTTTTCAAGACCAATTCGTCTTTTGCGGTCATTGAATAGACTGGCAACTCACCGTTTTCAGGCATATCAATTGAACCTTCCGGCCAGTACTTGCCGCCTGTAGGCAATCTAAGATAGATCTTAGGCTGTCTAAAGTGTTTTGCCAGCGGGTTTTGACCTTGAGGCTGAATTGGTATAGGGCCTCGTGGTGTATTATTTTCTGCCATTTTTTTCTCCTGCTAAATAGTATTAGCACATATATTTATAGTGTATAATAAAGTGAGTACTTAATTAATGGCAGTTCAGGTAGATATACCAGGGTTTGGAGTCGTAGAAGCAAAAAACGCGGCCGAAGAATCAACAATGAAGGAAATACTTCGTGCCTTACAAGGCAAGGGGAGTAGTTCTGGCGGCGGCGCAGGCGGTGCCGGAGGTGGCGCAGGCGGCGGCGCACAAGGCGGTTTTGCTGGCATTATGCAAAAAGCAACAAAAAGCACAGGAAAATACACTGACGAAATAAACAACACAACAACTGCACTACAAGATTTTGGAAATGGTCTAAAACTGATAGGCGGTATGGTTAGCGGCGCATTTGGAATGGCCGCTACAAGTGCCCAAGGGTTAGCAATGGAATTAATTTCCGGCGGTAACAGAATGTCAGACTTTCTTCAGCATATTCCTATTGTTGGAAATGCACTTGGTGGATTAACAAGTATGTTAGAAGGACAGGTTGATAATTTTAGAGACTTATCAGAAGTTGGTGCAGGTTTTGGTAACAGCGTTTTAGGATTAACCAGAGCGGCAACTGATGCTGGTATGGGTGTAGCACAGTTTACAGAATTTGTAGGACAAAATTCACAAAACATGATGTTGTTAGGAGGCACAACTACAGAAGGTGCAAAACAGTTTGGATTACTAACAAGACAGATAAGAAATAGTAACAAAGATTTCCAAGGCATGGGTTTTACTTTTGAGGCTCTTAACGAACACACTGTAGAATACATGGATCAGTTAGCAATGCAAGGCAGACTATCTGGCATGAGTCAAGCAGAACTTAGAAAAGGTTCTGAAGATTACTTAATGCAGATTGACAGACTTGCAAAAGTTACAGGTAAATCACGTAAAGAAGCAGAAGCATTACTTAAGAAACAAGCGGCAGAAGCAAACGTACAAGTTATGGCAAGTAAACTGTCAGGTAAGGCTTTAGAAAACTTTCAAAGTAATATTGCGTTTGTGGATTCAGAACTTCCTGGCTTTAGTAACGCAATCAAAGACATGGCAGACGGTGTAGCACAAACACCACTTGCACAAAAACTTGCGGCAACAATTCCAGGATTCCAAGACTTGCAAGTACAAATGGCCAACGGTAGTTTAAGCCAAGAAGAATATGCCAAGAAGATGGCGGCGTTTGGTCCACAGATTAACGACTTTGTTAAATCGATGGATCCTGCTATGGTTCAATCATTAATGGGCAAAGACGGCTTTGGCGAAATGATGAGCGGTATGGCAGAATATAACAAGTTCTCTACCAAGTATCGAAATGCTGATTTCAAAAAAATGGAAGAAGAACAAAAAGAACGCGACAAGATGACCAGCCAACTTGCAAACTTTGAAACAAAGATTGCTGAGATTAGATCAAAAATTATGAAAGCCTTGCTCGACAGCGGTGTTCTTGATAAATTAGGCGACAAGTTTGGTGATTTACTTAAATGGTTTACTGATAACGGTGAAGGTTTAACAGATTCTATTGGCAAGGTAATGGAAGATGCCCTTGTATATATTGACGAGTTTGCAGGGTTCTTGAAAGATGCTTGGAAAGCGGCTGATGGTGATTTGGGTAAATTCTTTTCAACAATCTGGGAAGAAAAACTTGCTCCAGCATTGTCAAGAGCGATGGAAAAGATTGGTACAATTTTTGGAAGTTGGTTTGGAGATTTCTTTACTAAACACATTGGAAAATTAATTGCTGGTACTATCGGAGCCTTAGCAGGAATAGTTGTAACCAAACTCGTTGTTGGATTGTTAGGCACTATTGTAGGAGCCATAGTGGGTCCAATTATAGCACCATTCCTTGCAATTGGTTTAGCACTGGCGGCAATCTTTGGTTGGGAAACAATCAAAAGTTGGGTAGGTGAAGCATTAGATATGATGTTCTTTGTTTTTGAAAAAATAGGTGATATGTTTAAATGGATATGGGGTAAAGTAGAACCAATAGTCAGCGGCTTATGGAGTGTAATAGGAACTATGTTTGGTTGGATTGGAGATATATTTTCTTGGATCTATGACAAGGTTAAAACTCCAATTAATACAATATACAATGTTATCAGTGGAATGTTTGGATGGATTGGTGAGACTGTAGATTGGATTTGGGGTAAAATTAAAGCATTGAATCCATTTAGTTGGTTTGGTGGTGACGATGACGAAGACGAAGCAGAGAAAAAAATTGCCGAAACCAAATCAGAAGTTACAGGAATTCCACTTACTGAAGACGAAAAACGTAAATTAGCAGGTTACAGTCCAGATCAAGTTACAACTGCTATGATGCCGTCGCCCACAGAAGTAGAAAAAATGGATCCTGCATTGACTCAGGCTATTGCCGGAAAAGACGGAGCGATGGCAACCGCCGATGTAAATACTATGGGCGGCGACATGAGTAGTGCTGTTGCTGAATTATTATATGAACAAAATAGACTTCTTAAAGCACAGTTATCTGCTATTAAAGGATTACAAGGTAACTTGTTGAAAGGATTAGGATAAGATATGAGTTGGAAAAGATACTTTACTAATGTACCAACTGCTGATAACAGCATGGGTACAATGAGTCCATTTAGTGGACGAGGCGGCGCAGAACCAGGTCCTGCCCGTTCTAATTATTCATCATATCTTCCAGACGTATACGTAGGTTCACCAAATCGTGTTGAACGCTATGGTCAATATAATGTAATGGATAACGACTCTGAAGTCAATGCGGCTTTGGATATTCTTGCAGAGTTTTGTTCTCAAAAAAATCCTGCTAATCACACAAGTTTTAATTTACACTTTAATAGTAAAGCAACAAACACAGAAGTTAAAATATTAAGTCAATACCTACAGCAATGGAGCAAGTTACAAAAGTTTGATACTAAGATGTTTCGTATCTTACGTAATGTATTCAAATACGGAGATGCATTCTTTGTAAGAGATCCAGAAACTAAAAAATGGTATTACATTGATCCTGCAAAAGTTTCTCGTATTATTGTAAATGAATCAGAAGGTAAAAAACCAGAACAGTATATCATTAAAGATATTAATTTTAACTTTAGAGATCAAGTAATCACTGACCCATATGTTACATCAGGAAATGTAACAGGCGGCGGCGCTTCACAACCTTCTACAGGTTATCAAAGTGGTGGCGCACAGGGTATGGTAGGAAATACTGGAACTTCACAGGCAGGTTCAAGATTCCAAACAGGACAAAGAGAATTTGCAATTGATGCAGAACACGTTGTACACCTATCACTATCAGAAGGTTTAGACAACAACTATCCATTTGGTAATTCACTGTTAGAATCAATTTTTAAAGTTTACAAACAAAAAGAATTACTTGAAGATGCTATTATCATTTATCGTACACAGAGAGCACCAGAAAGACGTGTGTTCTATATTGATGTAGGTAATATGCCATCACACTTGGCAATGCAATTTGTTGAGCGTGTTAAAACAGAAATTCATCAAAGACGTATTCCAAGTGCATCGGGCGGTTCAACAAGTGTTATTGATAGTGCGTACAATCCATTATCAACTAACGAAGACTATTTCTTTCCACAAACAGCAGAAGGACGTGGATCTAAAGTTGAAACACTACCTGGTGGTACTAACTTAGGTGAAATTGATGATTTAAAATACTTTACTAATAAACTTATTAGAGGTTTACGTATTCCAAGTTCATACTTACCAAGTGCGGCACAGGATGAAGGACAAAGTCAATACAACGATGGTAGAGTTGGTACAGCATACATTCAAGAACTACGCTTTAACAAGTACTGTGAACGTTTACAAAACCTTGTTACAGAAGAATTTAACCAAGAATTTAAACGTTATTTGTTAGAAAAAGGTGTTAATATTGATATTAGTATGTTTGATCTTAAGATTGAACCACCTATGAACTTTGCAAGTTACAGACAAAGTGAACTTGATAATGTACGTATTCCAACATTTACACAAATCCAAGCAATTCCGTTTTTATCAAATCGTTATGCAATGAAACGTTTCTTGGGTTTAACAGAAGAAGAGATTGCAGAGAACGAACGTATGTGGCGTGAAGAAAATGATGAAAATCTAAAACCATTACCAACTGATGCCGCAGGCGAAATGCGTGGCGTTGGTATTAGTGGTGCAGGAATGGATGCAGACATGGGCGGCATGGAAGACGTTGATCCTGAAGCAGAACCAGCACCAGTTGATGGCGGTACAGGCGCGGCACCTGATACAACAACAGGTGCACCACCAGCAGGCGGTGGAGAAGCACCTCCAGCACAATAGGACTAAATAGTAATATGATATTGAGAGAATTATTTTATTTTGACAAAGAAACTTTAGAGCCGGTCGAGGACAAGTCCTACGATCCGCAAGATGATGAGTCTGTAATCAAAGTAGATGATACTCGCAAAACAAGACTAACACTCCGTCAGATCAATAAAGCACGTAGAGCATCAGAATTTCACAATGAAGAAAATCAAAAAGAACTTCATTTTGTAAGACAGATGTACGGGATTGCATCACAACCTGAAGTATAACGGAGTTTAACAAGTGTCTACAGCATTTGTTGTTGGTAACGGAACCAGCAGAAGACCAATAGACTTACACCCCTTAAAAAACATCGGACAAATTTACGGTTGTAACGCTCTTTACAGAGAGTTTGAACCTGATCATCTTGTTGCTGTTGATGCTAAAATGATATTAGAAATAGCAAAAACAGGCTGGCAAAAGACACATAAAGTATATACAAACCACAATAAAATGTTTGCAGATATACAAAATCTTAAAATTCTAAATCCGTCTAAAGGATGGAGTTCGGGTCCTACAGCATTGGACTTAGCAACAGAACACGGCAATGAAACAATGTATATTTTAGGGTTTGATTTTAAAGGAACTACAGGTACAGGTAAAGCAGGAGACCTTGTAAATAACCTATATGCAGGCACTTTTAACTACAAAAGACCAACAGATCCTGCAACATACTTTGGTAACTGGGAACGCCAAGTTGGCATTATATTGCAAAGAAATAGCAAAAAAAGATATATAAGAGTAGTAGAAGAAGGAGATATTTTCGTACCTAAAAGTTTACAAAAATTCTCAAACCTAACACATATTACAGTTGAAGAGTTCAAAAGAAACTTCAACTAATCACATTCGGGTTTCAAAATCCTGCGTTTTGAGCCTGTTTTCCGCGTATATTTCCAATTATATGTAAATATTATTGACAGCCTTACCATATATAAAACATTACAGGAGGTACCAAAATGGCAGATCGTAACAAATTCGAGGAAATGCTCGAAAAATTAGTTAACGAAGATCGCAAAGGTGCAGAAGAACTGTTCCACGAGATCGTAGTTGAAAAATCAAGAACAATTTATGAAAATCTACTTGAAGATGACATGGAAGACTTAGATGTTAAAGAGTCTGACAAGGACGAAGAAGTAGATGAAGCATCAAAAAATGATGACGAAGAAACTAACGAAGCAACTGATGAAGACGAAAAAACTGACGAGTCAAAAGACGAGGAAGTAGACGAAGCAAAAGATGAAGAAGTTGACGAAACAAAAGACGAAGAAGTTGACGAAGCATCAGACGAAGAAGTTGCTGAAGAAATTCCAACAGAATTAACACCAGAAGGTGATGA